ATGACCGATGAAGAACTAAGAAAATTTTGTTTAGAGCAAGCTGTTTTAATTTCAATCAATAAGAAATCGCTAAACGAATTTGGACGTATATCTGAATCAATTTCATTATTTGATTTGTCTAATATGATTTTTCAATATATCAAATCGGGTGCAAAACCGACAGTTAAAATCAGCGTTTCAATTGATTGATTCTGGGATTAATAGTGTTTATTTCCGATTAATACAAAAGTCATATATGATTCTTTCATAAGGAACATCTCCTTTATACAGAAAGCCATACTCCCCGTAAGGTATATCAGAGTCAACTATGACTTTAAACGCATTATTTTGCATTGGTATTGCAGTAAACGGTATTGTATCAATATTAAAGGCTCTGTATCTACTCCCTGAAAGTACCTTTTCTTTTTCCAATCTTAATGCCCTGTTTTTATTTGTTCTAAACAAACGAACAAGTATAAAATCATTAGGCGTAATGCCATATATAAAAGGATAATTTCTTATCATCATTCCAACTTCCTTCGCATTCAACATCCGATCTTTGGTTTCATCTATAAAAAAAAAGAAAAACTCTGGCCTCTGATTATCTGTGACCGTTTTAGATTCAGTACTCCTAAGGCTTAAGGATATACTTGGTTTTTCCCACCCAATCAGGTCTAAATTATTCTTTCCATCTGCAAACGCCGAAGGAGGAATCATGCTTATCTCCCCTGCCTTTCCTCGAAGATATAATCCCAATTTAATATCGTCTTGTGCAAAGCATATTACAGGATAAATCAACAATAATAATACCATTACATTTTTTTTCATTGCATATTTCATGTTTAGACACAACTCTTACAATCTCAACTGTCCGACAACCAAACTAACAGAGTATATTTCACTTTTAGGTATCTTAAATTCAGGATACTTTTCAGAAAACTCCGAAACACATAATATCGCATCATCGGCATCATAAATTCTTTTTATAACGATCCCTTGCGCCGTATCCAACACATGAACCCGCCCCCATTGTATAAAGTTTGAATTTTTAATAAACAGGCAAGCGACTTCATCGCCAGAATTATATGCAGGTGTCATACTGTCGCCTTGTACTTGAATGGTAAAATCGTATTTAGGGAATGCTTTTACCAAAGGAATTTGTTCGCATTGGCTCTTTGTAACTCCTTCCATTGCTATAGAAATAGCCCCCGCCGCGGCTGTATATGGGATTCTTGGACGTGTTTCTTCAACATATTTAGTAACATCACCTTTGCGTTTCATATCTCCTTTTCCTGTAAAAAACCATTCTACAGAAACTGGAAATTCTGCAATTGCAGAATATATTAATTGCAGAATATCAATATTCGGACTACTTTGCCTTTCTCCTAATATTGAAGACATTGTACCTATCGGTACTCCCGATTTTCTACAAAGCTCTGATCTATTACCATCAAAAAGCTCATTTACAACTATTTGTATTCTTTCATTTATTGTAGTCATAGCACATAATTATTTAGAAATAATCTAAATTACTTCAATTGCATAAAATTAATACGTTTAAATTTTAATGTTTACGCAATTGCGTATATCTTTGTCGCATCAAAGTTAATCAATCAATCAAGAAATAACAAATTAAATAGATAGAATTATGAAAGCAATCATTGACTATAAAAGAGTAAATAGCGAATTAACCGGTGCAATCATGGTAAATGAATACAATGGCAATCTTAGCTACATCGCAGTAACAGCATCTTCAAGTAAAACATTCAAATCGATGAAGGGCGCTGAAAAATACATGGCCAAATTCAATTACGCAAAATAGTAAAAACAAATAATAAGTAAAACAATGGAAACATCAACACCAATTAAGCCGACTCTTCTTGAAATGGAGATCGGAGCAAAAGTAGCCTTCCCTAAAGATCGAAGAAAGTCAGTAAGAACTACAGCATCAGACATTAAAACGGATGAAGGCAAAGTGTTTACGACTTGGATTGAAGACGATAAACTATTTGTGAAACGCAATAAATAATAGAGTTATGTTAGACAGGTATCAAGAAATATTGCAAGCAGCTAAAGACATAACATTTAGCAAACGCACCGCTCAAAAACTTGTAGGTGGGCAAAGGAGACTTGAAAGGCTTGTTGCTCAAAACAAAATCAGGGCACTTAAAACTACACCAGCGCAAAACGGACGATGGGAGTGTAATGCAGCCGACGTTTTAAGACACACAGTGCTAACCACTAAATACGCCTCAGTATGTTAACTCCTAAACAGTCCCCTTTCGCCCTAATCGGCATGTTTCTCGCCTGTTTGCTTGCAGAAGGCGAACCGGAACCGGGTAAATTAATCATCGCACTTCTGGCCGTAATTGTAACGGTACTGTATGTGATAGTATGTAACGAAGTAAATCAACGCAGAAATGAAAAGAGAAAATCTGAATTGTATCGGTAATTGCCGCCTCTGTTCCGTTCTGGGCGAATGCCCGGCCGATCATGTTCATTGCGAAGATTGCGGAACCGAAATAGAAACGGGCGAAGGTATTGAAGTCGAAGTTGAAGCGGTGCAGAACGGCCGACACGGTACGAAAATGATAACGGTATGTCCGGGCTGCTTCGCGGAGTACTATCAGGGAGATGAAACGATAGGGTTTGATTAAAAACGAGTGAAAAAGGATGAAAACTATAGAATTATTTAATGACCATTTCCAAAATTATAAAGTATACGGGATTCCCAAAGCGCAATTAATTATTGCAGATGTGCCCTACAATCTTGGAAACAACGCTTACGCCTCCAATCCTTCTTGGTATGTCGATGGCGATAACAAGAATGGCGAAAGCGATCTGGCTGGCAAAGAGTTCTTTGATACAGATAAAGACTTTAGACCCGCAGAGTTTATGCACTTCTGTAGCCAAATGTTGATGAAAGAACCGAAGGAGAAGAGCAAGGCTCCCTGTATGATTATCTTCTGTGAATTTGAAGATCAGTTCAGATACATTGAACTCGGGAAACGTTACGGGCTGAATAATTACATAAACCTTGTGTTTAGAAAAGACTTCTCCGCACAAGTCTTAAAGGCAAACATGAAGATTGTCGGCAACTGTGAGTATGGTTTGCTTTTATATAGAGACAAACTCCCTAAGTTCAACAATGACGGACGAATGATATTCAACTGCTTCGACTGGGTGCGGGACGGTGAGACTCCCAAGGTGCACCCAACGCAAAAGCCGGTACCGCTACTTCGTAGATTGATAGAAATATTCACCGACAAGGGTGATGTAGTCATAGATCCGTGTGCCGGTAGTGGCTCTACTTTGTTAGCCTCTGCCCAATTAGGACGTAAAGCATACGGATTTGAAATAAAGAAAGATTTCTTTAGAGAGGCTAATAAGTTGGTTTTATCCCGAGTCCAACAATCGTTATTTTAACCTTTAACTCCATAAAAATAAATCAATTATGACACACTGGAAAACCCAATTTAATTACCCATATCTGGGCGCTCACAGCCTTCCGGAAGGCAAAGATTTAATCCTTACTATCCGAGAAATGAAGCGCGAAGAAGTGACCGGGGAAAACGGTAAGAAAGATATGTGCTTAATCGCATATTTTCACGAGAATGTCAAACCGATGGTAGTTAACAAAACCAACTGTAAAACATTGGAGAAACTGTTTAAAACGCCAGATATTGAGCAATGGATCAATAAGGCTATGCAAGTCGGCTCCGCTCGTGTAAATGTAAAAGGAGAAATGGTAGATGCACTTCGTATCAGACCATTTGCGCCGAAACTGGATGATACCAGATCAACCGTTGAAACCGGCTCCGCAATCTGGAACAACATTATAGACGGTTTAAAAGGCGGCTATACAGTAAATCAGGTTATCGCTAAGTACAAACTAACCAAAGAACAAATAAAAGAATTACAGAAACATGAAATCCATTAGAATAAAACGGGCAACAACTTGTGGTGTCAGGGTTTGCGAAGGTGAATTATTTGAGGCGCATGGCTTTCAGTTCTGTATAACAAATAGTTTTGATCCGGTTATCTATTATGCCATCGAAGTAACCTCCGGTATGTCTGCATGTAAGCGGTTTACATTTTATTTTGAGAATGAATACGCTTGCATTAAAGCTGTAAAGCAATGGATTGTACAGAATGGAGCACTTTTCGATAATAATTTGCTTGATCGTAGTAAAAAGGCACTGATAAAATACAATATTAAATTTCCTCTAAATAATAAAATATGAAATCCGCTGAACAAAAAGAATTTGAATGGAAAGAAAAACGGCGTGGTCTGATTACAGCCTCCGTTCTTCCTGATCTGATGAAAGCCGGCAAAGGTACGCCATTTGGCAAAGCCGCTTTAGATGTGATGTTTGCTGTTCGCTATGAACGCCGAACCGGAGTAACCCGAGAAAACGGCACAGCAAAGGCCTTCGATTGGGGGCACGAAAATGAACCGCTCGCCGTGGAATGGCTACGTACGCAGCTATTAAATGAAATCAAGTCCTGTACTACCGATTTTGAGGACATCGTATTTAACGAGCCGTTTGAAGGCTTTGGCGATTCGCCGGATGCCTATGTATATGGCTTTGATGGAAAAGTATCGGCACTGGTTGAAATTAAGTGCCCGATGTCACAAGGAAAGATCGAGTCACTACAACTGCTACAGGAAATTAACGACAAAGATGAATACTATTGGCAGTTTCTCGGGCATTTCCTCGGTCGCCCGGATATAGATACCCTATATTATGTCATCTATGACGGCTATGTAAATGACGGGCGTCTGCTTGAAATGCACCGGAGTGATCACACTGAAAACATACAGAAGTTGTATGACCGGGTACGACTGGCAAATGAAATGATAGACGAATCATTACGGAGTGGTCGGGATTTTCCGGAATGTATCGACAAGGCTAAGGAAGTTTTAGCGATAAAGGTTGAAATTGAAACATTAAAACCGAAAGCAAAAGGCAATGTCCCGGTACAAAATCAAATAACAAGGCTAAAAAAGCAATTAAAGAAATTGAAATTAGCAAGTACTGTCACAACACATTAACATAACATTTTAAAATATACAATTATGATGCACACTTGGTTTTTATGCAAAATCCGTTACGAGAAAATAGACTCAGACGGAGTTAACAAAAAAGTTACTGAACCCTATTTAGTCGATGCACTCAGCTTCACCGAAGCGGAAGCACGTATTATCGAAGAAACAACACCATTTATCACTGGCGAATTTACCGTTACCGATATAAAACGCGCCAATTATAGCGAACTCTTTCCATCTGATGAAGAAGCGGCCGATAAATGGTATGCCGGACGACTTGCTTTCGTTGTGCTGGATGAAAAGACCGCAAAGGAGAAACGAACCTATACGAATGTACTTGTACAGGCCGCCGATCTCCGCGATGCTATGAAGAAAGTAGATGAAGGTATGAAAAATACCATGGCGGAATATCAATCTATTGCATTGAAAGAAACTGCAATTATGGATGTCTACCCATATCGTTCAAAGGATAAGTAACAACAAACCGGGTGAAAGTCCCGGTTAACGGAGCGTAGCTTAAAGGATAGAGCAGCGGCGCGCAGTAAAGACAGCAGTATAGGCGGTTCGATTCCGCCTCGCTCCACTACTAACTAATATTATCAAGATGGCAAAATACAACAATACTAAGTACAAAGGATACGACTCTATTCGCGAGTATAGACGGGCGCAAGAACTGAAACTGCTCGAGAAAAAGGGAATTATCTCTGATCTGCAAGAGCAGTGTAAATACGAGCTTATTCCGGCACAATACGAGTATTATGAAGTGAAGGGAGTCCGGAAGATGCTGCAGAAAAGAAAGCTATTGGAGAAGTCCCTGTCCTACTATGCCGACTTCGTTTATTATCGTGATGGCGAATTAGTGGTGGAAGATGCGAAAGGGATGAAAACGAAAGAGTATATAATCAAAAGAAAACTGATGCTTAGCATACATGGTATCAGAATAAAGGAGGTTTAATCATGGCAAAGAAAATCATTCAATCACAAAGTAAACCGGACTGCCGGAAGTGTAAGTATGGAGGTGAAGAAAAGAATTATATGTGTTACTGCTCCGCTCTGAGTGTCTTTAGATCGGTAGGCGTAAGGCCGTGCAGTTATTATGTTTCTCGATAATATGGATGGATATACGTTAATGGAACAAATGCGAAGAGCACGCAGACGCAACAGGCTTACCGCTACCGAACAAGCACTATTTTATGAATTAGTTGCAGTTTGTAATAGCGAGGGTTGGGAGGACGTTTTCAGTTGCTCAAACATTGAACTATGCTGTTCCCTCAATATCGACGAGAAAACTTTAGTTCGGGCACGGTTATCTCTAATTAATGCAGGACTGGTTTATTATAAATCGGGTAAAAGTAGAAGAGTAGTCGGTTTATATTCTTTCTCTAAAAAGTTCAAAGATGAATCGCCAAAGAAAAAGCCGACTACCGGAAAAAATACGGTAGATGTGCCAACCGAAAAGCCAACCGAAAAGAAAGGAGATACGCCAGCCGATGCGCCAACCAATATGGGAGCCAATCAGCCAGCCGATGCGCCAGACTATATTAAAACTAAAACGGAAACTAAACTAAAAGAACTCTCTCTATCTCTCGACGAGCTTTCTTTTATCTCTTTTGAGTTTTTAGATGTCTTTCTGTTGTGGCTGGAATACAAAAAAGAACGAAGAGAAAAATATAAATCTGATCGGTCTGTTAAGGCATGCTATGACAAGTTAGTCAGACTAAGCGGAAATGATGCGAATGTAGCAAATGAAATCGTTAATCAGTCTATCGCCAACAACTGGGCAGGGCTTTTTGAACTTAAAAATAATTGTAGAAATGGAAACAAGGAGCAAACAAATGATGTCGATCAAACAACTATTATCATTCGGAAGGCCGACATCTGACCCTGTGCCCGCAAAGGATCGGGCAGAATGGTTTAAAGAGTGTTGCCGTTTTGTATGCAGCAATTTTCAAATAGACAAATCAAACCGAAATGTGATGAATCAAATATTTCTGTACATGGAAAAGGACAGGTCGAAACTGGACCCGGAAAAAGGTATTTTGCTTTGTGGCCCGGTCGGAACCGGAAAATCTACCATTATGCAGATAATGAACCGATACAGATACTTTGTAAGCGGACAGGATAAAGGCGGTTATCCGATGGGAGGTTTCCGTATTGATTCTGCTTCATTCATTGCAAATAGCTTTTCTATGCGAGGCAAGGATGCACTGGAATTGTACACGTACAACAATGGCAGTCCGCGCATGATGTGCTTCGATGAATTAGGGCGTGAACCCATTCCGGCAAAATACTTCGGTACAGAGTTGAATGTAATGCAATATATCTTTCAGTGCCGATACGAGCTCAGGAAAGAAGCCTTAACGCATGCAACAACAAATCTATCAATAAAAGATTTGCAACTTAAATACGGCGCTTATATCGCTGATAGAATTAATGAAATGTTTAATGTGATCGAATTAGGAGGCAGCAGCAGACGATGACACCGATAAAAAGAAATAAGAATCCAGCAGGTGACTTTAAAAAGTCAGTAGTTCGCATAGACCTCGATGACTGGAAGCGACTCGACGCTATCAAAACTAAATACAAATTCAAAAGTATCTACGAAATCATGCAATATCTGGTAGGTGCATTTCTGAGAGTCGCCGATCCGGAACACGAAGAAAATGACGATCCCATACCGGACGAAATTACGGAAATGTTCAGCGACTTTGCGCAGGCTGAGAGGCAGTTCAACTACTCAAAGCCGAAACGGGCATTGCCGCAACACGTGAAAGACGAGAAGAACGGACAACTACGATTTAAATTTTAAATAATGATCAAGAAACCAATCAACGCAAATTATTTGCAAGATGTTCCGGAACATCATAAGCCCGTGAACGAACAGAACCGGAAGTATATCGACCGATTCGTTACAGAGAATTACGAACGCTTAAACAGCAAGTTTAAAACAGACGAAAAGATCAATTCAAGCGGATTCGGGGCACTCGACAAACTGAACGAGACACTTCTAAGGCTTTATACTGATCCGGATTTATGCTTTACGAACTGGCCGGATGCAGAACGGTATATGTCGAGCAAGTTCACTGAAAAAGAACTACGCATCCCGGTTCGGAAACCAAAGAGAGGGGATGAAGTGGAGAATTAATTTAAAACAATACAGGAATGAATAAAAAGGAGGCGGGGTGTAAATCCGCCTCCCTGTCTACTCTCAACCCTCTTCACGTATCCTTATCCGCTTGTAGAAACCAAGGTTTAAGTATGTGTAAGTTGTTGTTTTCGCTGTTACTGGGATGGGGTTCTGACAATTTTTGATACAATCTGATATTTTATTTGATAGCATCCCAGCTATTATTGATAGCAGGAATTCTTTCATAAAATGATTGTTTATTTTTAGTAACAGTATATACCTGGTAGGATTCGAACCACATATCCAATTGAAAGTTGGAGCTTAACCATTCGGCCACAGGTATAAAAACAGAAGCAAATATACATTTTTAATTGATAGAAAAAATATTATGGCAAAAATTTATGTAGCAAGTAGCTGGAGAAACTCATATCAGCAGGATGTTGTATCGTTTCTCCGAAATGAAGGTCACGAAGTGTATGATTTTACACATCCAAACAGTGACATGAATTATGGCTTTTCATGGTCGAATATTGATCCTAATTGGAAGAACTGGACCACACAGCAGTATCGGGAGGCTCTCAATCATCCGATTGCACAGAAAGGTTTTGAATTAGATTTCAATGCTATGAAATGGGCGGATGTCTGTGTTATGGTTCTTCCTTGTGGTCGGTCTGCTAATACAGAAGCCGGATGGATGAAAGGTGCAGGTAAAAGAGTTATGGTTTACTCTCCAAAGGAGCAAGAACCGGAGCTTATGTATAAGATATACGACTTCATAAGTGACAGTATGTTTAGAATCAATGATAAGATAAATAGAGTATAACAAAGCAGAAAGGAATCAAATTATGGAAAAGATGTATGTTGTAAGAAAGAGGAATGGAATACTTAATCTGTTCATCGGTGGCCATGCAATAAAATTACCTAATACATGGGGATTCACTGACGGTGCAATTGTTGTTCGTTTGGATAAAGAAGATTTTCCCAATGTGAAATGGGAAGATGATGAGCCGACGGAAGTTTTACTTGTCCAAAAGAAAAATAAATTCAAAGAATAATCCTCAAATCAAATTAGAAAGGAGCCAAACATGAAAGTAGGAGAATATTCATATTCTATACACGGACGAAATTACAGAATATGCGTGTGTGATTATTCAGACGGGAAAACACAAATATCAAGTCCCGTTCGTAACGAACCACTTTACATCGACCGAGAAGAAGCCCGGAAACGTGTATACGAGTTGAACGGCTGGAAGTATAAACCTAAAATGACAAAGCATGAATAAAGCAGAACATTACATTCAACAGACCACAACGGAACGAGTTCGTTCGCGTGGCCTGATTCGAACAGTCGCAACAGAGGCTATTCGAATACAGCGAGAAGAAACGACAGCAAATGCAGTCACAGTATTTAAACAGATGTGCCCGTCAAGAGTCAGCAAGGGTTGCGCGAATGTGACTCACAAGAAAGAAACTCAGTCAACCCGATGCGATGGGAATTGTAAGCGCATCAAGTATTTACTTGCTGGTATGAATAAGCTGGAATGAAGTATTTAATTAAACGGATTCAATGTGTATCGGGCGAAGTAACCGATACGCATTATGTGAACATTGAAACCAATAATATTGAAGCTACCAGAAAGGAACTGCACGCATGTTATCAATGCGATAGGATATTATTTAGCTATGAACAAATAAATAAAACACAATGAGCAGAAACCCATATTACATTAAAATGATCAACTCGCAGCGGTGGAAGAACCTACGTTGCGATAAACTGAGAGCTAATCCGGTTTGCGAAGTGTGCGAGGCGAACGGATTAAGTACGCTTGCAACCGAAGTACACCACAAAACCCCGGTTGAATCCGTTTCGCATGAACTCGGAATGAAACACCTTATGTTTGATCGAACGAACTTACAGAGCCTTTGCCATGCGTGCCACTCTGAGATACACCGACGCGCGTTTAGCCATTCGAAAGAAGCAATTCAGGCAAACAATAGACGGGCAACAGAGCGTTTTGCGGATAAGTTTTTGAAATGAAATTAAGAGGGTACGTCTACTTTTGACGTACCCTCTTAACTATTTATTGATCCATTCTATATTTTTTATTCCATTAGTTGGATATAATTTCGCATTTGTCGAGTCTTCCTGAACGACAATATATTTAGTACCTAGAAAAACTAATCTATGTTGTGCATCCGTTTCTATTATATCTCCATTAATAGACTCAATTTTAACAGTAGTATTATAGAAATGAGGTATTCTCTTCTTTACATCAGAGCAAAAAAATATCATGGCAATGAAAATCATTAAATGAAAAATAATATCACCTCTTCCATATTTGCAATATGCAAAGACAGCGCCTGCAATTATATAATAGATACTTGCCGCTGGATATAAGTCTAGTATAAACGAAGTTGTGACAATTATTAATATCAAAAACAATAATCCTCCCCAATAAAACAAACACCTCTTTTTAGAATATCTTCTTATATACTTACTTAAAGACTCTAAAATCTTATCTTTCCGCTCTTTTAATGAATCAAGCAGAGGGGCAGCAATTAGTGATATTCCACCAAACACAATAGAAAAAGAAATGAGTGACGGTATTAAAAAAGAAGCAAAAGTAAATTGTATATCATCCCATGTTATAATACTTGTCATATCCAAATCAAATGGCGCCAAACAATGCCAAATCATAACTAACGAGAAATAATAATACATGAAAGCGAACACACTTATAGTTGAAAGTATGTAGGAAATGTTCTTAGTATTCATTTGTGCAAGATTTATATTGTAAAATTTATTGCAAATATAAATATCTTCTTGTATATATACAAAGCGGGGTGGTCTTTTTTTGAGGGCGACAGACCGTCCAAACCCACGCCCACCAGTTTTTACACGCGCGGAGAATTTTCAAAACGAGGGGGTATCCGTTGGGGGTGACATTTTCCGTTACAATCTACGAGCTACCAAATACTTACTTAAAAAACATACGTGTAAAAAGCGCGTAAAAACATGGCAACTTTAGACGACATAACAGAAAAAATCCGTTCCGCAATGGAAGCACAAGGCACATACACCCCTGAACTTGATTTGTGTATAGAGCTTTGTGCCGGGTCTTATATGGCGTTCCGGATTGCTCTATCTGACATCTCAAAAAAGCGGATGAAATCTTTCACTAAAGAGATAACCCGCGAGAATAATGAAAAGCTGGTTGCACATCCGGCTTTTAAAACTCTGTTTGATGCGCTTGAAGCCACTCGCAAACAGTTACGCGAACTTGGTTTGACATTGCAGACCCTTGCATCAGGTGAAGCCGACGAAGTAACCGAATTAATTGACGAAGTAAACAAGGCGGATGACTATGAATAAGGAGGAACTTATACAGCTAAAGACTGCTACCGTTGACGCATTGCGCTCCGTTGATATAAACTCTTATCAGTTAGATAAAGCGGATATCCGGTTAAACACTTATATAGCCGGATGTATAGGCAACCCGGAGGCGCATAACCTTTACGAGTTACTTGCGATCCGTCGTTTCTTTTATCTGCTGGATAAATACGACTTTAGACCCGGTAAGGTCCGCCGCTTTATTGTGTTTTACGAAAAGTTGAAGTTTTCCGGCACTAAGGGGCTGACGCGATATAAGCTAACTCCGGTTCAGGTATTTCAATTCACGAACATACTCGGTTTTTATAGACCAGGGACAAATAAACGCCTGATTCGTGACGCTCTGCTATTTGTCCCTCGTAAATTCAGCAAAACGACAAGTATCGCAAGTTTGGCAGTATTCGACTTGTTGTTTGGCGATGCTAATGCACAAGCATACGTTGCCGCCAATTCCTACAATCAGGCTAAGATATGTTTTGATGAAATCCGCAACATCCTGAAAGCGTTAGACCGGAAGTTGCGACATTTTAAGATTAACAGAGAGATCATAAATAACAAAATAAAGGGCAAAACCTCTTTCGCCCGGTGTTTGGCGTCCAGTCCCGACAAACTGGATGGGCTTAATGCAAGCACGGTGATAGTAGACGAATATTCGCAAGCCGATAGCGCCGCTTTGAAGAACGTTTTAACTTCTTCAATGGGTGCACGGCTCAACCCTTTGACCATCGTAATAACAACCGCCTCAGACAAGCATACAACCCCGTTCACTGAAATGCTTTCAATATATAAAGCCATTCTACGCGGTGAGGCTGAGAACGATTCTATTTTCGCCCACATCTTTGAACCCGACATAGACGATGAAGAAGGTGATCCGGCAACGTGGTATAAAGTACAACCCCACATGGGGATCACGGTTTACGAGGACTTTTACAAGGACGCTTATCAAAAGGCGCTATATAGCGCACCTGACGCATTAGAGTTTCGCACAAAGCTCCTTAACATCTTTGCGGTCAATTCTGAAACGAAATGGATTGAGGCAAGGGAGATCGAGGAACGGTATAAGGCTATCCCTGTAGATAAGATCACAAGTCACCCGCCTACGATGGTAGGAGTTGATTTATCGGTACGTGATGACTTTTCAACTGTAACGTATAATATCTATTCCCCGGATACTAAGTCATTTCATTCCGTTACGGATTACTATTTTCCGGAAGGCGCTTTGCCCGGACACCCTAACCGGGAATTATATGAAGGATGGGTCAAGGCCGGATATTTGAAGCTATGTCCGGGCGAAGTGATTGACTACGAAATGATCGTGAATGATATTTTAGCCCGGGCAAAGTACTTGAAAATTCTCGGAATTGGATATGACCCATATAAGTCGGCTGAGTTCGTAAATCTATTATCCGCATCGGTTGGCTATGCAAATGACTACATAAGTCCGGTAAAACAGACATACGGAACGTTTACAAGTCCTATAGAATCGTTTGAACTCGCGCTGCATCGCAATAAAATAACATTTGACCCGAATCCAATAACGCCGTATTGCTTTGGTAATGCCGTTCTTGACGAAGATAGAAACATGAATAAAAAGCCGATCAAACGAACGCATAATAGTAAGATCGATTCAACGATAACGAATCTTATGACATTTTACCTGTTTAACACTTATACAAATTAAAATATGAAGATTTTCAATATTCTAACAAGACAAATACGTAGTATTTCCGAAGGTTTAGGCAATGGAAGTATTGCTCAAAATCAGGGTAACACAAATGCAAATGTACGTATAACCTCCGTTCCAGCTCAACCCGTTAATGTAAATTCGTCCGAAAAAGCAATGCAACTTGCGGCGGTATACAGATGCGTTTCCATTCTTTCCGGAACAATAGCCTCACTGCCTTTGCTGATAGAACGAAAACAAGACGGATATTTTTCTGTTGATGAACGCCACGAACTATACAAACTGCTTGTGCGCCGCCCGAATTTAAGGCAAAACTCTTATGACCTGATGCAGAATGCAGTTATACAGGTTGTGTTGGCTGGAAATGCCTACATTTTTATTCGCAGGACATGGGGAGAAATAAGCGAACTTATACTGTGTGCGCCTAATACCGTAACTTATGACAAGTTTCGCAATATATATAAGATTTGCGACCCTATCAACAGAGTAAACGGAACCTTTGAGGCTGATGATGTTATACATCTTAAAAACAAAAGTCTCGATGGAGGTTACACAGGAGTAAGTACAATCTATTACGGTTCCCGCGTACTCAGCATTGGGGGCAGCGCAGATAATCAAGCGCTCCATCTTTTTCAAAATGGAAGCAAGATAAAAGGTATTGTTTCAGGAGCCAAAGAAGGCACTCAGGGAATTGCCGGTATGACTGATACTCAGACATCAAGTGTTGCCGAACGGATCGAGAATGAATTAAATTCCGGCCGGGGTATCGTATCAGTAAGCGGCGACGCTTCTTTTCATCAGCTTTCGATAAATCCGATTGACTCTCAATTGCTGGAACAGATGAAGCACTCTATTTTAGAGATTTGCCGCATGTTCGGCGTACATCCTGATAAGGTCTTTGCCGGACAACCCACAAACTACAAAGCCTCAGAAATGGGACAAGTGTCATTCCTTACTGACACATTACTTCCTATTCTCAAACAGTTTGAGGCGGAACTCAATGTGAAGCTAATTCCTGACAGTGTATCGCATCTGTACCGTATCCGCTACGATATTGATGTTTTGTACCAAACTGATCTCGCAACGCAGATAACCTACATGAAAGGAGGCTACGAACTTGGTCTTTTTACCACAAACCATTTACGGGCAATGAAAGGATTGCCACCTGTTCCCGGTGGTGATACTGTTATGACCAGTTGCAATGTCGCCCCGATTGACAGTCCTAAAATCAGAGGTGAATCTTCCGGGGAAAATAAAAGCGAGCTACCAAATAATGAATAAAAAACATATGGTAAAAACGGTATGGAAATTAGAAGTTATACGGATATAGCATCACCCAAGATTTCGGAAGGCCGGATGATAGAAGGCTTTGCCGCCGTATTCGATCAGGAGAGCAGGCTTAATTTTGACCAGAAAACAAAGTGCTTCTTTATTGAAGTGATCGAGCGCGGCGCCATAACAGACGAGTTAATTCAATCATGTGATATAAGGGCACTGATTGAGCATAACGCACAACGGATGATAGCCCGTTCAAGATATGGAACCGGTTCTCTTTCTTTAATGGTGAATGATTACGGACTCGGATATAAGTTATCCGCTCCTAATACTCCGGATGGCGACTATGCAGTAGAAATGATTTCAAGAGGTGATTTGTACGGTTCATCATTTGCTTATTCTACAGATGACAAAAAGAACGTCACGTACAAGAAGTCGGACGGGTTACTCTATCGAATCGTTCACAAAATAGATCGAATTTCAGATATTTCGATTGTTGCCAACCCTGCCTATTATGGAACGGACGTCACTTTGCGAAGTTTAGAGGAAATAGACAGTTCACTAACAGATAATTACTACAAAGAACAAATTAATAACTTACGAAAATTTATCTAACAATGAAAAAGGAAATTAACAGAATTGCAGAAATTAAAGAAGAAATGCGCACAATGCTTGATGCGGCAGAAGTCGAAAAAAGATCACTCACCGAGGATGAATCCAAGACTTTTGCAGCTTTGAAAAATGAAAAAGATTTGCTGCAAATGAAGATCGAACGTAGAAGTCTCGATACTGAACCGGAAAGAGATCGGATTACTCCAACAAGAGCATTGTTTCCGCAAGCGGTTTACGATGTGGTATATCATAGATCACTTGATGACTATAACGGGGTTGTCACTGAGGACGGAATCAAAGTAGTTGAACGCGGTTTGACTGTGACCGATACAGCTACCGTTGCTGATATCGTGCCTGTTACAATCGGAGAAATCATTGACCCGCTGGAAAAAGGGCTTATCATTAATAAGCTGGGTATCAAAATGCAAAGCGGGCTTGTAGGAGAACTTATATTCCCCACTTTACAGGCTATTGAGGCCAGCATTGCGGGTGAAAACGCCGCAATTGGAGATACAAAACTTTCACTCGGAAAAATAAAATCCACTCCTAAGCGTGTGTCTATCTCTGTTCCGGTGTCAAAACGGGCTATCAGTCAGACTAATTACTCGCTTCAAGATGTTGTCTTGAAACAAATTTCACTGGGAAGCGCACGACTTCTGAACAAATGGATGTTTTCAGGTACACAGTTAGAAGGCGCCAGTTCCGGCCCATTCGTTAAAGACGCTTCTGTAACGTATACAGACTCCCCGTCTTTTGCTAATGTTGTCGCATTGGAAACGGCGGTTATGGCTGAGGGTGTCGATGTAACCGACGGAACTGCCGCATATGTTTGTACTCCGGCTGTTTATGGACAACTAAAATCAACTCCGATTGAAAAAGGATCACCTAAAATGATTCTTGAAGATGGTAAGATTAATGGTTATCCGGTACTTGTCACCTCCTATATGGCAACCGATACTATCGGTTTTGGTGTGTTCTCTTATGTTGCCATCGGGCAGTTTGGCGATATTGACTTAGTGATTGACCCCTATACACAAGCCAAAAGCAATATTGTAAACTTCGTGTTAAACTCAGATTATGATATTGTGACTGCGCGAAGCGAAGCTTTTGCCGTAGCAAAGAAAGCAGCTTCATCTGCCGGAGCATAACGACCAAACTAAGTATTAATCAAAGGCTGGGGCTTCGGCCTCGGCCTTCTTCATTTCTAAAAGATGAAAGAATACGTAACACTTGAAGAGTTAAAGCAACATCTTAATGTTGATTTCGACAATGACGACGCTTATATACAGGGGTTGATCATTCCGGTACAACTCAGTATCGAGGCTTATCTCAATGCCCCGATTGAATCGTTCGTTAAAGACGACCGGATAGACCCGCGAATCTGGCATGCCATTCGTATTATAGCTGCAAACTATTATGCGAACCGTGAAGATATAACTTTCGCCACGCCTAATATCATTCCTGGTCATATTGCCTTCTTACTTCAACCCTTAAAACGATATACATAATGCAGGCGGGACTATTGACAGACATTATAAGTTTTCTACATCCCCAGACGATTCGCGATGCTTTGGGCGGTACGTCTGAGAGATGGATGGAAGCTTTCAAGAAGCGTGCGTGTGTCCGGTATAAATCCGGTACGCGCAAAGAGATAAACGGCGAGGTGCTCAACACTCACACCGTCACGATCATGGTACGTTACAGCAGAGATATAAGCGAAAAAATGCGCATTGTCTACGAGGGACGTAAATACAAAATAGCCTTCATCCATCCGGATAGAAAGGCACAGTCTATAACCATCGAAGCAGAATTAATCAATGAGTAATATTGTACAAGCATCCTACCGGGTTGAGGTTGACGCCTCTAAGGTTAATGCGTTATTGGCCGCACTGAATGACAAGGAGGCAAAGAAGGCTATTAAATCCGGACTCCGTAAATCAGCAAGTATCATTCGAAAGCAAGCGCAAAAAAATTGGGTTGCATCTGTTCCGGGTGGGGCTGGATTGAAAAAAGAAATAAATATTGCAGTTTACCGCAATGCGTCCGGCGCACGGGTTGACTTACTCGACAAACGGCGGAAAGGTTCAAAACAGTTTGTTTTGAAATTCTTCGAAAGCGGTACGGAACAACGAGCTACCAATAGAGGAGCAAACAGAGGTATTATAGAGGCCACTCACTTTTTTAAAAGCGCAGTAGACTCTAAAAAAAGTGAGGCTGAGAACTCACTGGAAAGAAACATTTTGGATTCAATACAAAAAGTAATAGATAAAAAGAAATGAGCTTATCAATCAGCAAACATACATTCTCAAAACTCAGTGAGTCGGAAAGTTTAACGCAACTTGTCGGAGATAGGATTTATCCTATTTCTACTAAAAACGCTACTTCTTTCCCGTTCGTTTTGTATAAGCGTAGTGCACTTACTCCGGCTTATACAAAGGATAGATACGCCAGTGGGGATAGTGTCACTATTGAGGTTATTGCCGCCAGCGATAACTATTCAAATTCAGTCGAGGTTATTGAGGCGGCACGCAAAGCGCTTGAAGGGAAGCGGGGTAAATACGACGATTTCAAAGTAACGGGTGCTAAACTTATCGCCGCCGATGAAGATTTCATTGAAGAAACTTTCATCCAGCGACTTACATTTGAAATTGAGACGGATTCAGTAGAGTAACTAACATTTAAATATTGAAAACAATGAAAGCAAATGCAGTATTAGGAAAAGATTTCATGCTATTTGTCGGCGGAAAGGCGCTGGCGTTGGCTACATCCTGTAAATTGTCAATCTCGGCCGAAACGATTGACACACAAAGTAAAGATTCCGGCATTTGGACGGAAAAAGACATAAAAAAATTGTCTTGGAACGGTTCAAGTGAAAACCTATTCAGTGCAGACGATAAAGTAAACGGATATGATGTTCTTTTGGACTTAATGTTAAAACGCAAGCCTATCGAAGCAAAATTCGGTATTCCGGCAAACGCAGATTCAGATGAAGTTCCCTCTTCCGGTTGGACTCTTCCGGCCGCATCTTATTCCGGTAATGTCTTAATTACAAATCTAGAATTAAATGCACCTGATGGTGATAAAGCAACTTTCTCCGCCACATTCGAAGGCACAGGAAAACTTAGCCCCAGAGTGTCCGGAGATGGAGGTATAGTGGATGATCCGACCGCGTAAACGATGGAAAGGGCGGGAATCCCGCCTTTTCTTTTTCTAACTCAAAAAACTTATCATAATGAAAACGATCACTATCAAAAAACAGAAGTACATTTTAAAGTATACATTGCGCGCCTTCTTTATCTTCGAAAATCTCACAGGTAGGCAGTTTGCGTTCGGCCGGATGTTGGACGAATATCTACTGTTTTACTCTATTCTTCTGGCAAATAACAAAGATACATTCTTAATGCCTTTTGATGAATTTATAGAGGCGTGTGAGTCTGATCCGGCTCTGTTTCTCTCTTTCAAAGAGTTCTTCGTAAAAGAGATTGAATTACTTGAACAGGCAGCAGATAGCACAAAAAAAAAGACGACTCCGAAGAAGCGTGCAGTATCCGGGAACTCTACGCCCGCGTTGTAGGTGAGGGCGGTATTGCACCTGATTATTTCCTCGACCGGATGACGCTCACAGAAGTTCGCTACTTCTTAGAGGGGTTAGGCAGGCGTAACCGGGAAAGCTGGGAGCAGACCCGGATCATTGCGTATGTCATCGCTCAGGCGAATAGCACAAAACAACTAAAGCAATCGGATATACTTCGTTTCCCATGGGATGAAGCGAAGGAAGACGAAAAGAAACGCACATCCGTTACGGATGAAGAAGTGAAACGATTGCGGGCAAAAGCAAAACTAATCGAAAAAGAAATGAATCATGTCTGATATAATAACACGACTATTACTTAAAACGAATGACTTTGACGCAAACCTAAATCGGGCAAAAGGTTCGGTTAACAGCTTTCAAGGCGGTATTTCCAGTATGGCAAAAACCGCCGGGGCTGGTATAATGAAGTTTGCCGGGACAATTGGCATTGCGGTGGGGGCCAGTGAAGCGTTTATGAAAACGATACGCGGTTCTCAGACAACCAGCGATGAGTTTGATGCCCAGATGCGCACATGTCAGACATCTGTAAATGAATTTTTCACCAGTTTGTCTACCGGGGATTTTACTTATTTTCTGGGTGGATTGGATAGTATAATATCCAAGTCCAGAGACGCGTATGCAGCATTAGATCAATTAGGAAACGCCCGCATCAGTTACGACTATTTTCGGGAAGATTTTAATGCTGCTATGGCTGAGTCCCGTAGTGTAGCTATGGATAGTACTGCGTCAAAAGAGCAAAGGGAGGCCGCATTAAAGGAATGGACAAAAGCTCTTGAAGATAAAAAAAACAAGGCGTCATCTGTCAGTTCAGATGCTCTTACAGCTTTAAAAACTGTATTAGTTGAAGGAAATCTGTTAAATGCTGACGATGTGACATTGGAAGACTTTGCCAAGGTGCTTAGCTATGATGTTGCCGGAAGTAAACGCGATGTTCTAAAGTCTGAAATGGCTAATAAGTATGATACTTATAAAATCAAATATGCCGAATTAGAGCGGCGTAAAAAAAACGGAGGGCTTGCAGACTGGGCATTTCCGGAGTCAAAAGAAGCAAAAGATAGGGCATCTCTTAATGATTTTATAGCTTCTAAGCAAGCCGAACTCAATAAGGAATATAAGGATGCTATTTTGTTTCAACAGGCTATTGTAAAATGGAAAGATGAAGAATTGATCAAAGCGGTGCAGTTGGGAAAAGAGTACAAACAAATAAATCAGGAACTTGCCAATGATAAGAAAACATTTGATAGGGTTCGGGATAGAATCAATAAACCTAAAAAGAATCCAAAAGAAAACGAAGAAAAAAAGCCCTTAAAGGATACTCTTTCATGGTATGACATCCAGATAACGGAGTTAAACAAAACTCTTGTAAGTTCTGCATATAGGCAGGCACGCGCCACTATTCAGGCCACAATAAATGAACTTGAACAAAAGAGAATAAGCCTAAAAATGCAGATCGACGGTGATGTATTCAAAGGCAAGCACGGCGAAATGAAAGATGGTGAATTGTTATTGCCAGCCTCTAAAGTTCCGGATATAGCCAAGATTTACTCCGATTCCGGTACAGAGTTTGCCAAGCTGGAAAGCATGTATAGTGAAATGATTGCAGAAAGACAGAACGCATTATCAAAAGCAACAGATGAGGAGCAGCAAGCATTTATTCAATCTCAGATCGGCAAGCTAAAAAGTACATTGAAAGAACTTCGTTCCATGCAGAAAGAATCAGATGTGACAGGTCATATCTATGCTGCCTATCAAAACAATGCAGGTAGTAAAAAACAGGGTTCATTTGATTTAAGGAAAGAAATCGGAAACATGAAGTTGCCCAAGTTCGAATCTCCAATAAAAAAAGAGGATATTGATTTAAATCAGCAGTATGCTGACTCTTTAGGAGATGTAAGTAATGTTATGGGCAGCTTATCCGGCCTGTTTGATAGCAATACTGCATCTGTTTTGCAGTGGGGCAGCAGCCTAATAGGAACTATAGCACAAGCTATCCCAAAAATCTTAGAAATGTCTACGGCTAACGAAATAGAGGCCGCTTCCGCTACTAAAAGCGCATCCGCAAATACTTTGGCGGCTGGTTCAGAGGCACTAAAAGCACATGCAGGTATTCCATTCGTCGGTATTGCAATGGGGGTTGCTGGGGTTGCAGCGATAATTGCCGCAATGGCAAGTATTCCCAAATTTGCAAACGGCGGTATCGTTCCTGGAATTTCGTTTGCAGGTGATAAAGTTCCTGCAATGCTAAATAGTGGTGAAATGATTTTGAATGGTTCACAACAAGCGAACTTATTTAAAATGCTCAATACCGGATTGAATATTAGCCACCCCAACATTTCACTACCTTCCGGTCATCTGGCGGGCATAATCTCACCCTCTGAGAATGATCGCAGAATTGATGTATCTGGCGACTGGATACTAAGAGGCGATACCATTTTTTTACAACTAAAAAACTACATGAAGAAAACAGGAAAAAAATTATGATGAATTACGGCACAATATATACACTATACTTTCGATCACGGAAAGAAGAAGATAACTATACGGTAGAAATACAGAAAGAAGGCTATACAGGGCGAGTTGCTGAGTTAACAGGGAGCGGCGACGCTCCTTTTTCTGTAGAAATTGCGGATGATGACTTTCTTTATGTTCCTACCCGTTTTTCTACAGCTACTATTAGAGTTGTAGGAAACGACTACTTGCAAAGCCTATACTCGACCGGATATCAGCAGTACCGCGTTAACTTTAAGCAAGGTAATAAAATTGTTTGGACTGGATTCGTTACCCCAGAATTATATACTCAGGATTACACTTCCAACAAATTTGATTTAGAAGTTCAGTGCGTATCTGCAATGAATACATTAGAGTATATCAACTATAAATTAAAAAACGAAACGGACAAAGGATTTATTTCACTGTGGGAATTATTGACACGTTGCGTCTCCGAGTCTCACGGTTCTTATTCGGCTATATATATTCCACATGTTTACGCTAAAAATTTGGCAGATTATGATGCAAATACAAACATCTTACAGAGCATGACAATTAGTGAACAAAACTTCTTCGATGAAGATGATAAACCCATGACTCTAAAAGAGGTGATTGAAGAACTATGCAAGTTCCTTAACTGGACTTGCGTTGACTACAAAGGTGAATTATACTTTGTAGACGTAGATCACCGTGGAGACTATTATAAATATGTTCCTAATTTTTCATCTTATACATTTGAATCAGGAAATGTTGTTAGTGTGCAAAATATCGGCTTTAGCGGTGCGGATCATACACTCGATATTCTGGGAGGTTACAATAAAGCTATTGTAAAAAACAGTAATTATCCGGTAGGAAATTTATTACCAGAAGAGCGATTTGAAGAAATGCAAATTTTAAAAGTGCTCGATAATGCAAATGATAAAAATCAAGTTTGCCACAGGGTGTTTCTTATCCCTAATCAGTGGGAAACGATAGTATTCAAAGAAGGTCTAACGATAAAAGTTGATGATTTGCAAAAATACAAAGATATAGTACACACATTTGAAGGGGCTATTCCCATGAAATATTGCACATATAAACAAAATAAGGATTTAAATGGCAATTGGATTCCTGAAATAACCGACTATTCATTTACAAACGTAATTCAAATAAGAAGGACTAAAGAACGTTATGAAGCCGGGCCACTAAGTACGTGCAAAGTAATGACCACCAAAGGCGCTTCTGCTATATACTCAAACGGAATATTTTGTATATCAGGGAGCTATAAGTTTATTAATTCTGATGATATGATACCATGGGATAATAGTTCTGTTTCAGATGTTCTTTATGCACAAATACGTATTGGTGGTATGTATTATGGAAGTCTCAGGCCAGATGCAGGGCAAAAAAATACATGGGCGCAAAATCCAGAATACGCATTTAAATTGAAACCTGAGAGAGTTGAAGCAAAGCAAGATTATGTCTCAATAGAAAACCAAAAAACGTTATCAATGCCTTATACTGGAATAAGCGGTGTGATAGTCTCCATTGATAGAGTTTTGCAAGGTGATTTTGAGTTTACTCTATTGATGCCCGTCGGAAAAAATTTCAGCGCCGGCGGGGTTCTTGTGAAAGACTTTAAGATCGTATATCAAAAACCAGATGACGAAAAGCTTATATCTAACAGCAGCATAGACCGCTATTATGAAAATGTCGTGAATGAAGATTACATTAACGAATTGGACGAAATCGAATTTAAAATATCCAGTTACAACAACGACGGTGCATGCTACAGCAAAGTAATGTTAGGCGATAACTATCTAACCGACAATCTCTATTCTTCTATTGAGCAGAAATTAGTCCGGCCGGAAGAGCATTTGATCCGGCGCATTATTAATCAGTACGGAGCTACCAAATTTAAGCTTACGCAAATACTGGTAGATGACGAAGCAATTACTCCTATCACAACTATAACCGATAAGTTTCAGCCAAACAAACGGTTTACGATCACGGGCGGTACAATTGACTTCGCGATGAATCAGTTTAATTGTAAGATGATTGAAAATGGTAGATATTAAAACTACATCCATACCCGCAAAGCCCCGGTCAAAGAACTATCCGGCCGGGGCTGTTATCACCCGGGCAACCGGCGGCGTTACTGTTAACGGCGGTGGAGGTGGAGGTGCTTCGGTTGACATTGTAAAGGCTACCGATACAAAGTCGTTTACCGATAGCAACGTACTGTCTTCGCTCCGGACACTGTTAGAAATCCGTTCGCGTATCATTGCCGAATCGGATACAACCACGGAATTAACCGATGATAATACGCTTTCTTCAAAGCGCACTTTAAAGGAGATAGATGCAGCGATAGAAGTTGCATTAAAGAAAATCGAAGAACTTTATATCAGCAAGAAAAACGATGATACCGCATCCGGTGTCATTACGTTTTTGCGCGGAATTATAGCGCATGCGCTTTCTTTATTTAAGAAAGGCGCTAGTTTTGGAAACTTTACGCCTGGTATAAGTGGAGCTATCATTGACGAAAACGGTGACATTGAAGCGAGGGGGCTTGTTTTACGTGGTTTCTTATCCGTTCCTGAGCTCCGGTATAATAGAGCGATAGTATTAAAAGGCCGGCAGATAATCAGTCCGGGCGGAGGATGCGTCATTGAGCAATTCATTACGGTAGATGAAAATACATGGCTGGTTCTTCCCGTATTGGAAGAAGGAGAAGCGTTATCTTTTAAAGTAGATGACATCCTGTTAGCATACTGGCATGACAAAGACTCACAATCAGGTGCATTCAAGGGATTCAGAGAAATGAAGTTCCGTGTAACGGCATTTTCCGGAGAGAGAGGATTCTTGGTTGTGCCTAAACCCGGAAGCGGATCTGTTCCAGCTACGTCTATGACACTTGCTCAGACCGGGAACTTTACCGATGCCGAACGTCAGACCTATATAATGATAGACTCGACATTAGGTAACAATAGCATAACCTTTTTTGATGATGCAAATACGTGGGACGTAGAACCGGCGCAGGAAAAAAGCTGGATTGGGAAAAAGAAAAATCGTATCGTCGCCGGCATTGATTGCTCTAAATATTCCGCTGTATTTCAAAATGTCATCATGTCCGGTAAAATATTCCAGGTTGATGATATTACAGGGGAATCTATTCGGGTTCCGATTGAGAAAGGAGAATATGTTTCCGGACAAAGATACGCATATTATGACCGTGTCTCTTATAATCGTGCGATGTGGCTTTGTGTGAATGAAAACGGAACGACATCCGAGCCTTCGGACTCGAATCAGGACTGGTTAAAACAAGCCTATGCAGTTGATTCATCTTCATACTGGCTTACTGCCAATGCCACTCAGGTGGTCATACGGCCGAACAGTGTCGTACCAATATGGACTATTGTTAACTGCAAGAAGCAGACGGGCGCCGGCCCTGTCGAGAACTGCGACTCTTTTTATCTTGCGACCAGAAGAGTAGATGCGGACGGTGCAAAGGTTACGGCAAGTGTTAACCCGACAAGTTCCACTATTGCAGCCCCATCAAAGACAACTACCGCTCTCTCTGTTCGCGCCTATGCTGTTAAGTCGGATGCGGAGGCGTGGAATAATAACTATGTAGATGAAATAGCATTCGGGATAGTCAAAGACGGGAGCGATGGTAAAGACGGTAAGGACGGGAGAATCTACGAATATATCTATAGAAGGACCGAAACAGAGACAAGCCCCGCTACACCTGACGAACAATATTTAGCGTCCGGATGGACCGATGACCCGGTAGGGGTTGATTCTTCGTATGCGTATGAATGGGTGTCTCAGCGCATAAAAGACGGTGAGACATGGAGCGGATTCTCTGCGCCTTCCTTGTGGGCACGGTATTCTAAAGACGGAGAAGACGGTAAGCCAGGCGAGGGCGCTGTAGTACGTTGGCTTACGGCGAGTGCTACACAGGTTATTATCAGACCGAATAGTGTTGTGCCTATCTTTATAACAGTAAGATGTAAACAGCAAATAGGAACTAATCCTGTCGAGAATTGCAATTCTCTCTATGTTGTCTACAGAAGGGTGGACGCAAACGGTACAAATATTCTTGTAAATTCAACATTGGGCACACATGTTGTTGCCCCCTCTAAAACAACGACAGCCTTATCTGTTCGCGCTTACGAAAACAAAACAGATGCGGAGGCTTGGAACAATAACTATGTAGATGAAATAGCATTCGGAATTGTTAAAGATGGCAGGGATGGTATAGACGGTGTTGATGGTAAAGAACACGAATTTATCTACAAGAGAACAGGTACAGGAATAAAGCCTACCACCCCTGACGAACAATATTTAGCGTCCGGATGGACTGATGACCCGGTAGGGGTTGATTCTTCGTATGCGTATGAATGGGTGTCTCAGCGCATAAAGGATAACGGAATATGGGGAAATTTTTCCGTACCTTCTTTGTGGGCACGGTATTCTAAAGACGGAGAAAATGGGAAGCCGGGCACAGATGGCAAGCCCGGTACTGATGCCACGTCCTATTGGCTAACATCAAACGGAAGTAACTTTGCTTATTCATCAAGCGGCGTGTTTTCTCCTGGCAGCATCACTGTATATTGCAAGAAAAAGACAGGGGCCAGTGATGCGATGACATGCAGTGATTTTTTTATCAGGGTGAAAAAATACAGAAATGGAACAATTAGTGATCATGACTATTCAGGCTCGAAGCGATCCAGCGTAGTAATTACTCCAAGCTCCTACGATAGTTCTTACGTAGTGAGGGCATATCAAAATCTGAGCGATAATAATAGCTGGACCGATAATTTTGTAGCTGAATCAATCATAGGTGTCGTAAAAGATGGTCAAGGCGGCGGTTCCAGTACACCCGGTCCTCCGGGTGAAGATGGTAAGCCGGGAACTGACTCCACCTCCTACTGGCTTACTTCTACGAGCACTACCGTTGTATTTAGAAGTACGGGAAGCGTTGTCCCTATGTTCATAACAGTGAGATGCAAGAAGCAGACGGGGGCCGGTCCTGTCGAGAACTGCAATTCCTTTTATCTCGCATATAGAAGAGTGGATAAAGACGGTACGAAAGTGACCGTGGGTAGCGCTCAGTCAAGCTCCACTCTAATGACGGTAACAGCGAGTACGACATCACTCGGAGTAAGGGCCTATGCCGTTAAATCGGATGCGGAGGCTTGGAATACCAACTATGTAGATGAAGTAAACATAGGTATCATAAAAGATGGGACCAATGGTGCAAATGGCGCAATGCCCCGTGTATGTGGAAGATATTCAAGCGGGGTTCCTTATGTTTGGGATGACAACTACAGGGATATTGTGTTTTATTCCTTTGGCGGCGTTAATTATATCTTTCAGGTTAAAGTCTATGGATCTTCCGTATCAACCCCGCCTGTGTCGGTAGACGGTGATGACAACTGGGAGCCCGCCAACCGATTTAGTTTCGTTGCTACAGATACGTTGCTTGCTGATGGTGCCAACATTGCGGACTTTATGTACAAGAATGGCGTAATGCGTTCTCAGGCAGAAGTAAACGGCATTCCCAATCTGATGCTGAACGGCAATACGGGGGAGGTAGATATAAGAATAGGTACATTTAGAGGAAAGGTAAACACGCCATTTACCTTGCTTGGGGATTCTGACGCTCAAAATGTTTCTGGTATGACTAATACATTCCTACTAAAAGATAATCTAAACATAGCTACGAGTTGCAAATACATGTGCACGAATGGAGCTACCATCGTACTACCTACAGACATAAAGTATAACGGTGCTAATGTAACTATACTGGATTTTACTTATCCCCCGTATAACTCCGATATAGCCTATACAACTGTACTTGTTGAAGGTGGGGATACGTTCGGGAATACACTACATACAGAGTCGCAAGATCAGTCTCAATGGTTTGAATCAGACTTAATCAACATTCGTGGGGGGATAAAGGAATTTATTGCCGTTCCCGCTTACAGTACCAGCGGGACTTTTACTAAAGTTAAATGGTTTTTAAAGAAATAATATAATTATGAAGTATTTGGTATTTATTGCGCTATTATGCGCTTCGTGTGAGGGGAGCTTTATGCAAGACTTTCCGACAAAAGGTAATCACATTGGAACTTTCGCAGACTCCGGTAATTCGGACTGTATTAGCAATATAGTTCTAACTACTGATACTACCTATAAGGAGTTTGATTATACACTATCAATCAATAGAACACAATGACAATGATTGACTACATGAAAAATCTATTTGTAGGCTTGCTAACCGGATTAGCAGCCTATCTAAACCCGATCAGCGGAGATATTAAAAGTCTTGTTGCTCTTTTCTTCTTTAACTTCCTGTTTGGTCTGGCCGCCGGCCTACTGGCCAATAATGAAAGTTTTAGTTTAAAAAAAGCATTCCGGTGCATCATTGAAGCGATGGTATTTTTTCTGCTCGTAGCCGCTATTTACTTTATCGGCGATCACAAAGGAAATCCGGACGGGGCCTTACAATGCGTATCGTTTATAACTTACTCAATATTCTATTTTTATGGCGTGAATATTCTACGCAATTTGAAACTAATGGCTACGCCCGGAACTGCATTCTATAAAGTTGTATCGTTTCTGTATTACGTCGTTAGCGTCGAGTTTATCAAGCACATACCGTTTTTAACTAATTATCAAAAGGAGGCGATAAAATGAAGTATTTTACAATCAAAGAACTTAGCCACAGCGATACGGCCGTAGCGCGTGGGATCGACAATTACCCAACGGCCGAAGCTATTCACAATTTAACGAAGCTGGTTGAGAATGTTCTCGACCCGCTTCGGGAAAAGTACGGTAAGCCTATCCGGGTAAGTTCCGGTTATCGAAGCGCTATCCTCAACCGGAGCGTTAACGGGGCAACATCCAGTCAACACCGGTTAGGCGAGGCGGCTGATATTACGGTAGGCAGCAAGGAAGAAAACCAGAAGCTGTTTGAGATCATCCGGCAGGAATTACCCTTCGATCAATTGATCGATGAAAAAGACTTTTCATGGGTTCACGTATCATTCCGTGAAGGTAGAAACAGAAAACAAGTGTTGAAGCTATGAAATATCTACCTTATATCGTTATTGCAGTTCTTATCCTGTTTATCGTGTTCCGCCCGGCAAGGGTGGAACGCGTACCGGGTGAAGTGGTCAGAGACACGATCATTACAAATCGTATTGATACGGTTCGGGATACAATACCCGTTCCGGTTTATGAAAGCGTTGTAGATTCGTTCCCGTTCGTTGTTCCCGTCCCAGTGCCGGGCGATACAGTCCGGGATACAGTGTATTTGCCTATTACGCAGAAAATCTACAAAGACAGCCTTTATACGGCTTATGTGTCAGGCTACCGGGCAAAGCTGGATAGTATAGAGGTGTACAGTAAAACGAGGACTGTATTTATCAGAGAACGGGCAAAGCGGAAACGGTTCGGGCTGGGTGTGCAGGCTGGATACGGTTTTTCCGGGAATAAGGTAAGTCCCTATGTCGGGGTTGGGGTGAGCTATAGTTTGTTTGAGTTCTAAATACATTTATGTCAGAAGAGGCTGCTAAATGGGTGAAGGTGTTTGGTGATACGTTCTTTGAAGCCTTATATAAGATATATAATTGGAATTGGGATAAAACTAATAGAAGACTTGGGGTTGTTGGTACATGGATTAATGATATAGTACATGAGAGAATACCCCCTTTGATCCTCGCAGAGTTAAGGAAAAATAATCCTAAAAATGACAATGGGAACAGAAATTATAAGTATCATCAGTCCCTTACAATGGAAATAGGCCCCCTAAATTGAGACAGCATCTCGAGGCTATTCACATAATTACTACTATATCGAATTGCAATTGGGCCAGATTCATGCACAATATAGATAAAGCATATTCTAAACAATATCAGCAATTGGATATAGACTTTGACTTTGATGACGTAAAATAGCATGAATAAAGCAGAATATTTGTTGTAAAAGCTGTATTTATTATTTTGATAATCCTTTGCCTACATCACACATAAATACTATCTTTGTCCCATAGTAAGCGCTAAAAAAATAACTTGTGACAGTTTTCGATGAAAGAAGGATGTTTTATCTTATTAAATCATCTTTATGTATATCAAGTTGTTTTTTAGCAATTACATAAGTTAAGAAAAGCATGGCATCTAATAAAAATACATATAATAAGATTTTAGAGAAGGCGGCAACCAATTGGGGGATGTTGACCTTGGCCGCAGCTATTTTTGGAATGGGGTTTACTGTTGCCCTTTTCATTAATGATAGATCTAAAAATATTGAGATGAATGATAGGCAAATCGAATACTATAATTCTATAAAAGAAAGAGATAATATAATTATCGATCTGAAAGGAGAGTTGATGATTTTAAAAATTCAAATTGAAAATAAAAAGGAGAATACAAAAAATGAAAACAAATAAAGATATTATACTTGTTATATTAGCGGGGCTTTCCATCTGCTTAGGAATTCTTTTGTATTTTAGTGTTGATTATTCTAAGCATCTTGAAAACCAAGTTTCTAAAATGAATCTGGTAATAAATAGAGATTCATTATCAAAAGATTATTTAGATAAAACAACATGGGAGACAGATGATCTTATTAAATTCTCAAATAATCAGACCGATGAAGTGATAAAACTTAGGAAAGAAAAGGAAATGCTTTTAGATAGCTTGAGAGAATCTTCTACTTTTTTAGATATAGCAAAGCGGCAATATGGGATGGTGTTTGAAAAAAAAGCATATAAGAAAGGCTCGGTAGTAGGTAATAGTTTTAGGGTATATTCAAGCAAATTAGATTCTGCATTAATGCTTTTACATGTGTATCGAGATAAATTAAAATATAATAGAAAAGATAATTCGTGGACTGTAGAATAGATATAAGCAGTTCTTTTCCCTAAGCAAAGCTTCATCTCTCTGATTCGAGGCTTTCTTTTGCCCTTATCGGAAAGAAATAGTATCTTCGCACTGTAGAAGCATCTTATCATTAAGTTGCTGGCCTCGATTCTTAGGAGTCGGGGCTTTTCATTCAAGAGAAATCTTTCTATACCCGAAAAACTGATTCCCTTATCTAGAATTTATAATTGTTCTCAGCCTTTTATCTCCATATCTTTGTTATGAAAGTTTGAATATAAGCGAATTTCGAAAATTCCAACGATACGAAGTGGAGATGACAAAGGTTGGTATTGCAACCTTAATATTGGATTATAGAGGATAAGTAAAATGGAGTTTTTTATTGGATTCTGAGTGAGTATAATTTATTTGATGATTTTAAATAGATATACCATATTGAATATAATATCTGTATTTTAATTATATTTGCAACCTAATACTAGCCTAGGTTATTTATGATTATAAAGCAAAGTAAACGGCATATCTTATTTTTAAAGAATAAAAGTGGTAGATCATTACGAAGAAAGATTCGCTCTAAAAGGAAAAGAAAGCTAAGAAGAATTCTAAAAGCTAGTGGAATAATGTATATAAATAAGTCTATTCCTAATAGCTCAAAGAATAGACGTCGTAAAGAAATTGAATTGAAAGTTCCAAGTAATTTTGATCTGTTCAATAATCAAGAAGATGTGCTTTTTTTTATTGTAAAATTATTAAACTATAAGACTGATTATAGAATTAAGACTATACAGCTTGATCTAGTTGATATAGACAAACTTGATTCAACAGCTATATGTATGCTATTATCTGTAATTAAAGAATTGTCAAATATTGGCATTTGTGTACAAGGGAATTGTCCAATTAATATAGATTGCAAGAAAATGTTTGTAGAATCAGGTTTTTTAAACCATATGATTGATGATTCAGGAAATCACTTTTCTTCAAGTAAGAATCTAATAATAGAAACAGGTACAAATAAGACAAGGAATCGAAATATTGGTTCTGTTATAAGTAAGGCTATGGAATTTTTAAATTCAACCAAGAAACATTTCCAACCTGCATATTCAGTAGCAATGGAAATTTGTGCAAATTCCGTAGAGCATGCTTATAAAGGAAGAAAGAAACACTGGATAATTGGTTTACATAAAAATGATGATAATAGTGTGACTTTCACGATGTGTGATACTGGTTGTGGTATTTTATCGACTCTTCAAAAGAAGTATAAAAGAGATATAGAGCAATATTTATTTGGAAAAACAAATTGCGATATTTTATATAGAGCCTTTGAACGTAAATATGGATCAATGACCGGGGAGGTTAATAGAAATAGAGGGCTACCCTGTATATTGGATAAATTTCAGAGTGGTTACATAAAAGGGTTAAAGGTTTTAACAAATGATGTGTTCTTAGACTTTAAAACAAAATCTAATAACAGATTGTTAAATAGTAAATTCCCAGGAGTTTTGTTTTCTTGGGTAATAGATAACGATTGTATAAATTTGTAAATAGTTATATGGTATGCAGATAAATATATTGAAAGATTTTAGTGAGTATCCAGGGCCTAGATATTGTACTCAAGGAACTGATTCTGGTGAGAGCTTTTATCACAAGATATTGAATGATAGTTTTAAAATGGCCTATGAAAATCAAACTATATTGGAAATTGACATTGACAATACAGCTGGCTACATGTCTTCATTCTGGGATGAATCTATTGGGAATTTAGTATATGATTTTACGCAAGATATTGTAAAAAAGTATATAAAAATCATATCAGCAGAAGAACCTATTTGGATAAATTTAATTTTTAATAAAATTATTCCAGAGTGGGAAGAAAGGCGCATAAAAAAAGAGGAGCCCAAAAAAACGAAGGAACATCGGGCATGGTTTAAATTGATTGATGGTAATCTACAAAAGAAAATATGGATTAAATGTTGATTATGTTATGTAATATTACTGAATGGATATCAATTGGCGTAGATATCCTTATGGGGGGATTAGTTGCATTTGTTTTAGCTTATACTGTTCCTAAAAAGCTAAACGATGACAGGGCCTTAAAAGATTTTTTTATTGATGAAATGCGAACTCTAAAAAAAGAATATAATGATTTCTGTAAGAATATGTGTTTGGGTAAAATAACTTCTTCTGATATAACAGAAACCTTTAAACAAATAAGTATGAGGATTGCAGATGTGGAGAGATGTGTTAATAGAGAATTGGATATAGATGTATCAATTCAATCTTATGTAACTGATTGCCAAATATTAGTGACTAATTCTGATGAAATTAACGAGATGTTTCGAGATTCTGCCGTAACATTTGTTCGTAATACCAAAAATCAAATATCTTCTAAACAAGATATATTTAATAGAAATATAATGTCTGCTATCGCAAATATAAATAGAGCAAATAAAAAAACGAAATAATTGTAAACTTTCTAAAGTAGATCATATGTTCTTAAACTCTTGATTGATATAGAGATGATCCTTATGCTTGACTATGGTATAATAAGAAAATGATTTTTAACAAGAACTATTGTAATGGGCGGATAAGACGGAAGTGCCTTAGTTTTTACGTCGCTTTTATTGTTGATGTGAAAAAATGTGTCGAATACCGATGTAATATGTGCGTTCGCAATCATTATTCTGCCTCATTTTACAACCTAGCGATTAATTGGCTGTATTAGATTAGGGCGATGATAAAAGGAATAAGCAAGGCGACTTATCCAGTCGCCTTGCTTTGTTATAACATCATCATTTGCATTTGCGCGCGTAAATTTATGTAATCTTTGAATATTGCGGGGTTTTGAACATATTCTACTACCCTTTTTATAGCCGCATCCGCTTGTTGCTGTTTAACCTTTACATACACATTAATGGTGATTCCTGTTTTTATTGAATGTCCTAAGCAATATTCTATGACAGGGTAGGGGATACCTATTTCGGCCGCAAACTGAGCGAATGTTTTTCTTGCTGAGTAATAAGTTAAGCTATTCTCAATATGAAGCTCTTTTGCCAGTAACTTCATACACGTATTGATATAGCATTGCAGATTCTTTTGCGTGTAGCTATATCCAAAATCTAACATCCCATTTGGGGTTATATATTTGTTGATGATTTGTCTAACTTCGGGAATGATGTTTAATCTTGTTGCTCGATTTTTGCGCTTATGATCTTTGCTTTTTTGTCGCTTGTATTCGATGTCATTCTCAGAGAAGTTTATTTGTATAAGATCGGCAAAGTTAATACCACCCAGATAAAAGGATAGCAAAAATAAGTCTTTTGCTAACGATAGTCTTTTGCTATGTGATACGTCACAATTGATTATTTTTCTAACACTTTCTACGCTTATATCTATTTCCTTTATGTCGGGTGTTGGAAGTTTAGTATAAGCAAATGGATGCGCCTCGCATCGAAGTAGCCCATTTTTAATGGCTTCATTTATTCTCGCTTTAATATGACATAGGCGAATTTGGCGTCCTCCATCGCTATAATTATTTGCTTTCATCCATCTGTCGAAATGCTCTATAGTGATATGATTCATTATAATCATTGGCACATCACCTTCGGCCGCTTCGAACACTTTTAATGTATCTTCGTTCATTTTCGCATAACTTTCCCGGCCTTCTGACGAAAGCTCTTTTATACGATTGCGCATAAAGTCATTGAAGGTGATTATAGAAGGGACTACGTTTTCTTGTTGGATAAGTATCATCTTTAATTGAGATGCTGTATAACAGTCGTTATTCTCAATATAGGATAACCTTTCTGTGTATTTTTTCAGTTCAAAGGCTAGTCTTTTATTCATCATTGTAGCGTCCGTACGGGCGACTACTTTCCCGTTATACCATTCTGAAACATCATTCAACTGATACTCTGTTTTAATATATGCCTTCTGTTTTTTGGCTGAGATGCGCAACAAGACAGGAAATTTGTTTTCTGTTGTTGGTTTAGCCTTTAGAATAGTAAATGATAATGTTGCCATAAGCTATTGTTTTGTGACACCCCATCAGACACCCCTAATGATTCGTGGGTGATTCAGTGGCACTTTTTTTAATAGCTTTGTAAACTGCCTCCTATGGTTAACTCTTTTATATTGAATGTTTTATATCTCTTATAAAAGAGCCGCTAGCCAGACTTGAACTGGCGACCTACGCGTTACGAATGTTTATCCAATTTACGGTCTAACTGATTGTTTAATAGTGTATTGGTGCGTGACTAACTGAGGTCGTAGATAAGTTTTTGCACATTTATCCATTCCAGTTGGGGTCAAACATAGGTCCTTTACCAAGTACTATCCATTCAACAGAGACCCCGTAATCATTATGTATATAGACTATCCATTCAGGCTTTAACACGCAACGATTGGGGGAGAACTTAACTTGGTTTACGTTCCATCGATTTAGGTTATGTTCTCTTGTGAAAGTTTGCAGTCCTCTAATCTTCTTTTGAGCTTTTAACATTGCTATTGCTTCAAAAAAACGATTACTTATAGCTATTCCTTCTTCTGATATCTTCATTTTATTATTTTATTTAATATTTGTGCTCTTTATGTCGCTCGTTGAAATATCCGACCCACTTGCATGAGCACATCTGGCAACATTTTCCTGACGGGCAAGAGTTTTTTTATTTTGTTCTTGCATTGATTCTATGGTTCTCTGCTGAGATAATACGGTTTCTGTTAATCTTGATAATTGCTCAAAGACTTCCCGGCTCATAGAGACTGAGCTACTCTGTAGTTCTAATCTTTGTTCTACAAGTTCATCTAAGATTTGTTCTCTTAATTTTTCTTTATTACTTCTAGGGACACTTTTTTCAATAATGCCAGCTATAGTATCTCCTTTTATAAACATTGGCACATCGGCTCCATCTAGCCATCCTGGGGTTAAGTGATACTTGCTTTCTAATAAATATTTGTTTTTATCTGTTAGGGATACATTCCCGATTTCTATCTGTGAATAACTATTTTGCTTCATGCATAGAACTTCTGCAAGTTGCGATTGAGTCATTCTTAGATATTTTCTCAGATGTTTTAATCTATTATCCATATAAAAATAAGTTAAATATATCTGTTTTATAGTGTATTTATATCTATAATTGATATATTTGCAAAGACATTAATATATAACACTACAAAGATAATGAAAGATGCATTAAAAACAAGTAAAATGCTTGCTGAAGGTCGTAAAATGACCCTAAAAGGCTATTATCAAAGTCTGCCTAGCTCAACCCATCCCAAAACTGAGTTTATCAACGAAATAACAAAAAGGACCGGAGTATCATTTACTGCTGCGAGAAACTGGGTTATATACGGAATGAAGCCTAATAATCCTAAACATGTTTCTGCCCTTTCGGAAATAACCGGAATTTCTCCTGAAGATTTATGGTCTGAATAAAACTATTGAGCAATGAAAGATTTAGAATTTTACATCTTTGAAGATCAGCTTTGGTGTATGTTTTCTGATGGCACTAACAAACCTGTTACGGACAAAGATACGTCATTGGTAAAAAATATACTTGATCGTATACGGGAATGTTATCCGGATGCTTATAAAGCACTGATGGAATGTTATCAAAAAAGTTCTCAAAATATACCATACTTCCAGTACCTTATGGCTAATCGGTTTTGTAAATGCAATTTTGGAGAACTGGATAATACGACCCGTGATATTGACAAAGGAGGAAAATTTAACTTTGAACGTGTCAGTTGCCCAATGCGTGGAGAGTGTAAATATGAAGGAGTCATTTGTGATCCTCAATTTGATAGTCGTATATCAGATGCGGAAATGAGAGTTATGCGCTTAGTATACGAGGGCCTTAGTAATGAAGATATTGCAGATAAACTTTATTTATCTCCACATACAGTTAAAAATCACATCAAGTCAGTTTATCTGAAGCTTGGTATCCATGAAAAGTCTGAGTTTATTCAATACGTACATAAAAATAACCTTTTCAAAGATTAAATGGTATGATTAGTGAAGAAGTTTTGAAAATTGTACTTAACAATAAGACGTTTGGGCAACGTGAAGCTGCTGATATAGTTGGTGGTAGAGGACGATTATTCAGATTAGTTGGATCTGGAGTTATACGTGCTGAAAAGAAACCAGCTGATCGTCAAAACGGAAGATGGTATTGTAATGCTTATGATGTAATTAAAAATGCTACATTGAAGTAATTGATATTCAAATAGTTATACTAAGTTAATGACGCAAAAAATACAAGTTTAACGTTTGGATAAAAGTCAAAAACTATATAGTTTTACATCATAAATAATAGATAATCAATAAGTTATGAAAAGAACACCTCTTTTGACTATTTGGGTTTTATCATTTGTTGTAATGATATTACTTGCTAATCCTGAAAAAGTTTTATTCTGGATTGCGTTTGTGATATTTTCTTGGTCTTCACTATATATTGAGAAACACAAAAAAAGACTTAAGGAAGAAGATGAATAGTAAACGTCCATATATTGTCCAAGATGTAACATTGGTAACATACAGTGGACGTCGGATTTCCCTCTCTTTAGTAGAGTATAAGATTATAGATGTCCCTGTTAGACTTGTTAAAGAAAAAATACTTGATTCTTTTTCTGCAATGGTTGATAAACCTGTAGATGTAGAATTAAAAGTAAGATACATATAAATAAAGCGTACATAAGAGCAATGAAAACGAAAGAAGAATTACTGGCAATGAAGCATGAAGACTTGGCTTTATTCGCATACAAAATCATGTATGAACAATGCCTTCTTGAAGACAAAGAAAAAGAGAATAAAAAATTAAAAGAAATACTTAATATGATTGGGGTTACGTATGAAACTTACAAATCAGAATTTAGTGAATGAATTATTGCAATTGGAGGTTGAATTGAAAAAGGTGGAGTCCAGTAATATTGAATATCTACCTGAATATGGATATTCACCCAAAGAAGAAATAATCCAACTTATCAAAGAAGATATATCTGATGTTAAAAAAGAAATAGACATAAATCTACAATTAGAAACTTCTGGTATTTCATCAGAATATACGGAAAAAAACTTAGAAGAAGAAAGAACTAACCTTTGCTTAATACAGGGGTTGTCGAGATATTGTTAAACTTTAAAATATTTGAGCGATGGAGGAAAACAAATTGACAAAACAAGAAAATGACACATTATCGATATTTGGTAAAGGAAAGACCATTTATCAGGTTGCGGGTAATGACGTAGCATTATCATTTGATATTGTACGTAACTATTTAACGAAAGGTAGCGGGCAAGTATCCGATCAGGATATTGTACAGTTTATTAGTATTTGCAAATTTAACCAGCTTAATCCATTCTTGAACGAAGCATTCCTTGTCAAGTTTGGACAACAACCGGCGCAGATGATTGTCAGTAAAGAGGCTTTTTTTAAACGAGCTGACGCAAGTGAACAGTACGAAGGTTTCAAGGCTGGTGTCATACTTATCAGAGATAATCAAATTGTAGAGGTGGAAGGATGTTTCTATAATGAAAAAACAGATGTTCTTGTTGGAGGATGGTGTGAAGTTTATCGTTCAGACCGTAAATTTCCTATTGTAGCGAAAGTGAATCTTTCCGAATACGACAAAAAGCAATCTATATGGAATGAAAAGAAATCCACCATGATTTCCAAGATTGCTAAGGTTCAGGCATTACGTGAAGCTTTTCCTGCTCAACTTGGAGCAATGTATACACAAGAAGAACAAGAGGTTAAATTTGCAGAATACGAGGATGTGACTGGGAAAGAATCTAAAGGTAATAAACTTGCGGAAATTGCTGCTAAGGCCGCAGGGGTGGAAGAACAACCTAACCCGGAGCAATTAGAAACTCAATCTCAAAATAACGCGAATAATAAACCTGTTCAAAAAACACTGTTATGATGGAAAATGATGGTGAAATATGGAAAGATATAGTTGGATATGAGGGTAGATACCAAGTGTCCAACTATGGAAGAATTAAATCTCTTGATATTAACTTGCATAAACGTGATGGAAAGATAGAGTTTAGGAAAGGTAAAATTCTTAAAGCCAGTTTAAGCGCGTTTGGCTATCCTCAGTACTGCTTTAGTTCCAGTTTTGGTAAACGAAAGCTCATGAGGATACATAGAGTTGTAGCAGAAACTTTTATTCCTAATCCTGATAAAAAGCCATTTATTGATCATATAAATCGTATAAAGACAGATAATAATGTTAATAATTTGCGATGGTGCACAGGCAAGGAGAATATGAATAACCCATTAACAAGGGAATGGTTGAAAAACTGTAGGCCAAGTTTCCACCATTCAGAAGAAGTTAAGAAAAAGATAGGGTTATTAAACAAGGGACGCATATTTAAAGAATCTACAAGAGAAAAACTCCGTATTAGAGGATTTCCAGTAATGCAGTTTACTATAAGTGGTGATTTTATCATGGAGTATAAAAGTCCTTATTATGCTCAAAGTGAGACAGGGGCATTACGAACCCATATTGTAGCTTGTTGTAATGGAAAAAGGAAAACAGCTGGTGGGTATAGATGGGTCTATAAAAAAAATTATAAAGGGAAGGATCTACCTAAATTGGCAAATAAAAAGCGCATATACAAAACAGGTTATAAGCAAACAAAACAGGCTATAATAAATATGCGTAAATCTAAAGAAAAATACCGTAAAGCGGTATTAGTCTTTTCATTAGACGGTTCGTTTCTGTCTGAATATCCTTCAATTATTGAAGCAGGCAATGCAACAGGCACAAATTTCGGCTCAATATGTAATTGTTGTAGGGGTAGAATTGGACAATCAAATGGTTACAGATTTAAATATAAAGATATATGATGAATTACAATTTTGAACAAAGGACCATAGGATGGATGCGTGAGCGTCTCGGAAACATTACTGGTAGCAATGTCGGCTTGCTTATGAAAAGCGGAAGAAACGACATGTTCAGCGACACTGCCAAGAATTACATTTTCCAAGTTGCGGCAGAACGGGCTATGAATCCAGAAATAGTTAATGATGATATTGCATTTGCCGAATATTTGTCTACTGTCAATGTAGAAAGCAAAGCAATGAGATTCGGGACAGAGCAAGAATCGAGTGCACGCGATTTGTATTCTAGATTGACTGGAAGGCATATTGTAGAAGTGGGGTCGTGTAAGCACCCCACTATCCCAAACTTTGCCAGTAGTCCTGACGGGTTCTTTTATGATGAAGAATCTGAAGAATGTGGATGTATAGAAATAAAATCTCCTTCCCAAAATACTTTCATGAAGTACAAAAGCGAAGTTTATGATAATGAATCGCTTCTTAAAGTAAAGTATGAATACTTTTATCAGTGTATGGCTCACATGATGTGCTGTAATGCAAGATGGACTGACTTTGTAGCTTATAATCCTTTTCAAATAGATCCTATTCACATTGTTCGTATACTACCAGATGAAAAGGTCTTTGCAGAAATGGAGAAACGCATCAAAATGGCAGATGACATTATTAACCAAATAGCGGATATTGAATGATGAAATCGGACATTATAATTAAACAATTAGATAATGGTTGTTTTGACGTACATGTTGATGACAAAAGTACAGATCAATTATCATTTGATGAAATGCTTGGGGTTGTTGCACAATTGACTGTACCCAAAAATAAAAGATGCCTTCAGTGGCTTAAAACTAAGGAACAGCATGAAAGTTTTAGGAATAGAAATTTAAAAATAGAGCAATGAACACACAATTAGCAATTCAAGAAAGCGACCTAGAACTGGTCGTGAGTGAAAAGACGTTAGGTAGTCTTACTACCAACGCAAAACAAATCAGAGATATGGTAAAAGCCGCTTTGCCAATGTATGATATCTCCAATTATACAGATGATAATATCGATCAAGCAAAAAAAGATAAAGCGGCTCTAAACAAAGCGGCCAAAGCTCTCAACTCCAAACGTCTTGAAATAGAGAAAGAGTTTATGAAACCTTTCGGGGAGTTCAAGGACGTTGTAACCGAAACCGTAAAACTTATTGGTGAGTGCTCTGCTAGGATTGACACGGTAGTCAAGCAGAACGAGCAGCAATACAAGGACAAGAAGAAAGCCACTATCAAGACCTACTTTGATGGAATGAACGTAAATCTTGTAGACTTTAACAAGGTTTTCAGGTCTGAATGGCTCAACAAGTCATCCAGTATGAAATCTGTTTGTTCTGACATTGATGCTATATTTGCTAAGGTAGAGAACGAACTTTCTACCTTAAAGGGGTTTGGTGAGGATTTCGATGTCCTCCGTACTTATTATATGGATACGCTCAACATCACATCCACCATTCAGTATGCCAACCGTCTGAAAGAGCAGCGTGAGCGTGCCAAAGCAGCAGAAGAGGCGCGCATCAAGGCAGAGCAGGAAAGAAGGGCTTCCGAAGAAGCCCGTAAAGCTGCTGAAGTAGAACAAGCCAAATCCCGTCCGATCAATCCGTTTGCCATGGCAGGACAAAAAGCCAACGAACAACCTCCTTTTATTAATCATCCCGAAGTACAACAGCCTGAGCTGTTAACGAGAGCTTTCAAGGTTACTACTACCCGTGAGAATATCATTGCTTTGGGTGACTTCATGAATGAAAAAGGTATTGATTTTGATAAAATAGAATTGCCATGAGTGAAGCTGGAAAAGAATACAGACAATTTGTAAAACAGCGAAGAGAAGAACGCTATAGTCAATTTGTAAACTCAACCCTTCCTGCCATCAAATCTTTAGGCTATGAAGTTATTCAACGAAATGATTATGGATTCGAATTCATTGTTCCTAAAAAAGGATTTGGCTGGGTTATATTCTACCCCAAGGGTGATAGGATATTATTGTGCAAACAAAATAAATGGATATATGGTGGTTTCTCTTGGATTCGCAAACATATACTTAAAGGCAATGGAAGTATGCAAAACAGATGTACAGACTATTATTCGGCTTCTTGATAAGAGTGCAGAGCTAATTGATAAATATTGTAAGAAGCCTTGTGAGTGTGATAAAGCAAGACAATGCAGGAAAATTAGTAAGAAACTTAAAAATAAAATTGACAATGAAAACTTTGCAAATCAGTGAACAAAAAGCTAGAGAACTCTACAAAAGTGGTTCCAGCGAGTTAAAATCTATTTTGGAAGAGTCTTTTGGAAAAGATTTTTTCTCTCAAAAGATAACAGATAGAGTTAAAACCTATGAAGATGCATGTCGCGAATTAAGTACCAGTCCTCTTGATGAAAATAAGTTGATGAAACTCGGTCTTACTAAACATGATATTGCTTATCAAAAGTTGGTAACCATTATCAAGGCCCTTAACGAAGGTTGGGTACCGGATGTATGTGATAGTAGTGTATATAGATGGTACCCGTGGTTCAAGACTAATGGTTCTCCTTCCTCTTTCGCTTTCTGCGATTCGCTTTGCGCTTATGTTTATGCGGATGCGGGTAGCGGGTCTCGCCTTTGCTTGAAAAGTAAAGAATTGTCAGAGTATTGTGGTAAACAATTCATTGACCTTTGGAAACAGTTCATTATTTAACTAAATATTATCATCATGAAAAAAGAAAATAAAAAGATTACAGAGTTAGTCAAAACGTTTGAGGATGCCCGTAAGCTGACCGGCAGACCGGATGTTCCTGACTTTTCCAATCTTCCCACTGACATGCGCAAACATTTTGAGGCACAGTATAAGATGATTGTAATTGCAGAAGCCCTTAACGAGGGATGGATTCCTGATTGGGATAATTATAATGAATATAAGTATTATCCTTGGTTTGAAATGTCTCCTTCCTCTTTCGCTTTCGACGGTTCGTTTTACGATTGTGCTTATGCGTATGCGGGTAGCGGGTCTCGCCTTAAATTTCGGACACGCGAGCTTGCAAATTATGCAGCAGAGCAATTTATTGATATTTGGAAAGATATCCAGATAGGATAGGATATAAAGGTTGCCTGTCCTTGTCTCCTTCCTCTTTCGCTTTCAACGATTCGAATTACGATAATGCAAATGCGAATGCAGGTAGCAGGTCTCACCTATGTTACAATAATCCAATGGGCAGGGGCCTCACCTCTTGGTGGAAAATAACAATTCAAACGGTGTCGGTAGGGCTTATCCGAAGACTCTTATTAGAAACAAAGGCTTATGAAACGATTTGGAAATTTATACTATCGTATTTGTGACATTGATAACCTTTACCTTGCATATACCAAAGCAAGAAAAGGCAAGGGAAATACTTATGGGGTCATTCAATTTGAGAAAGAATTGGATGACAACATAAATACCCTTCATAAGGAACTGTCAGAAGGTAAATACGTTACTTCTGAATATCAAACTTTTATCATACATGATCCTAAGGAACGTGAAATATACCGGCTCCCTTTCCGTGATCGTGTTGTTCATCATGCGATAATGAATATCCTCGAAGATATATGGACTCCGATATTCATTTCACATACTTATTCATGTATTAAGGGCAGAGGTATCCATGGAGTAATGAAACATCTAAAGAAAGATTTGAAAGATATCCAAAATACAAAATATTGCCTGAAAATGGATATTCGTAAATACTATCCGTCAATAGATCATTTGATACTTAAGAATATTGTCCGAAAGAAGGTTAAGGACAAACGTCTTCTTGAGTTACTCGACGGTATTATTGATTCTGCTCCGGGAATACCTATCGGTAATTATCTTTCTCAGTTCTTTGCAAACTTGTATCTATCTTACTTTGACCACTGGCTTAAAGAGGAAAGACGTATAAAGTATTATTATAGATATGCTGATGATATGGTAATACTTTCATCAAACAAAGAAGAGCTTCACTCTCTGCTTGGAGATATAAAATCATATCTGCATAATAAGCTTCATTTAAATTTAAAAGACAATTATCAAATATTCCCGGTTGATAATAGAGGAATTGACTTTGTTGGCTATGTTTTCTTTCACACTCATATTTTAATGCGGAAAAGTATCAAGAAAAACTTCTGTAGAAAAGTAGCAGTGTTGAACAAAAAGAAAACTACATCCTGCAACTGCAAGATAGCACTTTGTTCATGGATGGGATGGGCAAAACATTGTAATTCAAAGCACTTAATTAAAACTGTAATCAAAAATGAAAAGGTTTTCTGATTTTGGAATTGATATTGACGCGGGACGTAATATTTTCCCTGTACAGCAAATATCAATAACCGATATACTCAACTGTGAGATAGAGGTACTTGACTATGAATCTGGAGTTAAAACTCAACATGGAGATAATCGTTGCGTAGTCAAGATTAGGCATGAAGGAGCTGAATATAAATTCTTTACTAACTCTTCTCCGATAAAAGAGGCACTTAGTAAAATTTCCAAAGAAGATTTTCCATTTATAGCTACAGTACGTATCAAGAAAATAGGTACTGGTAATAATAAAATGTATTATTTCACTTAAAAGATATTGTATATGAAAATTACAATCAATAAACCAACTGAATTTGAGGCTGTCTACCTGAAAGTAGATGCAGGTGTTCGCTATTGGGAGGATGCAATAGTAAACGGAATAAGAGACATTGATTTATACGAGAGTAATGGTATAGGCAGCCCTCTTATTCCTTGCGCTGTACAAATAAAAGAAGAACCTGACTATAATATATATTCAGACCATTATCGTTGGAGACCTATTATAACGATTGAAACTGGTCGAATAGTCAACTGGATGCAGGGAACAACTGCTAATGTTCACTACAAAGTGTGTGATGATTTTATATGTGATATTGTTGATGAAGATGATAGTGCTATTGTTTCTTATGACGGCTATGTACCTAAGATCATGTGTCCGGCAGATAAAGGATATGGTGACTATATCATTATGAATATTGACGAAAACGGATTTATTCAAGGATGGAATAAGGAACTAATTAAAGAACTTGTAAAACAAGAGGAGGATTAATTATGGCAATGCATACATGGTTTGAGTGCAAGATCCGTTACGAAAAGGTGATGGATAACGGAATGCAGAAGAAAGTGACGGAACCTTATTTGGTAGATGCACTTAGTTTTACAGAAGCAGAAGCACGTATTATCGAGGAGATGACTCCATTTATAACAGGAGAATTTACCGTTTCCGACATCAAACGAGCTAACTATAGTGAACTTTTCCCCAGTGACGAGGAAAGTGCTGACCGCTGGTTTAAGTGCAAACTGATCTTTATCACCCTTGACGAGAAAAGCGGTGCCGAGAAAAAGACTTCTACCCAAGTGATGGTTCAGGCTGCCGACTTGCGCGACGCAGTGAAGAAACTGGACGAGGGCATGAAAGGAACAATGGCTGATTATCAGATCGGTATGGTATCTGAAACTTCTATTGTAGACGTATTCCCTTATGAAACTAAAGAAGGAAGTAATACTACAGAAGATAAAGAGGTAGTTCGCTTTATTGATAAGTTCCCTGAAGGGCAATGTACCGAAACTACAGTAGGTGGAAAACCGGTTATCGTTGATAAGACTGGAGGTAAAACAAAAGTAATCCCTAACAATAAATCAGATACTAATGAAGGAGATCAACAGTGAAGAATATTTGCCAGATTGGGCGATAATTGAAGACTAGTTTAAAAACGAGGAACGATGAGTGTTATTTGTTCCTCTCTATGTGATAAGCTATCTACTACGAATTTACTATAAAGAATAAATAAGTTATAATTATGGCAGAATTTTATAATATGGGAGAACTTATTCCTATCAGAGAAAATAACGGTCAAAGAGCCGTTAACGCACGTGATTTACATGCTTTCCTAGAAAGTAAGCAACAATTTGCTGACTGGATCAAGAATCGTATTGACAAGTATGATTTCATTGAAAATCAGGATTATGTAGTTTTTCATAATTCTATGAATAACCCATCTGGCGGTCGCCCCCAAAAAGAATACGCCTTATCCATAAACATGGCGAAAGAACTTTCCATGATTGAGAATAACGTACGTGGGAAGCAAGCAAGAAAGTATTTCATCAATTGTGAAGAATTTGCCACTCAAAAAATTGTAGAAGAAAAGAAAAGTACTAAACGTGAACCATCACTAACAACTAAAGTCCGTGTTGGTCTTGAATGGGTAAAAGGCGTAAGTGAAGTGCTTAATCTAAATGATTCTTCTAAATTATCTTTAATTAGTAAAGTAGCTGCACCTCTTGGACTTCCGACACCTGATTATACTCCGTCACATGGGATACTTAAATCCGCTACTGAATTGCTCAAAGAAGCGGGTTTGTCTATCAGCGCACAGGCGTTTAATCAAAGAGCGATTCGGAAAGGTATCTTATGTGATATTAAAAGGAAATCATCAAAAGGTAAAGATAAGCATTTCAAATCAATAACCGAATCCGGGCTTCTATATGGTGAGAACCAAGTCAACCCTAATAATCCTAAAGAAACGCAGCCGCTTTGGTATAAAGATAAATTCAATGAATTATTGATGTTACTTGATTTTAAACTTGTTGAAGCGTTATGACATACGAAGAAATGAAATCTAAATATTGTGGAACCAATATTCGCAGGAAGCCAAAAAGTGAAGAACATAAGATACAGGCGTCTTGTATCCGTTGGTTCCGTCTCCAATACCCCCAACTAAGGAATATACTGTTTGCCGTTCCTAACGCAGCAAGAAGAAGTGCTAGAAACGGGGCATACATGAAAGAAGAAGGGATGCTTTCGGGAGTTGCAGATCTGATACTTCTTAAAAGTAATCGTTTCTACGGTGCTTTGTGTATAGAAATGAAAAAGCCTGGTAAATACCAAAGGGTAGTACAAAAAGAATGGCAAAAGGAATGTGAAGCGGCTGGAAATAAATATGTCGTTGTCCGTTCCCTTGACGAATTTATCAAAGTGGTAACCGATTATTTGAATAACATGTAGTTATGGCTGTTTCGCAAATTATAAAAGATATTCGTTGCCTAAAGAAACTGATAAAAAATGCTACTGGATTGAAAGTCTATGAGCAAGAAGCTATTTATCATCATGATTCCTATTGGAGCATTTCTAATGAATATAAAGACAAAAACAGTCCTCATATCACAGTTACTAGAGGTAGCTATTGGACCTTGGATGATGGGGCAGAATACAAAATATCTATTTATGCTTCCTCTTTATCGATTGGCATACGTAGAAATTTCAACGCTCCATTATTTCAATCTTATATTGACAGAATAGTTCAGGCATTAGATAGCTGTTTTGGAGAAAAGCAGTGGAATTACTGTAATGAAGAATGCATTACTTGGCGTCCAATGTCTCGATTTAGTTTTTATGTGCAGATTCCAAATTTTAAAGATTGAGACTTATGAAACCGAATGAATTAGAAGAATGGCATAAGCTATCAAAGAGCCTTCTTGCATTTACTAATGATTGCAGTGAGGACATAAAGCCTTATATTCTTGGACAGCTGGAAGCTTTATGCGAGATACTGTCTGGACAAATTGATTTTGAGAAATAAAACTTGTGTCGATTGGTTCAACTCCTATTATCGGCAAATCGTTCTTTGACATTTTGTTTTCAGCTTTTAATCTGCCTTATTACTGCATTGGAATAAATAAAGCCAGATATAATGTCTGGCTTTATTTATCAATTAGTCCGAACCTTTTTAATTCGGCTTTATTGATTCGAGAGTTACTCTTTATCTTATCACAAACAAGGCTAATATCTTCCTCATCCAATGTGCCTAAACTAGTACTTTTAAGAAGTTTGTTCTTCTTTACTATTTTAATTGAAGAGCAATCTATGTAGCTATCATATGAAAGGAAATCATAACTTTCCCCTTTTATAAGATGTTGCATTGCTCGTACATTAAGTGGCAGATTCATATTAATAAAGGAGTTAAAGATGACACCACCATAAACGTTTCCATCGTTATCAAAGCCAAGTACTACAAAAAATTTATCACGACTGGTATCTCCGGGTTTGGGTACTACTCCATTGGCTTTGTTCATCGTAACAAAAAATACATCCCCTATCTTAATTTCCGAAGGTTTCATCAAATGCTATTGAATCATTAATATATTTTACAAGTTCATCATTAGCTCCTCCATCAAGGGCAATATCCCCCGGATCAATAACATGATTCCCCTTTTTGTCTCTCGCTTTTTGCCAACAAGTTGTATGAGAAGTTTTTTCCAACTCCTTAAAACTCATTTTCCCGTATTTGGAAATACATAAATCTAAAGTGTCTTTATCATATTGTGAAAGATAATCCATATTCGGTTCACGTTTAGATAATAGATAGTAATCTACAACATGAACATCATCTGTCATTTTTGAAAGAACGCTTTTTTGCCCCCGTATTGTACTATACAAAATTGTTGGTACTGGTCCATGGGGAAGAGCACAAAACTTATCTGCTATCATCAGTTGTCCCCAGTCAACCAAGCTGCGTTGATTGGCAAAATATAATATCTTGAACAAATGATAATAGTCCATACCCCCAGTTTTATTAAGGATATAAAGTACTATTTCTATGATTTTTTGTTGTTCAAATTTTGTCATTTTTTTAGGGTTCTTGGTCACTAATTATATAACTGCATATTCAAATATATGCATTTTAATGCAAAGAAACAAACAATAATTCAATAAGCAAACGATTAACGGCTTAATTAACACGTTAATTAACATGTTTATAGCTAAAATATCGGTTTATTAGGGAGCTATATAAATAAAGAGATGCATTTCATCCCTTATTTGTTAGCCTTTCTCGATTGTTGTTTTGACTACTATCGGTTGTCCGCAGTGGGGGCAGATGTCAGACTTGGTTTGTTGGGCGACTTCTTCCGGGGACGCGAATAGCTGCCACATGGGGACGTTGAGGGCGGTGGCGATTTTTTCAAGTGTAGCAGTTGTCAATGATTCAGCAGCAACCATTTGTCTAACAGCAGATAGGCTTACATTCATTTTATCTGCCAATTCTTGTTGTGTGTAATGTTTCTCTTTTAAAAGTTCCTTTATTCTCATAATTATCTTTTTGATTTCAAAAATACAGATTATTTATGAAGAATACAGTATATACTATATTAATTTATGCAAAAGAAATAGTATATTATAGTTGTTTTGTTTGGCGATATACAGTAAATACTGTATCTTTGCATCAAATAAAAGAACTAATAACAATTAACTCCTAAATATATGAAACGCTACAATTTATCAGAGATAATGAAAAACGCTCACAGATCGTATAAGTATTCAGGCAAGCAGCAAGGTAAGACTTTCGGTGAGGTGCTTAAAGCAACTTGGAAGCTTGCAAAACTTCAAGCTATCTTCACGCAGGAAGCAGTAAAAGCACGAACTGATAAATTTTTGACAGAAAGTAACGAAGCTATAAGAAGAGCGGCTAAGTCTACTCCTAGCAAAGCATACAATGATTTATCAATTCCTTCGTCGGCATATTACAATCCGAATAGCACCGGTAGATATGGGGCCCATTATGTAGGAGATTAACTAACACTTTAAAATATAAAACAATGAAATACGAAGTTTCTAAGAAAGGTTCAAGCGTAACATTTAAGTTCGAAACATACGAACAGGCGGCTGATTTCTGCTATATGTATGTCATGTCAATGCACGTGAAAGGTGATAGATTCCCTGAACTTTCAATTAGAGAGATAAGCGAGTAATCAGAACATTAAAATTTAGAGCAATGGACAATATTTTGAACTCAACAGTTGAAATGAGCCAAGCAGAACTTATTCTTCAGTTGGCCAAGACGAATGTGGAACAAGAGAAAAGGCTTAAAACTACAGAGCTAAGATTAAGCGCACTCGAAGAGGAAATAAAAAAGTTGTCTTCAAAGTGCATTGGTAACTATGGGTGCTCCACCATGTCATCATATATCCAGAGGTACAAATTACCGATTTATGTGAGTGACATTTCGAAGCTTAGTAATGATGCTGCACGATTATGCAGAAAAAGGGGGTATCCGGTCAATAAGGTAAATATTGAACGTTTCGGTGCAATCAATGTTTATCCGGACTTCATTCTTCATGAACTACTGGATGACTATATAAGGACCACACAGCGTCTTAATGGAAGTATAATAAGATAATAATACAAACTATAAAGCAATGATTAAGGTAGAAATAAGCCAATACTTAGCAATGTTAAAGTCATTCACTGAATGCGCTCAATACAGAGCGGAGTGTTACCGGTTAAAAGCTGAAAACGAAAAGCTAAGATCTGAACTGTCGGATAGTTTAAAAGATTCTCGGTCTCCCCGTAACAAAATCGAATACTTCGATTACGGTAGCCGGATAGGAACTAACTAAATATGAAAGTTGTGTTGGGGCTTCGGTCTGACACTTTAAGTTGATGCCAATCGACACAGTGACAATCTGAAAAATGGTTGTCACTGTTTTACCGATTTTAGTGGTTCTAAGTGAATCATGTAATTTGAAATAATAACTATTATCCTTAATTATCAATATGATATGAAGGTAAAATAGTACATAAAACAATTTTATTAACAACATAAATAATTAGTATTATGAAACAAGAATCAAGCGCAATCAATCCGTATAACGGAATGTTTGGACAGCAAGGATGGATTTGTCCGAAGTGTGGAAGGGTATATTCACCTTTTACCCAAATGTGTTTGTATTGCAAACCCAATAATACAAATACAATTTCTAATACAACCGTCAGTGAAGAAAAATTAAGAGAAAACCGTAAAACAGAGTAATATGAAACAGACATTAGAAGAAGCCGAGAAAGAATATTGCGAAAAGAATTATCCGTATTCAGATTTGAATATAAGGTTGCTGGTGGAAAATGCGTTTGAAGCTGGTGCTGAATGGCAATCAAATCAATCACCTTGGATAAGTGTGAAAGAGAAGGCTGGTTGCGATTCATCGAATGATTGTATTGTAATGGATAGTGATGGTGAGGTATTTAGAGCATGTTTCATCAGAAACAAGTGGCTGAAATATAATCGCGGGTATTATGTGATAGACAATGTGACTCACTGGATGCCTATCCCTTCATTCGATGAAATACTGGAAGCTAATAGGGATGTATTAGAACGGATTAAAGAGAAAGGAGATTAAATATGAAAGCAAGAGTAAAATCAACAGGGGTTCTAATAGATGTAATTCCGAAAATAAATACCAATGCGTTACATAGTGGAGATAACCTATATGTATGTGATAATATGGTATTCAGAGAGTGTGAACTTGACTTTTTAAATATTGGAAATTCAGCTATTGATTGGGAACAGAGGCGCTACGAATTGGCGAAAGCTGCTATGCAAGGGATTTTAAGTGACAATACAGAAGTTGGTTACGCTTGTTCGGAAGCAGATTACAAGAAAGGAGAGAAACATACAATACCTATAAGCATTGCTCGGTTTGCAATTGCTTGTGCTGATGCTTTAATTAATGAATTAATGAATAAAAATGATAGAAGTATTAAGGAATAAAACTCCTGTCGCTCGTAAAGAGCATAGATGTGAATTTTGTGGTGAGGTGATACACGTTGGAGAAAAGTATAACAGGCAGTCCAATGTTTATGATGGTCGTATTTATGATTGGGTAAGTCATTGTGTATGCTCCAAGTTAGCCTATGAACTTGACATGTTTGATGATTGTGATGAAGGTCTTGACGGTGATGGGTTTGTTGACAGATTGAATCAGTATGTTTATGACAATCATTATGATGATAAAATAGATGATATTGCGAAAGATTGGCAATTACCACGCTACGAACTTGTAAAGAAAGTATTAGATGAATTAAAAAAGGAGGAATAACCATGACCGAAGAACTTGTAACGCTTGAAATAGCAAAGCTTCTAAAAGAAAAAGGTTTTAATGAATACTGCGAGAATGTTATTGATGATAACGGTGTATTGCGCAAAACTTTATACCGAACAAATAACTATTTGCCTAAAGTGTGTTATTCTCGACCTACCCAAACTATTGTGGCTAAATGGTTAAGAGAGACAAAGAATGTTCATATATGTATTTATAATAATGCTTGCGGCTATGGATATGAAATATCTAAAGCAGATAATGGCACACACATATCTAATGACTTAAAAGATGGTCCTAACAATGGAGGAGTTTGGGATACATATGAAGAAGCATTGGAAGCAGGTATTAAAGAGGCACTAAGTCTTTTGTCTTAATTATTATTACGTGCTTTATTTTGATGAAGAGCTTAAAAAGTTATTTGAAAAATATCTAATTTAATTTAAATCATATATGATAAGAAAGGAGGACTAACTATGGGATTTACAACACCCTGTTTTATACGAAAGAATAATTCGGAGCTTAGGAATAAATTAAAAGAGCTTGGTTATTATTGCAATCCGTATTTAGGTTGGAATAATCTATACACTTCCACATACGGACTTGCTTCTGTTTATTCAATGAGCGATGATATAAATGTTATCTCTAAAGAAATGGATATTATTGATTGCGGAACCAATGAGGAACTTTTCCTGGCTATAGTAGCATTGAGGGACGATACAGACAAGAACCAGTGGTTTACGGATGGTTACTTATGGTTTAAATGTGGTGATGAAATGTGTGATGAAACTATTGAATACTATCTTAATAAATACGGTAGAAAATTTCACAAGGCTACGGTAGAAGAACTTATTAATCATTTCAAATAAAAGGAAGAAAATTTATGCCGATAAGCGAAGTATGCAATATAGACCGAATGGATTTCTTAAAGAAATTCCCAGATAACTTCTTTGACTTGTTCATAGATGATCCACCATACGGAATTGGAGCGGATAATCCTTCGATCAAGCCCAATACTGTAAAACAAAGTAATGGTAATATACTGTATGTTAAACAATCCGTTTATCCGAAATCAGACTGGGATTCACGAGTTCCCCCTCCAGAATATTTCGATGAAGTAAAAAGGGTTAGCCGAAATCAGATAATATGGGGAGTAAACTACTTTAATTACGACTTTACTGGTGGACGCATTGTTTGGGATAAGCTAAATGGTGATACTGACCAATACGATTGTGAAATAGCTTACTGCAGTATGAATGACAGAACCGACCTTATATATTGCATGTGGCGGGGAATGATTCAGGGAACCTATTGTGGAAAGGATTTATCTAAGGCAATTATCCAGCAAGGAAACAAAAAATTGAATGAAAAGCGGATTCATCCCTGCCAAAAGCCTGTGATTCTATATGGGTGGTTACTCAATCAATATGCCAACCCCGGTTATAAGATCGGTGATGCTCACATGGGTAGTCAAAGTAGCCGGATTGCAGCTTACAAGCTAGGATTCGACTATTGGGGATGTGAAAAAGATAAGTTTCATTTCAAAGAAGGTAATTCTCGTTTCCGCTATGAATGCCACGGAGAAATAAAAACAAATAAAGGGATTTTAGTGCAAACAAATCTATTTGACTTATAATATTAATATAACAATGAAGAAAATTGAATTTTACCCAGGAATCAATCTTGATAAAGCATATCAAGAATTGCAGGAGAATGCACCATGTTATGGTGAATTTAACGAGAAAACGTTGTATTCTACCGATTCTCTCAATGACGTGTATGTCAAAGTGACCGGCAAGTCAAAAGTGGAGCATGATGAATATATTCGCAAAATACGCGAAGAGTACGAACGTAAAGAGGCGGAATTTAAGGCTAAGATCCCGAAATTAACCGCAGATTACAGAAAACGTGCAAGGGGAATTATTCCGGAAGAACATTTAAAATACTGGGATAAAATAGTTCCTATCAGACTGAATGACTTATATCATGGTATGGAACTTGACTGCTGGTTGACGTTTATTGAGATTTTGAATGATACATCAAAGGAAGTGTTGGAAAGATTTGAAAGATGTCGGTTTATCTTCTGTGAACAAGGTCACAGTGGCATGAGTTCAGGACTTGTCTTTATGGGGTTGAAGCGTTTTCATCCATTAGGGGAAGCGTTAGTATCATATATTAAAGATTCAATAAAAGCATAGTATTTGTATGGAAATAAACTGTAAATACTGCCCTAAAAACGATGGTGCAGGGACGTGCAAAATAGATGACTGTCCTCTTCTTCCTATTATACAGGAAATAGAAAAAATGCAGTCATTCCTTGAAACAACCGCTAGTGATAACCCAAAAGAACTGATAGAACGTCTTACTGACATAAATGTCTACTTGGCCCGTTCAGGAAAACTCTTAGCTGATGCAAAAGCATATCAGGATCAAGTGACTGCAAATATATATTCGCAGCACATGGAGTTTATATCGCGGGTTCCGGCTACTGTTGCAATAAAGTTTGTTGCAGCCCAAAGTGTGACTGCTAATCAGTTGGTTGTATGGCTAGATCGCATAAATCGAACACTTGTTCATGCTGGAGATAATATACGTACGCAGATATCCTTTGCAAAGCAGGACATGGCATTGCAAAGAAAGGGATATTGAAAAAACGTTAATCACGGAAAAATAACTGATTTAAAGTGATTGTTTTTACGTCACTTTTGTTTAGCTTTACACCGTGAAAATAATGAATCATCTTAGTGGTGTTTGATGACAAAAGGATATTAAATAGGCTTTCTTGGAGTATATACCCTAAACACCACATCAAGGGTATAGAAACTCGAAAGCCTTCGCTTTTTATAGATGAATACAATAGGCATACATGGCAAATCCATTGGTTAATTTCTAAAATACTAGATTTAATTATGTCGAGACCTAATAAGACAGGTTTGAGTTATTTCCCAATGGATGTTGATTTATTCCAAGACATACGAATAAGGAAACTAATCAAGTATCAGAGTGGCAAGGCTATAACAGTATATGCTCTCCTGCTATGTCTTATCTACCAGCGTGGGTACTACATGAGGTGGGATGAAGAGTTGCCCTTCATTATATCGGAACAAACCGGGTTTGAAGAGGCGTATATACTGGAGGTCATCAGAAGCTGCATGACACTAGGGTTATTCTCCAAGAAACTGTATGATGACGAACAAATCATTACGTCAAAAGGGATTCAAGAGCGATACCTGTATATATGTAAACTGCTCAAAAGAAGAGTGAGCATTACTGAATATTTGCTTATTGATGAAGAAAAGGAGCTTGTTACTTCTCAAGAAACCGGGGTTATTTCCGGAAAAACCCCGGTTATTTCCGAAGAAACTGCTTTAAATTCGGTGAAAATGCAACAAAAGAAAAGAAAGGAAAAGGAAATAAAAGAAATCTCTCTATTGAGAGATAAAGAAAAGTTTCCCCCTCCCGAGGTTGTAGACAAAACATTAAGCGAATGCTATGATGAACTATCATGTGACAGAAGTTGGATTGAAATCGTAACGATGAATACACGTAATTCCGGTCATAAGGATTTTACGATAGACATGTTCGGAATGTATTTAAAACGTTTTTTCGAGAAGCTCCAAAACGAGGGAGAGGTAAGAAAGTCTCCCAAGGATGCAAAATCGCATTTCTCCCGTTGGTTGAATATTGAACTGAAAAAGAAAGGCAATTATGAACCAAAACCAATTACCAACAACATCTACGAGCAGAAGCGAATTGATTCTGAGCGGAGAAAATCTAAACTCATGGCTGAGTTCGCAGAAGCGGACGCAAAATTCCTTGCAGAACAAGAAGCTAAACGAAAAGCAGTTGGCTTTATTGGAGAAATATCCGACACCTTCCCGGATGGCGGTTGATTACAATCCTGACCTGCAAGGGAAACTTGCGAAGTCGAATCTTACACTTGCGGATATTGCAATGAATGACAACATACCTTCGTTGTCCATCATCCGCTCCGTGTACGGTGAAGACAATGCACTTAGGTGGATGAAAGTGCAGTTTGACAGCCTAAACGATTATGCGGAGCAAGGGAAGGGTATAGCAGACTCACAACTGGATGAACTTTGTATCCTTGTCCTGGGTGAGTATTATTGGATGAATTTAGCTGAAATATGCAACTTCATATCCAGGCTCAAGTTGGGAAAATATGGGCCGTTTTATGGAGCCATTGGTCCAATGAAGATTACTTGTTCGCTCCTGGAGTATATCAAAGAGCGACGTATTGACATCGAACGTTATGAACGTGAGCAATACCGCATTCAGCGACAAAAAGAGATAGAGGAGCGTGGTAATAATAGCATATCATACGCAGAATATCTTGAGCAAGAAAAGAAGCTTGTCGAAAAGGGTGATAAGGATGCTATTGAAAGAGCTTCGAAGCGTATCGGAAGCACTTGTTTGTCAACAGGTTAATTAAAGATAAAGCCTTGTGAATAAAACGAGTAATGTTTGTTTACAAGTGGAAAAATAAGTAACTTTATACCTGTAAATCAGAAATATATAAAATATAAGAGCAATGAAAACAATTAGAAAATTAACTGAAAGGGAAGTGGTACTCAACAGGCTCACACAACCTATTCTTATGCCTGTTATTTACTCACTAAATTACAAAGTTAGTAACCAAACAGATGATAATTCAAGGTTATCCAGTAATTTGTAACGGCATTCATAATGCCGAAAGGCATCTTAAGCCTATGTGCAAACAATGCCTGTTGTATACCAAAGTAAAGCAGCCATCGAGAAGTTCATGGCGCATAAGTGGAATTGAAAAATGTATCATAAATCATGTTAGTAGGAACAACAAATCTTAATACGACGCTCAACCTAACCTACGTGTTGACTGACGTCGTGGAAACGCTTCTCTACGATTTGAGGAGTGAAATGGGAAAACAAGGCTATGAATTGCGTCATGATGCAAAACGCAACTTCAACACTGCGATAGCAGCAATTCGTAAATTGAAACTTGATGTTGACAAAACGCAATTATCCACACAGGAAAACTTCGGGAATGACTCCGATTGTCTTCTTGCCTTCATTAAGCTGTTAATAGATCGCTGCGGTGATGATGACAAGAAGATGTTTGAGTTCTATAATTATATCAAACGGTATCCGTCGCAACTCGGCTTGGAGCTGTCTGATGAAAAGTGTGTGTTTGCGCATGTTTTTGAGAATAAGTAACCATTAAAACTTAGTAAAATGGACCCAAGAATACTTCTTCGTTTGGCTGCAATGTTTGTCTTTATTGCTTCGATTGTGGTTAACTTTCGAGACAGGGACGATTCAACCCTGATGTCCTTTTTATTAAATATTATTGGGTGGTTGATATTGATTTATAGTAAATTATAAACGTTTAAAACCAATAAGTAATGAACAAAAATATAATCATAAAGAAAGAGAAGCCTATCTGTCAGTTAGATGGGCTTCCGGGAGTAAAAAGACGTAAGGTTGATGCGTATAGTATCAATAATACAAGTGACATTGAATCAACCATCGAACTGGGATATGCGTGTACTTCTGCCGGAGATAATGGAGCTATAAATGTTTGGAAGGATGATGCAGGAATTATTCGCGGTGAATTAATGCGGTACTGTGTAACTGTTGAAAAAAGAACGTTTACCAGCTATGCAGAAGTGGAAAAATGCGTTAGTGATTGGCTTGAAAGGATTAACCCATAACCTTTATTGTAATGAACACAGAAAGAACTTTATATGAAATTGAAGTAGCTCTATCTAAAAGTGATGCTTTCAACTTTGTACGAAATATCATAGCTTTTAATGTAAATGGTATGAGTGATAGTTTAAGTATCTGGCACGAATGCGATATGCTCGTCTTATCAAAGTCCGGTTATCTCACAGAGATTGAAATTAAGCGTAGTTGGGCTGATTTTCTTGCTGATTTCAAGAAAAGGCATACTCACGAAGGAAGAGGCATTATCAAGTATTTCTATTACTGTGTTCCAGAATGCTTGCTTAAACAAGTTTACGATAAACTGGATGAACTAAAGGCTGACTATACAGGGATAATAACATACGATGAAGATTTAAAAATAACACTCCACGGACATCGATGGATTACTCACGATGGAAATTATTCGTATCACTTCACCGAACAACACCCATATCGTAAGTTATTTCTTGAAGAACAGCTACAAGTCGCTCGGTTCGGCGCAATGCGAGCAATTAAATTAAAGGAAAAGTTAATTAATAGCCATTTGGCGTAAAACAGTGTAGAAATGATTCAAATTAAGATTCGTGAGTTAATTATCTTCATTATAATCATTGCGCTATTTTCCTCTTTATTAATTAATTGTTCTCAGCATTCTTTGATAAAAGCGTTAGAACATTCAATAGAGCAAAGAGATAGCCTACTGAATGAAAGTTTTAAATTGAAATACTAATAATAAACAAATGAACATTGGATTAATCGACGTGGATGGTCATAACTTCCCTAACTTTGCTCTTATGCGTACGTCTGCCTACCATAAAGATAGAGGTGATCAAGTAGAATGGGCTGCTCCTTTTAGCAAATACGATAAAGTAATTGCAAGCAAGATATTTACCTTCACTCCTGATTTTAATTACTTGACTTTGGAAGCTGGCATAATAGAGAAAGGAGGGACTGGCTATAATATAAAAAAACAATTACCATGTGAAATTGAAAGTAGCAAATCTATGGATTATTCGATCTATCCTCAATACAAGTTTTCAATTCAATTTTTTAGTCGAGGCTGCATCCGTAAATGTCCTTTCTGCCTTGTCCGTGAAAAAGAGGGGTATATTCATCCAGTGGAACCTGTTGATTTGAACCCTAAAGGAGACTGGGTTGAGGTACTGGACAATAATTTTTTTGCTAATCCGGAATGGAAAGATTCGGTTGATTATCTTCTCAAAGTGAAACAGCCCGTAAAGCTTCATGGTGTAGATGTTAGAATTATGGATGAAGAGCAGGCTTATTATCTGAATAAGCTGAAAATGAAACAGAATATTCATATCGCTTGGGATTTACCGCAGATTGATCTAACGGATAGACTAAAAGAAATGATTAAGTACGTGAAGCCTTACAAAATAACCTGCTATGTGCTGGTAGGATTCAACTCTACTATTGAGCAGGATTTGTTTCGGCTTAATACACTAAAGAGCTTGGGTATTACTCCTTTTGTTCAACCTTATAGGGATTTTGTGAACAAAAGAAAACCTAAGCAATATGAGTTAGATCTTGCGAGGTGGGCGAATAGAATGTGGTTGTTTAAGTCGCTTGATTTTGCAGACTTTTCACCACTCAAAGGATTTAAGTGTGATTATTATTTAAAGCAATTAGCGTAAAACAAAATTAGAAATGAAGATAATAGCCAAACAAGATTCAGAGGGTGAGATACTGAAACAACAGAACGAACTTCTTCTGGGAGATTATGAAAGAGCGGTTGCATCCGATTGCTTTCAAGGTACGCTTGAAGAATTTAAAGAATTTCGGGAAGTTGGCTGCTGGGGAATTACCAGCATGAATCGGGACGATTTTTCAGGCTTTTCCCCAATCCCTAATGAGTTAGGATGTGGTGTTAACGGCGCTTTAGGTCCTCTGGGTACAAACTCCGGCTCTGCCTTTATTCTTGTTCCCTCGGAGTGCAAGTATTGCAAGGTGCGTTCTTTCCCTACTCTTGAGCAAGCGGAATGCTTTGTTTCAGAGAATCCCAGAATGACTGATGTCGAAATTATCACAGAATGTGAATTTGTAAAAGCATGGAATGATAGGTTTTATCCGTTGAACCGATTATAAATACTCAAGTAGTTATGATAGAAATATTAGAATTTATCTTTCAGAGTTTCTGGCATTGGATAGGTACCGTAATACTTATAGCTGCCATTCCTGTGCCATTTGGGAGCACTCGAACCCTGTTACGTATAAAAGGGAAAAGACATGAAAAAAGTAAAACTGATAAGACATGAAGGAACCACATACAGGCATTGGGATATGCCATTGCCGCCAATGTCGAATGGATAAGAAGCATTGCAGTTCTAAAAAAAGAAAGTTTGAGAAACGGGCTATAAATAAGTTCCGTCGGAAACAATTGAAATTAGATGAAATAATAAAATGCAATCGTTTCGGAAAATATTGGGCTTGATTCCATTAGTTCCGATTTAAAAAAAGAAAGGATATAATTATGAAACAGACAATAGAAGAAGCCGAGAAAGAATATTGCGATAAGAATTATCCGTATTCAGATTTGAATATAAGGTTAATGGTGGAAAATGCGTTTGAAGCCGGAGCAGACTGGCAGGCAAAACAATCACCGTGGATAAGTGTAGAGAAGCGATTACCGGAAGTTGGTGAACTTGTTCTTTGTAGAATGGTATCAAACGGAGCGATAGTAAGTGGATTCCTTGATCCAATTCCGAATTGTCTTCCCAAAGTGGCTACAAGGCCTGATTTTGAATTTGAAGATTACGGTTATTATTATTGTGATTTTTGGATGCCTATCCCTTCTTTCGATGAAATACTGGAAGCTAATAGGGATGTACTAGAACGGATTAAAGAGAAAGGAGATTGATAATGACAGCAAAAGAATTAAGTAAGTTAATCACTACTGGCAGAAAACTGAAAAAGTTTATTAAAGAAACTCTCCCTAAAATCAGAGAAGAGTATCAAAGACATGGCAATAATGGAATAGATAAGCATACAGATGGATTTGGCAGAAGGGAGAGTATTCAGAGTATGAATATAAGTAATCTTTGTTATTCTTCTTTTTCTGGCAGTTGTGGAAGTGGAGATACATATTCGGATATAGCAAATATGGATACTGATTTGATGAAGGAATACTTTATCAGATATCTGAATGGGCATAAGGATGAAATAATGGAGGGAGTAGCAGATTTAATGATAAATGATGCAAAATCAAATCAAGAAAATGCTATTAAGGAAATAGACGAATATAAAAATTCACTGCTAAAACTATTGGAGGAATAATCATGAAGATAACACTTCATGGGCATAGATATGTCACTCATGATGGAAATTATTCATATCATTTTGTTGAGCAACACCCATATCGTAAGTTGTTTCTTGAAGAACAGCTTCAAGTGGCTCGTTTCGGTGCAATGCGAGCAATAAAATTAAAGGAAAAGTTAATTAATAGCCATTTGGCGTAAAACTGATAAAATAATGAATTTAAACGAACTTCGTGACAAAGCCTATAGAATAGCTTGTGACCATGGCTTTCATGATAAGGAATTAAGTAATGAACATTGCTTAATGTTAGTGATCACAGAGCTTTCCGAAGCTGTAGAAGCGGACCGAAAAGGTAGATTAGGAAAAAATTGTAAACGTCGTTTTGAAATGGAATACAATCGTTATCCTGCATTAGTAGAGGAAGAAAAACGATTTAAGTGCTCGTTTGAAAATAATGTAAAAGATTCACTTCCCGATGAACTTGCCGATGCTGCTATACGACTGTTAGACCTATGCGGGCTACGTAACATTGAGTTAGAAAATGATTGTCTGGATGATGAAGTGCTTGAAGAATATTCGCGTATATTCATTAACAAAACATTCACAGAGTCCATTTTCAATATTACTAAAAATCTTATTGATAGAGATATATCCTACTCTCTTATTAAGATTTTTGGGCTTGCTAAGCATCTCGATATTGATTTGCTCTGGCATATTGAGCAGAAACAAAGATATAATGAATTAAGACCTGTGTTGAACGGAAAAAGATATTAATCATGAACAGAGAAATAATATTCAGAGGGAAAAGCACAAATAATGGTAAATGGGTGTATGCAAAATTACATGGGTTTGGCATGGACTTATTTAATGAGTGTGTACAGGAGAATACTGTTGGGCAGTTCACCGGCTTGCATGACAAGAACGGAAAAGAAATATACGAAGGTGATATTGTTGAACGAATAGTTACAAATGGATACGGTTTTGGTTTTATAGGTGAAGTGGGCTTTGATAATGGAGTTTTTGGTATAAAACATAAGACTTATAAAGGTTACATTGTATCCAGTTTTGTATATTCTTCGGATTGGAATGATGGTCATGCGCACGGAACTGTTTTATATGAATATGAACTAAAAGGAAATATCTACGATAATCCAGAGTTAATCAAGGAGGAATTATGAAAAAGATACTTTTTAATGATAAATTTGGACTTACACAGGCTGTTCTTGACGGTCGGAAGACGATGACGAGAAGGGCAATAACTTGTCCGAGAACCTTTAGAGGTGAATGGGTTGCAGGATTCAATGTGCATATCCAGCAATCTGACAGGAAAATAGTTGATTATCCTTGTATGTACGATGCAGACGAAAGGGAATTTGATGGGGGCCAAATACTTCCAAAATACAAAGTAGGCGAAGTGGTTGCTATTGCGCAATGCTATATGGATATTGACCAGTTTCACCGAAATGGTAAAAATGCAGCTTATTTAGAACTGTTACCTGGACTGAAATTATATCCAGGATGGGGTAACAAAATGTTTGTTAGATCTGATCTAATGCTACATCATATCCGTATTACTGATATCAAAGTCGAGCGCCTAAAGGGTATATCTGATACAGATTGCTTACGTGAGGGAATAGTGAAGGGGCAATGCGGCTCAAAAGAAACACATTTCTTGGATGCTTATTATCTGCCTGTTTCCTACCAACCATATTGTACTCCGCAAGAAGCTTTTTCCGTATTAATAGACAAAATTTCTGGTAGAGGTACATGGGAGTCTAATCCCTACGTATGGGTATATGAGTTTGAATTGGTTGATTAATTGCTTGTTATTTAGTAAGTTAAACAAAGTTTAAGTAAAAGTTTTTAGATTGTTTTATTTTGGTTAACTCGTTGATAATGACTATCTTTACAATACTAAAAGAAACCAATAATACTAATCATTAAAAGACAAGAGCAATGAATACTTACCACAAATTCTGTCCAAATGTATTTTTAGCAAAGTGCGAAGAAAAGCACGAAAGAGGTGAAGAAATTCTAGTTACCACTAGGTATGGCAAAGAAAACGAAAGCATAGTTTTCAATCTAATTTTTGAGAAAGACGGTTTTTACTATTACTCCATCGTACGTGCTGACGGTTTTAACGTTCAGGAATGGGCTAAGCAAAGAGCGGAACGCAGACGTGAATGGGTTATATCGGCAGAACGTAAAAGTAAAGAGTACTTTGACAGGTCTAATAAAGATAGAGATTTTCTTTCACTTGGTGAACCTATCAAGATTGGTCACCATAGTGAAAAACGTCATAGAAAAGCAATAGAGGATGCTTGGAATAATACCGAAAAAGCTGTTGCATTCAGCGATAAGGCTTTAGAGCATGAAAGCAAAGCCGAATATTGGGACAAGCGCGCTAATACAATCAATTTGTCTATGCCGGAAAGCATTGACTTCTACGAACACAAGTTGGAACAAGCGAAAGAATACCATGAAGGTGTAAAGTCTGGCAAATATCCGCGTGAACATGCTTATACTCTTACTTATTCCAAGAAAGCAGTTAATGAAGCACAAAAGAATTACGAACTGGCTAAAAAGTTGTGGGGAGACGAACTATGAATATATCACTATTAAGTCTTACTGACAAACAGGAATATGCCGTAAGGAATATCCTGCAATCATTAGATAATGCAAAAGTTTTCTGCTCGTATCTTGATAAGAATGATTTGAGAAAAGAGCTGGAGGATATGATTGAACGATTCATTAAACAAACCGAAAAGAAAATCAATGAAAATTTTTGAATATGGTACAGTTGATATTAGAAAATAGACTTATAGGTAATTCGGGCTGGATTGTTGAGTATTTCGATGTGCAAGGTTCAAAGTACATCAATACCGTAAAGATAAGAGGAGACAAGGATTACCAAATAGGAGATATATTCAACGCAATAGAGTATGGACATGATGGACTAAGTAGCTACCAACGCAAACACGGCATTGAGTATGACGGAATAAGTTTCCAATCCTCCATTGAAAAAGCAGAGGTTGAAATACTCTTGAATTTTCATTTGATAGACGAACTCAAAAAACGCTTCAAACCATGTTTCGTTTACCAAGAAGAATGGATGAACGAAGATGACTACGATGAAGCTGTTCGTGATAAAGCAAAGGAAATTTATGTTGATATTATAACTAATCTTTCTGAGGAATTGCATAAGGACTTTGAAGAGATAGATGAATCGGTGTCAGTCAATGAATACGATGATATTATATGTAGTTTTAGTAGTCAAATCATAAATTATACAGCATGAAAACGAAAGTAACTAAAGATGGTTTTATATGGCTTGTTGTACCAAGTGACGACGCAATGGAAATGTGGAAATCAAAGACAGCCGAATTGTATATACTCCACAATGATGACAGCGAAACAATGGTTGAAACCGATTTACAAGTGCAACGTGCCACATTCAGCGGAGAGCAGATTGGCATCGAAGTAGGATTCATCAAAGACTTGCTTCCTGTTTGCCCCAAATGTGGCAAAAGGCTTGTTCCAAGTGACAATCCTGAATATGTTTGGCAGTGTTATGAATGCGATGAGGATTTTTATTCATTTGAAGTGTGTAATGGAGACCAAAACCAATAAAGCGATTTCACTACTCCAGTGCGGTGATTTTAAAGCCGCACTGACTATTTTCTCCACTTTTCGCATTGGATTTACCAAAGAAGAGCAAAGAACCTTGAAAATAGCAAGCGAAAGCCTTTCTGGTAATTCCTCGTTCTATCGTCAACTTGGAATTGATACCGACAAAGCGATAGAAAAAAGTAAGTCTATTATTACATCGAAGTACTTGAAAATGAAATAGTTAAACAAAGTTTAAGTTATGTATGTTTGTGGTTTAAACTATTGGTAATCAATATATTATTTGTATCTTTACATATCAAAAATAACAAAATACGTAATCGCGGAGACGCTTACAAAATAATCAATGAGAGCAATGAAAAAGATAGAACAAATGACATCCGAACTTAACCGAGTATTGCATTCTAACACCTACCAATTCGAGATTGACACCGAAGATTTTGTTTTCGGTTTCAAGGAAACAATAAGAACGAGGACTAAGGATTTGGCAATGGCTATTAAGCTTGAACAAAAGGTAACAAGGGACTGCGGACGTTTCCTGTCCGACACCGTTAGAATCGTATCTGTAAGAATTTACAAAAACGGTGATTTGAGAAAAGAAATTCATGCTGAAGAAATAACAGCATCATATAATGGATAAAATATAGAGCAATGAAAACATTGAAAAAATTAACAAGCAAAGAAAGCTTTGCCATCCTTAGAGAAATCGAAAGCAAGAAATGTCCTAATGGCGTTAAGTATTCAGAGTGGAGAGAGGAAAGAGATAGACTACAGACGGAAGCCATCAGAAATTTAGTTCCCGAAGTCGGGCTAGGTTGTACCGTATGTTACTATTCTGACAGGCGAGCAGCTACTGTAACCAAAGTTATTTCTCCATGCAAGATTGAGGTTACATTTAATCAAACGGAATGTATCGACTACTATGCTGGTGATTATAAGATTTTACCAGAACTTGAAGGTGGACCAAAGGTGTTCACTAAAAGGAGAAATGGCCGTTGGGTGGCAGATGGGCAAGCGTACAAGGACGGTGTTTTGCTTATGCTTCATTATCAAAGTCATTATATTGATCCACGTTTTTAGCATTAAAAGCAATGAAAGCAAATAAAATAATGTTCCTATACTATCCTTGTATAGTAATTGTATGTGAATCAATGGAAACCCCTAATTCCAAAGACCCGGAAACAAACGATCTGAGGGAATATGCTAGAATAGTTAGATTTTCATATGAAACAAAATTTTTCCCTTATTTTGAATTTATCCCTGCTGGTTCAATTGAATGGACTAAGCATGCAGATATGCTTAGCAAAGAACAAAGAGACAGCATAGAAAAACGTTCCCAACAATTGCGGGAAGAGGATAAAGAGCGGATTGATTATTTCAACAAACTAAAAGAAGCAAGTATAAAATCACATAACCAACATAATAATAAGCAATGAAAACAACTGTAAAAGTGTATTTAAGAGATGAACAAGGTAATGAAGACTACTTCATTACTCCTATTAACTTATCAGAGCAAGAAGCTCACAAGTACTATCTCGGTAACATCTTCAATATGGGGTGCGAAACAGATCACATGATGAAATGCTACAAAGTTGAGACAATAAAATCATCAAATTAGATAAATTTATGACTAAAAGTGATTGTTTTTACTTCATATTTTGTATTTTTACACCATAAAATTAAAGCAATGAGGATTTACACAAGTTATTTCGGGAATTACAGAAAACTAGCAGCTGCAAACGTAAAAATGATATGTGTTGCGCTAGGGAAGCCAAGATTTTATAATGCACCTCAGATCATAGAGGTGGCACCAAGAAGATACATGTTGGATGATAAATGGACTTATGAAGAGTACACGAATATGTATTTGAATGATGTCCTTGCAAAAGTCAATCCGCAAGAATTGATTCAAACTATCCAGCGACTCAGTGAAGACAAAGACGTCGCTCTCTGCTGTTACGAAAAACCGGGTGATTTCTGCCATCGTCATATTTTGGCAAAATGGCTTACCGAAAAGACTGGCATTGAAATAACAGAGTTCGGAGTAGTTGAAAGGAAAGAACCTAAATACGAACAAGCAAGTTTGTTTGAGATATGAACAGAGAAATAATATTCAGAGGGAAAAGCACAAATAATGGTAAATGGGTGTATGCAAAATTACATGGGTTTGGCATGGACTTATTTAATGAGTGTGTACAGGAGAATACTGTTGGGCAGTTCACCGGCTTGCATGACAAGAACGGAAAAGAAATATATGAAGGTGACATTGTTGAACAAATAGTTACAAATGGATACGGTTATGGTTTTATAGGTGAAGTAAGTTTTGATAACGGAGTTTTTGGTATAAAACATAAGACTTATAAAGGTTACATTGTATCTAGTTTTGTATATTCCTCAGATTGGAATGATGGTCATGCGCACGGAACCGTTTTATATGAATATGAATTAAAAGGAAATATCTACGATAACCCAGAATTATTAACCAACTATCAATAGCGTTTGATAGAATGCTGTCAGATTTGCCAAGCAAGCGGTGGTTTGACAGCATAGTTAAAAGGGAATTTAGCAAAGATGGTCTATGCGTCGGACTAAAAATCCGAAGAACAAGGTTCGAATCCTTGAGTTCCCACAGTCTTGTATCAATGAACGCACCACTCTATCCGAATTGAAGACGGGCGTCGGGTCTGTCTGAAGATAGGAAAGCCGATAGAGTAGCAGATAGAAAGGGGAAGGGTAAATCCGAAATAAGTCCCAGAGAGTATCTATCAAGGTGGATTCCCACAAAATCATGTGGCAGTTGACGGTGACGACATGGCGGTTCATAATGTTGGCAGCTTGGAATAGACAAGCATTTGCGGAAATAGCTCATCGGTAGAGCGTTGGCATTCCAGCCAAAGAGTGGGGTTCGATTCCCTGTTTCCGCTCTAATGCCGTTAAACTCGGCTCGTTGATTGAGGTTGTGTAAAGTAAGCGACAAGGTTCGATTCCTTGCATTTAGTTGGTACTGCAAACAATCTGACAGCGTGGAAAGACACGCAAATTTGGTAGTATGGCGGAATTGGTAGACGCTGACAACTCTTAGTAGACTTGGTTACGATGTTATGAAAACTGGGCATCATTGTAAAACGAACCAATCCAGTGTTACACGGAAGATGTAGAAGATTGCCAAGCATTGCAGGTTCGAGTTCTGCTGCTACCTCAACCCTTATAGTAGCGATAAGCAAAAGCAAGAACATTAAAGCTTGTACAGTTTACGGGGTGATGGAAATTGCCATCTGACACGACTGAAAGAAGCCGAATAAATTGCATAGGTGTTCTTGCAAATAGCTTGAAGAATAGTTAGATTTGTGTTAAGCCTGCCGGGAATACGCCCGGTAGGCATTTAGTGCAAAATGTATATGAAGTTATATACAACTTAAATATATGAACGATAAAGGACTAATAAGAGCATGTGAAAACTCCGGCTGTGGTTGGAAGTGTTGTTCGTTCGGATCAGACGGACATATTGTAATTTTGCCCCATGAATTTGACGGGCATGAAAAAGAAATCTCCCATTTACAGATTATAGACGATGATTACTTTGGCGGTAAAAAGGTAAAATGTATCGCTAAAGATTGCAAATCATGTGACAATGGTTACAAGCCTATTATGTGTCGTACTTATCCTTTGTGGGTAAAATCAGTGAAAAAAAGTTTTGTGTTTCGTAGTGGTAAGTGTCCGCTAAATAATGAACAACTTGCTAAACATAAGGAGTTTGTATTAGACATTTTCAACAATTACAGAAAAGTGCTGTTGCCTGAAAATGATATAGACACATTCCTTTCAAAAGCATGGATTGACCGTTACGAACCGCTGTTCCCAATAAAGAAGGAAAGCACAGAGTACAAGATGCAGGTCAAATCTTTATCTATGTCTGATATATCAGATATTGAAAAGATGGAGCAGACGCTTCTTCGCAATCCAGATATGTGTTTCGCATCAGAGCCGGAAGACATAGCCAAATGCTTGGAATCAGGTTGCAGTTATGGGTTATTCGTAAATGACAAACTGGCTGCCTATTCTCTTGCATACTTCACAGAATACGGTACTGCCTATGTGGATAAATGCTTTGTTCATTCTGATTACAGAGGGAATGGATTCCAATACGTACTTCTCAATTCTAATATTGCTAAATTAATATCTAATGGGGTCCAGGAAATCTATGCCATGGTCTCACCGAAAAATGAAGCAAGTATCAAGAGTTTCATTAATGCAGGATTTTCTTTTAAACGAGATAGCAAATACAAAGAGATTGAACGTTTAATCTTAAAGTGGGAACTATGAAAGTTGTTGTCTATACCAAGAATATAATAGAGAACATTGAAAAGGCGCAAAGCTTTATTAATGTTCCTATCTCGTTAATGTTCAAAGATTTCTACGAGGATATTTATGGACATATCGCGGATAAAATAAACAATAAGATTTTTGGGCTTCATTTAAAAGATAGTATATGTTATTCTATTGGCAAAGCGACAAAAGATAATAGTGGTGCCGTGGTGACATCATTTACTGATGTTTGGCAATATCTTAATATCAATGGTATCGCATGTCAAGGAATACATAATTTCTACATTCCGATTAATGCTTGTGATGATAGAGAAGGTTTAAGTTGTTATGAAGCAAGTAAGTTGGCCAATGAAATAAGAATGATTTCAAGCTCCCATATATATGGCTTGATTACTTCTGGATGTCTGAATGAAAACCATCCCTCGGAAAAAGAATTGTACCGTATTTGGAAAAGCCTACGCGATAATATTGAATCTATTAGTTTGGGTGGTAGCTTTTGGCTTGGACAAGAAACTAAGATCCCAGAATTCACAAGCGATGTTCGTATTGGTGAATATATGCTGTTTGGCACAATCCCATATTGTGATTATGAGGTGAGAAAAGGTCTTAATGGCATAGAAATCGAAACAAGGGTTATAGGTATTTACCCAGAACGTAATCAATTGATTTTGGATTGTGGCTATTCAATGGTAGACTTAGATAAGTGTCAAATTAGTGATTGTACCAATTTGAAGTTTGTAGATAGTTCTAGTGAATACTCAATTATGGAGTGTGACCATGTCTCAGATTATTGCATTGGTGATGTGGTTACGTTTGTTCCCAATTATAAATCATTAGTCAAGTTGAGATATGCAGAACATGAATATAGATAAACCTTGGATTGATTATATATCCAATCGTACATTTGGCATGGAACTGGAGTTTGCCGATGGTGACAAACAACGCATCCCGCTTCCATCCGGTTACAAGTGGACGGACAACAAGTTGACCATGATGAACAATTCGGATGGTTCGGCAGTTACGCATCACGGCCAGTTCGGTGGTGAGATAAACACCCGTCCATACCATTACTGCGCTGAAGACCTTCAGGAGTTGAAAGACTTCATTCATACCATGAAAGATGCGGGAAGCTATCTTATGTGGAATGAAGGCTTTGATGCGCATCTGTACATCAAGGATATGGACCTGGATGTTATCAAGCGTATGTTTGTCCTCTCTTATTATACTGCATATCCAATCAAACGGATATTTGATATTGCGGAGTGGTGGGAAACAAAATATCTCGTACCAAGCCCTCCTTGGGATGTAGTGAAGCGTGTATTGGAAGCAGATACTATTGAGAATCTACTGAAAGTTTTTAGCAATGGTTCAGATCGAGGACACATCCGGTACTGGCTTAATTTATGTTCTATTGAAAAGATAGGAACGGCAGAATTTAGGATCTTCAATAGCTCCTGGGATTTCGATAAAATACTGGAAACAATCAAATTCATGTATTCGTTTGTGGAGTACGCCTACCTGCATGAAGATATGGAAGAGTATAAGCAACTCACCACAATTGATAGGTGCCTTGAAGTGTTCAATATAGACTATTCTAAGGTTCCCCAAAGACATAAACCGTTACTTTGGGCAGCAGAACACTCGGATAATGTTACAATAGTAGGCTCCATGTTTAAGAAATCCAACCGTATGCTTTCCTTTATCAAGAAAGAGGCTTCCAAATTCGATGTAGCCCATGTGGTAAACTCGTATTATATGGATATAGAGCAAATACTTACCAACCGTGAGATTAAGGTGTATACAAAGGAGTATTTTATCTACATGATGTATAAGGCAATCAAGGGAGAGATAAAAGAACTGCGCTTTAATGAAGAATATGAGTTTCTAAGTATTAAATCTGAAAATCCTGCTGAAATTATTGCCACTATTCACCTTTTTAATGCCATCAAAAAGCATAAGAATTCACAGGATATTTATCACAAATCGCTTTATGACGATTTTATGGCAAAGTTAGAGCATTACCATAAGAAGTATACGGAACGTTATCAAAAGCTAGTAGATAACCTTAAAAGTAAGTCTATTGAAGTGCTTTATTGTGCTGATATATCGGATGCGATTCTTAACTGTAAAGAGGATGATATACTAATCTATCAGAATGAATTTCATTCCGGAATGAAAGCTACGAGTAACGCATTGCAACGTTTCTTATTGGATGATTTTGGATCTCAAGAAAGAACTAAAACGAAATATGCAGAAATAGATGAAGAACAAGTTAATTACATGGCTCTCTCGCAGCATGGATTTATGGGCAGAAGAGAGGTATTCAAAGACCAACGCACATATATTTGGTCTAATGTGGTAGAAAGCGGAGATAGTAGCTTTAACAAGCGAACTATCGTTCCTTTAAAATATAAACGGCTTCCGGATGATTATATGCTTACGGATAAAAGCAAACTCCGGTTTGTACGTGCTTCTATGGCAGAGATTGATTATCTGCGTATGATTTACTTGAAAAAGGGTATTCTCCTCGGTTCTGCACCATTCTGTTACTTATGGTTCTTGGATGATTATGTGTTTGGGGCTTGTATGTTTGATTTCCTGAAGGTAAGCAAATACGGCATGGATGCAGTTTGGATGAAGTCGGATTTCGTGATAGACCATCCATTGCCCAAATTGAGTAGATTGCTAATTATGGGTGTACTTTCGTCAGAGTTCAAAGATGAATTGGACATAAGATATAAACATGAATGTGGAGTGATTGCTACTTCTGTATTTACCGATAAACCGGTAAGTATGAAGTATCGGGGAGTGTTTAAACTGCATGAACGCTGTGTTGGTAAACTCCATTACATACAAGATGCAGGCATTCGTGGCAACTTAGATGATATTTTAAAAGATTTTGTGAAAAAATACGGTGATGAGCCGAGAAAGGAATAATATATGGGAAAATTCAAGATAGCGGAAGTGCAATTATCTGACATTAAACTGGTCAAGAAAAATGCGCATTTCATGCAGCAGGACACGTTTAATGCCTTAGTGAATAACATTCGTAGAGACGGTCAATTATCGTCTGTACCATTCTGTGTAAAGCATTCGGATGGCTCTTATACGGTGGTGAGTGGTAATCACCGAACACAAGCGGCAAAAATGGCTGGGCTTACTTCCATCCATGTTATGTACATAGATGAAGAGGAGACTACAAACGATTGGTTGCTGGCAACACAATTGTCACATAACAGTATAGTTGGGCAAGACGATGCGGAGATTTTGAAGCAATTGCTTGATGAAATAACAGATGTCGCACTGAAAGAATATGCGCATATCAGTAATGAAGTTCTGGAAAGTGTGAAGGACATTAACTATACGGTTGAAATGCCGAATAATGAAATCGTCCCGGTAACTCTTATGTTTGTTGATACGCAGAAAACCGCATTCGATAAGTTGATGGAAACATTGGATTGCTATTCTGAAAAAGAACTTGGCAATCTTACTTTGGTAGATATGGATACAATGCACCGGTTGAATGAAGTATCGGCTAAAGTACAAGCCAAGTATAAAATCAAGGCCCAGGCTTTGAGTATTTGCAAAATGTTGGAAATTGTAAATAATGTATTGGAGGGTAATGCGGATGGAGAAAGATAGAAAATACAGGTTGAATACAAGGCAAAAGAAAACATTGTTTCTAAAAGCCCTTGATGCAAGACTTCTTAATGTGACGAAAGCATGCGAGGCCGCAAGTATATGTCGTTCTCTTGCTTATAAATGGAGAGAAAATGACCCCGAGTTTAAAGCGAAATGGGAAGAGGTTGAAGAAGCGTTCAAAGACAAAATAGAAACGTGTATGTTCACAAAAGCTATTACGGAACAGGACAATACTATGCTTATTTGGCTAAGTAAAACTAAGCTTCGTGATAGAGGCTACGTAGAAAAGATTGAACAGGATTTGAACGTGAACCCGTTTGAAAAACTTATGCAGGAATTGCCAGATGATGAAGAATGACAATAGCAGATGAAAAATCTTTGCGGAAAATCAAATCATGGACAGAAGACTGGAATAGGTTTGTGCGTGATGCTCTTAAAGCTCGTTTGGATAAGGAGCAACAGGATATTATTTCATCTGTGCAGTACAATCCTATGACAGCTGTTGCATCGGGAACAGCTCGTGGTAAGGACTTCGTGGCGGCCTGTGCATCTTTGTGTTTCATGTATCTTACTCCTCGTTGGAAAGATGGGAAGTTGACTAAAAACACTAAAATTGCTATGACAGCGCCTACCGCTCGTCAAGTACAAAATATTATGATTCCGGAAATCTCACGTTTATACAGGAATGCAGGTTTCCTTCCGGGAAGATTGTTGTCGTCAGGTATAAAGACTGATTACGAAGAGTGGTTCCTGACGGGGTTTAAGGCGGGTGATGATAACACCGAAGCATGGTCCGGTTTTCACGCTGTAAATACGATGTTTGTTGTTACCGAAGCTTCTGGTATTTCTGAATCAACGTATAACGCCATTGAAGGTAACTTACAAGGTAATTCTCGTTTGCTTATCGTGTTTAATCCGAATGTTACTACCGGTTATGCCGCACGCGCTATGAAGTCGGAGCGTTTTGCAAAATTTCGTTTGGATTCTCTTAATGCGGAGAATGTGGTATCTAAGAAAGCTGTAATTCCAGGACAGGTAAACTACGAGTGGGTTAAGGATAAAGTTGAGAATTGGTGTTCTCTGTTACAGAAAGCAGATTTCAATGAGGGAGAGGGAGATTTTACATGGGAAGGTAAGTTATATCGTCCAAATGATCTTTTCCGTGTCAAGGTCAGAGGTATGTTCCCTAAAGTTTCCGAGGATGTACTTATACCTTATGAATGGATAGAAATAGCAAACAGAAATTGGCAGGAATTACAGGCAAGCGGCTTCATTCCATCCAAATCGTGCAAGTTAGGTGTTGACGTGGCTGGTATGGGACGCGACAATAGTGTACTTTGTCCTCGATATGGTAACTATGTGGCGCAATTTGAAGTACATCAATCCGCTGGTCGAGCAGACCATATGCATGTAGTCGGTATGGCGATACCCTATTTGAAGAAGAGGGGAGCTAAAGCATTTATTGATACGATAGGAGAGGGGGCAGGTGTTTATTCCCGCTTGTTAGAAGAAGAATTTACAAATGCTTTTTCATGTAAATATTCAGAAGGTGCGGATGGATTGCATGATATTACCGGAGAATATGAATTTGCCAATATGCGCGCATATTTGTATTGGGCTTTGCGCGACTGGCTCAATCCTAAAAATGGATTTGGTGCAGCTTTACCTCCATGTGACCAGTTAATGGAAGAAGCGACTGAAACTAAATGGAAGTTTCTCAGTAATGGAAAGATTATCATTGAGGCTAAAGAAGACATAAAAAAACGTATCAAGCGTTCTCCTGACTATATGGATGCATTAGCGAATACATTTTATCCTAGGGATTACAGCTTTATTAGCGATGAAGAGCTGCTCAAAGATTTTTTGTAGTTGTGTTTCTTTTAGTACCTTTGTAACCGAAAACACTTCTTTTGTGTTTTCATTGCTCTTATGTGCACTGGCTTGTGAAAGTCGGTGCCATTTTTGTTCTATGTCAAAAGTTAAATCTTTGATTTAGAGAGGTTTGTTGTAAAAATAAAAGTGCAAATGTTTGGATAACTCGTTGATAATTATTATCTTTACAATACAAAAAGAAACCAATAATACTAACAATTAAAAGACAAGGGCAATGAAAGCAACAACAATCCAACAGAGAATAATAGAAAAGTTCATCATGTCAGAGTTTGTACAAGGTAACTTAGATACAAAAGAACAGGTTAGCTGTATGCTTATCCTAATTCAAAAGAAGCTGAATATGTCAGTAGAGCAAGCAAGTGACTTTATGAGAAAATCAATTGGTATTAACGCTTAATACACACGATTATGAAAGTATATGATATAAATGGCAATGTAGTAGCAGAAGGCTATTTAGTTCCCAATCCCAATTTCATTCCTAAAGGTGAATACAAAGAAACTGAACTGGATTATCAAAAGAAGCAAGCTGATATGTTGATAACTTCAATTGATGGCAGTTTCTATGAAATCAGTTTGCCTAAAAATGCTACACTTCGCCAGAAGATAAGCAAAGATATAAAAGGATATGGCAGAAACGTAAGAAGGTATAATGAAGATATAATTCATGTAACAGAAAAAGTCCTAAAGATTTTGCAAACTAAATATACTATAATGTGTGACTTTTAAAAATAGATATGACACAAGATCGACTTGATATATTTGAAAAAGTACTCCTTCTTTATGGAGAATACGTCTTACTCAATCTTTATTCTTCTGCTAAAGTTATGGAAAGGTACGAAGATTGTGCCATTATGCGAGATTTGATGAAAAGGCACAATATTGATGAACGTAATGAAATCCAGGATTGGCAAGCTGAATTATGGCGTTGTGGATATTCTGGTGAAATTGCTGGCATTAACTTTCCATATTATATGCATGAAGCTGTAAAAATGGTAGGTTATTAGATAAATATTATTATTTTTTTTGTTTAAAAGTGGCATAGTGAATGTCACTTTTGTTATATTTGCACCATAGCATCTGATGCTAACGTATCCTTTCACGTTCTCGGGTATACGTATTGTTTTATCCGGTCCCTTTTGGAAGGTATTTATTGTTGTTCAACTAATTACCGTATGAAGATGTACGGAACATGCCCATGGATGAAATAACCGCTATATTAGACAGTACCCGACCTGTTGATAATATTATCAACGACTTAAAAGAGAAATCAGTCTGTGTCCCCTCATGGGATAAACTTATCAAAGACTATGAACCAACGATGCACGACATAGTTACTGATACTGTTACTCGTCAAAACAAGGTAAGGTCTGACGGTACGGTAGAGCAAGCTTCACGTATCTATGTTGGTCTTGAAAAGCTTCTAACGAAGCGAATAACAGAGTTCATGTATTCTATTCCGGTAAAACGTATATATCACAATATAGAGGGTAATCCTACCAGACAACAAATAGCAAAAGCGATCGAAGCAATATACAAGTATGCTCGTATTGATAGTGAGAATATTAAGCGAGGTAATGCTTACTTTGCATCATGTGAAGTGTTCACTATTTGGTACACAGTTGAGAGCCCCAATACTCTATATGGTTTTACAAGTAGATATAAACTAAAATGTAAGACCTACTCACCAATGGACGGTGTTAAGCTATATCCTTTACTTGATGAACTTGGTGATATGATCGCAATGTCTTTTGAATACACAAAAAAGGTCAAAAATGAACAAATTACTTTTTTTGAGACATATACAGCAAACATGCATTATAAGTGGAAACAGGAGGGTAGCGGATGGGAATTAGTCAAATCAGAACCGGTTGCTATTCTAAAAATACCAGGAGTCTACGCCTATTGTTCGGTACCTATTTATCACGGGCTTTCCTATATCAGAAAAGAAATAGAATATACCCTTTCACGCAATAGCGATGTAATCGCGTATAATTCCGCTCCTATACTAAAAATAGCTGGTGGGATAAAGGGTAGTGAGAATAAAGGAGAAAGTCGTAGAGTTTATCGCGTAGAACAAAATGGGGATGTAGCCTATGTTTCGTGGGCACAATCTATCGAGGCATTAAAATACCATGTTGACACTTTAGTCAAATTGTTTTGGTCACAATCACAAATGCCAGATATCTCTTTTGAAAACATGAAATCTCTCGGTAATATCGGATTTGATGCAAGGCAGACTTTACTTACTGACGCTCATTTAAAGGTTGGAGACGAAAGCGGAGCGTGGATAGAAGCATTTGAACGCGAATGTAGTGTAATTAAGGCCTTCTTGAAAATGATGAATGTTACGTGGAAAGGTGAAGTAGATAATGTTGAAGTTGAGCATGTTATTACTCCGTTTATCCAAAATGATGAAAAGTCAGAAATAGAGAAGTGGGTTACAGCCAGTGGGGGGAAAGCGGTTGTCAGTCAATTAGAGGCCATCAAGAACTTGGGCATTTCTACCGATCCGCAAGAGACTCTCTCTCAAATTCAAAAAGAAGATGAAACTGCTTCTAGAATCAGAGTGAGCAACATATTTGAACAATCAGAATAATAATCTAAAATATAAATATTATGGCAAAAACGGATACTCTAGAATTTAATAAAGAAAAACAGGGATATTCCTGCGAATTTACCTCTGTTGGGAAATGTGTGATACAGATAGACAGAGAGAAAAGTGGCACACTTAGTATATACGCAAAGTTGGAAGGAATGGATTATACGCTATTGTATCAATACCCATCTGTTTCATTCAATGATAATATAATTTTTGAGCTTGATGTACAAAAAGGACTTTCTATCAAGATACTAAGTTCGGTAGGTGTCATGAGTGCAAAGATGACTTATGAAGATTTATAGATTGTCTGCCAAGTTGTAGAAAAGGTAAAGACAACATAGGAAATGTTTACGCTGCTGGCTTAAAACTTAAAATCATGAAGACAAAAATATCAAACTGGCTTATTAGATTAGCAGAAAAAATCAATCCACAAGAAAGATTGAGCAGTATTGAACGAGTTGATAACTACGAAGCAAAGAAGCTTGGTATCTGCCTTGCCAGAACTAAAAAAGAAATCAAGGATTACCGGAAAAAGAAGAAACTTGATGAAGGGTGGTCCAATCGTAAAGCCGATGAAATGCTTATCAGAGAACTTAAGAACGAAGTGCGCCAGTCAATCAACAACTCTATCAACCAAAGAGGGTTGGTTGAATACTCCGTTGAAAAGGTTGGTGACGAACTTCATGTTACCGGTGAAATCAAAGTCTATATCAAAAAAGAATCACATGAAAGTTCCAATAGATGAAATGACGTTTGCCGAAAGCGAATATCATAGAGGTAACAAAATATGGAATGCCCAAACGTTATACGATTTTGCTAAGGCAAAAGAGTATCCAGTTATGGATATGCCACTTTGGTGCATTGATTTGACTACTGAAGCATTTGAATGCAGCCAACTTCATAGTTTCATATTCCAATGCAAGCGGGTTCGTAACTGTTCGCTTGATTATCCTATCATATTAGATGAAGTTGGCCAAATTGCTGATGGCTATCATCGTTTATGCAAAGCTATATTAGAGGGTAAGGAGACAATTAAAGCTATTCGGTTATTGGAAATGCCGGCACCTGATAGGATTGAGGAGGAATAATATGAAGAAGCATACAAGAATTATTACGGTAGAATATGTTGTACGAGATTGCCCTATCTGCGGTAAAGTTATAGTGAAGCATCATTTGTATCCAGAAATTGATAAAAAGCAAGAAAAACTGCGTAGATGGCAAAGGAGGTAATGATTCAGTCTAAATATCATTGTCGAGATTGTGTACACAGCTACGATTGGCATGAGAAAAATAGTAAAGGTGAATTGTTTATGTGCCGATGTCGGTTATCTAAATGGACTAAATTTTTGAATCGTAATATATGTGATAAGTTTAAGGAGAAAGAATTGATTCTTAAAAATATGCCATGATTATTAGTCTAACCCCCGTGATTTTTCTGACAACTTAGAACGTAATATTAAAAATAGGACAATATGGCAAAACCTAAAATTCCAAATCAGAAAAAGAAGTATCAAGAACTTAACAGTCGGATAAATAGGTATGTCGTTCTTGTTGAGCAGATATACGACACACTGAATTTGGACGCCGCCAAAGCTGTTTCACGTACGGAATATTCCTCTGATAGCAATAAACCGTTTAAATGGTCCGATTACCCTCAAACTAAAAAACAAATTGACGACATACAAAGGCATTTCGTAGAAGATATAAACGCAATTATCTATCGTGGTACGACCGAAGAATGGAAAAATAGTAATGAAGCACAGGATTTGATAGCAAACAGAGTATTAAAAGCATATAACGCACAAGTTGATAGAGAGAAATATAAAGTTTTGTATCAAGTAAATTCTGATGCTCTGAAAGCATTTCAAAACCGGAAGGATAAAGGATTCAATATATCGGCAAAACTCTGGCAGCAATCTATGATCTACAAAGAGGAATTGGAGGCTGCGATCTCATGCGCTATTCAAAAAGGAACCAGCGCTGTTACGTTGAGTAAGCAAATATCTCAATACTTACTTGATTTTCCATCACTGCAAAAAGATTATAAAGACAGATACGGAAGTGCTGAACATATACAAGATTGTGAATACAGATCTATCCGCCTAGCCCGTTCGGAGATAAACATGGCTTATCGAACATCCGAAAATGAACGTTGGAAGCAAATGGATTTCGTAGTAGGATATGAAATTAAATTAAGTTCCTCTCATCACAACCGTATGCCACATGGAGATATTTGTGATACACTTGCCGGAAAATATCCTAAAGATTTCAGATGGACAGGATGGCACCCGAACGACTTATGTTATAAAGTCCCTATCCTCAAAACAGAAGAAGAATTCTGGGAATGGGATGGACTGAGCGATGTTTCTACAGAAAGTATTAATGAAGTAAAGGATGTTCCTGACGAATTTAAAAAATGGGTACTTGACAACCAACAAAAGATTGAGAAAGCGCGGGAAAGAAACACCTTACCTTATTTTTTGAGAGATAACAAATCAATTGTTCAGAATATAAATACTGAAAATTCAGCTAAAGAGCTTGTTAATCGTGCTTCTTTAGTTGGGAAGGAGGTACAAAGTTTAGCAGAATCCATCGCTAAAAATAATAAAGGATTTGTAACTCCAATCAATTACAAAAGCATTTCATCAATAACAAGAAAAGCGACAACGGAGGGTATAACTCCATACGATATAAAAGACGCAGTTAGGACGACAATCATAGTTCCCAAATCACAAATAGATCAAGTCTTGAACGAACTATCTGAAAACGATTCGTTTGTGCGACTGAAAAGACAAAAGCCGGAATCATTTATGGGATATAGTGGCAATATAGTTAATATTCAAACATCTAACGGATTAATTGCTGAGATTCAAGTTAATACAGACCGTATGATTTATGCCAAAGAAAAACCGGAAGACGCAAAACGAATTCTTGGAGAAAAACGTTGGAAGGATATACAAAATCAAACAGGTATGAAGGGGGGGCTGGGGCATAAATATTATGAAGAATGGCGAGTATTAGACAAAGCTGATAAAAAGGCGCAAAAAATAGTTGAAAAATCAATCGAATATTATAGTCATTTCCAATAAAAATCACTATCTTTACATATAAAAATGAACCAGAAGGAATTATATAATAAATTACAGTCAGGCGAAACGGTTTATTTACTTGACGATTTTGAAGAAGCTGTTATCCGTTTATATTTCGATAACGGCCAAACAAAATCATATATAAAACATCATGGACGTAATGAAATAGAAATTCCGCAATCCGATGATACAGTGTGTGATATAATTCTTGGAGGAAAAGAGATTTCAAAATCAGAATATGACAAATACTAGTACTTTATTAGAAAAAGCTCTTCAAATAGCAACTGATGCGCATCTTTATCAAGTTGACAAAGCTGGGGTACCTTATATTTTCCATCCTATCCGTGTCTCAAACAGATGTTCTACTGATGACGAAAGGATTGTTGCTTTGCTGCACGATACAATAGAAGATACCGAAGTTACCGCTGAATATTTACTTATGGAAGGGTTTCCTCGTAATATAGTAGATGCTATACTTTCTGTCACTCGCAACGAGGATGAAAACTATGAAGATTTCATAAAACGCTCTAGGCTTAATCCTATAGGAAGACAAGTAAAACTACATGATTTAGAAGACAACATGGATATAACACGTTTGAATGAACTTACAGAAAAGGATCTTTACAGATTGAACAAATACATAAAAGCATATAAATATCTTAAAGAATAATCGCTGATGTACAATTACATTCAGTTTCACGGCACGAAGTACAAGATTACTCTCGTGCCGTGCGTTTATTATGATAGTTTAACATTAAAAGTGGCGTTGTTTATGTCACTTTTGCTACTTTTGTATCAGAAGCGTATGAAGATGTACGCCACAGAACTTGTCGTGTTGTGATTTGCTTCAATTTAGCACGATTGAACGAAACTCATTGCTCTAATGTTTAGTAAAGTTCTAAGCGAATAGTCTGCTGGCATACGTGCTACGCAGACTATTTTTGTAATTAAAACATTGTACAATGGACAGAAAACAACAAGTATTGTTGAGATTGAAACCGAAAGTGAAGGCATTCGGGTTCAATTCAAGGGAATTAAAGGGTATTGCTGCCAAGATTGCCGATAACCTTACTTCCGCAGATGATGCCTCAGATGAAGACGTAAATGCAGAAATTGACAAAGAGATTGACTCCGCATTACGTTACTTGCCTTTCGGCCAGTCACAAGCCAATCGCTTGCTTGATGAATGGAAGAAAAATCACCCTGAAACAGATGACGACGACAACGATGACGATGATGACGACGACGGAGCTTCGGATAATCAAAGACGTCAAGCTGGTTCAAACACCAAAAATCCCAAAAACAAAGGAAAGAATGATGATGCTCCGGAATGGGCTAAAGGTTTGGTTCAGACAGTACAAACACTGAATGACGAAATCGCAGCATTGAAAGGTGAAAAAGTTACCACTACACGTAGAGAGAAACTTGAAACCCTTTTAAAAGATGCTGGTACATTCGGAACTCGCACATTGAAATCCTTCAATAAAATGAAGTTTGAAAATGATGAAGAGTTTGAAGAATTCTATTCCGAAGTTGAGGAAGATTTAAAATCTTACAACCAAGAACGTGCCGACGCAGGACTATCTAGTTTGGGGAATCCTCCAGGTGCAGGAAGTAAGAAACAAGAAAAAAATGAAGTATTAACCGATGAAGAGGTTATAGCAATTGCTAAAGGCCTTTAATCAAAAGTAAAATTAAAATGGGCGCAAAAGCTGATTTAGTAAACGAACAGGAGACGATTTTAACCGGAATGGATTCGATTGTTATTCGTAACTATTTGGGCGGAATTATGAATGGGCGGACATTAGACATGACTGGATTTAAGCAGTCTGTAATTAAAGCCGGTCATATTGTTATCCGCGATACAGAGAACGATACCTATAAGCCAATGCCTGTTAACTCAGCAGGCACAGCTTACGAATCATTGCCATCTAATCATGAATACGTTGGTGTTGTTGTTTGTTCAAAACCTGCCGACAAGCCATTCGTTGGTATTATGTATGCTGGTGAAGTAAATGATGTGGCGAGTCCTTATCCTATTGACAGCATTAAGGCTGCATTAAAAACGGCATTGCCGCAATTGGCTTTTTTACACGATTAAAAAGGAGGTGAAAGATGAATGAATCATTATTTATTGAATTTGTAAAAAAAATATGGCCCAAATTGAGCCTATATGTGAAAGAAAAGATCAATGGAACAAATAAGAATTTGACCTATCTTCACAAAACTATGCTTACCAGAGTATATTCTCCTGATCAAAAATGGGAAGGTACTTCTGCTAACACTACTTATGTAGCAGCGGATATGGTAGCTATGGATTCTCCTTTGTCTCCCAAGAAACGTGACTCTATTGCACGTTCTAGTGGTGAATTGCCTAAAGTTGGTATTAAAAAGATTCTGAGAGAAACTCAGATCAACGCTATTAATATCATGAAAGCACATTTGTCTAATGCCACTACAGAGGAAGCGCAAAAATCTCTCAAAAACAGAATCTTTTCTCGATTAACTGATGACGGAACCGCATGTTCTGTTGGTATTGATGAAAGGAATGAAGCTAATTTCCTTACTGGGCTGTCTGATGGGGTTATTATTGTTGAAGGTGATGATGATAAAAATTCCGGTCTCGGACTTCGTGTAAATTATGGTTATTTGCCAGAACATAGTTTTGGTGTTGTTACTACCGGAGAAGTAACAGGTGATGATATTGAAAGAGTTATAGGTAAAGCCAACGATGACGGGAATAGCATTTCTGTTATCATGTTAGCGTTGTCTACCTATAACAAAATGCGTCAATCTCAATGGGCTAAGGAATTGGTGGCAAGTTATCGAGGGCAAACCTTTGATAATGAAACAAAGTTGCCTGTTCCCACTTCTACGTTGTTTGATGAAGCATTTTCTGATCAATATAATGGCATTTCATTCTTTAAGATTGATCGTTCTGTCACTTATGAAAAGAATGGTAAAAGAGTTTCTTATAAGCCGTGGAACGCAAATAAACTTATATTCCTTCCTTCTGCTGACAATGTAGGTTCTTTTGTATGGGGAACTTTGGCTGAATCTACTAACCCTGTCAAGGGAGTAGAATATACCATTGTTGATGAATATAAGCTGATTAGCCGTTACTCCAAAACAGACCCGTTGCAGGAATTTACGAATGGGCAGGCTCTTTGTTTGCCGGTTATTGAGAATGTAGACCAGATTTATTCATTGGATATTCTGGAAGCTCAAACAGTAGATACAACGAAAGAATCTGAGGATTCTACTGATGTAAAGATTACGATTTGGGGAGTAACTTACAAGAAGCCAGAATTTGTGACAGAATACAATAAAATCGCTGGTAAAAACTTGACTTCCACCGTTTCCGATGATAAACTTATCGCGGCAGTCAACAGATTGAGTGATGCAGACGAAGCATCGTTGAAAAAAGCGGTTGAATCCCATAAAACAACATAATCCATGAAGACAATTCAGCAAGCCCTTATAGACGAAATACATTACCCGATTCCAGCTGGTTTTGTAGAGAATGTTATGATTAAACGTAATCTCAAAGTTGATGAAGAGTTTGATTATGACGTTTCTCGTTCCAACGAATATCAGGGGGCATTAGCTGATTGTCTTTGGTCTTTAGTTCAGTCTATCAATTTTTCTGAAGCAGATAAGTCTTTTGGAGCTTTATCTGATAAAGACAAAGAGCGAATTTTGTTACGTGTCAACTCTATCTACAATACTATTGGTGAGCCTTCGGTAGAACTGGAGGCAAAGCCGATGGTATATGTAGGTGATTGCTTGTTGTAGAATGGCAGTATTGAATAGAAAACCCCACCGTTTGTCATATCTTGTATCCGGTTCTGGATATGATGATGAAAACGGCGATTATCATCCCGGTTCCTCTGAATGGAAAGGCGTGATACCTTGTGATGCCGTACCTGCTGGAAAAGCGGAACAAAGAGAGTTTGAGGATGGTGTTGTAAGAAGCTATTCATACACGGTTTATCTTCCAAGTGATTGTCGTACGTTTACTATTGGAGACAGGGTTAAGATTGATCTTATCGGAGAAATTGAAAGAGAATTTGAAGTGAAAGGTTTTCATCGTTACCAGCTTCAGTGTAAAATTTGGGTTTAGGATATGGGTATAAGAATGGCTACCAAACTTGATGAAATTCATAATACACTTATGAGGGAGGCACAACGGGTTGAAAGGCTAACAATACGCGCTTTGTCGTATCTTGGAGAACAATGTGTTATCAGGGTACGTGATAGAGGTGGTGATAAAAGTTGGTATGATCAGTCTGGTAATTTGCGTAGTTCAGTTGGCTATGTAATAGCCCGTAATGGCAGTATTATCCAATACTCGGACTTTAATCAGGTGAAGCAGGGTTCACAAGGTGTAAAAGTCGGTAAAGACCTGGCAGAAGAACTGGCTAGAAGATATTCCAATGACTATGTTCTTGTTATTGTTGCCGGAATGAATTATGCTGAATATGTAGAAGCGATGGATAACAAGGATGTATTAGCATCAACGGAGCTATGGGCTATAGAACAGGTCCCTAAGATGCTTGAAAAACTGAAAAAACAGATTGCTAGATGAAATCGGACATTGAAATACAGAAGTTTGTCTATCACAAGATTAAAGGTACAGCTCTTGAACAAAATGTTACTGGAAAATTGAGTGATAGAGGTAGACCTAACAAATCAGACAAGGAAGATATTGTCATATCAGTACTTGCTAATGAGGGGTGCGGTCAAATTCAACGGGCTTATGTGAATATCAATGTTTACGTTAGTGACCAATGGAATGAAGATACGAAACAATGGGAACGAAATACAGTCCGTGTAGGCAAATTATGCGAATTATGTAAGTTCCTTTTCTCCATACGAGAGGAAGAGTATCATACGGTACCTAAGCAATGTTCTCAGAAAACCATTCCAACAGGAGTGACCTTTGAAGATGGACATACCGAACATTTCATTAATAACAAACTGTATATTGAGATAAATAACGAATAATTATTAACTATATTAAATGATATAGAATTATGGCAGTAATCGGGTGGGGGAAACCACGTATATTTATTAAAGATTTGGATGCAAGTTCTCCAAAGTGGGAAGAGCTTCCGACTCCTGTAGAGGATTCTACACAATTGACAACAACCAAAGGAGATAAACAGGAAGCCAAGATTGAAGGTGGGGAAAACGAAGACGTAAAGTATGGCAAAAATACTTATGCTCTTGCTCTCAACATTCGTGCCGCAAAGGGACGCAAAAGACCTATTAGTGATAGTGATGGTGTAGTTGCTCACAATTACGCTATTGCGTTACAGCCGGAGGATCCGGAAGTTCAGGGTTTCTGTATGGAAAAGACTACTGTTTCTGTTGAAGATACATTTACTACGGCAGATGGTGGTGTTTGGGCGTATATGTTTGATGCATTAAAACCTGGTGCCGACAAAAAGCAAATTCAATGGGGTAAAATTATTGTAACTCCGAACACTGGTACACCAACTAAAATTGAATGTGATCCAGAAGATGAATCCGGAGATGGGGATAAGTTTGAAGTAGCTCCTAATCCTGGTATAGGAGGTTAAGTTTTGATAGGTAATGCCGAGCGTGGGGGCGTAGTACCCACGTGTTTTGCGGAGATGGTGTAATGGTTGCATATATATCATCCAGATATCAGGTTACGGTTCAAGTCCGTATCTCCGCTCTGTTTTTTGAGAATCTGATTTGTTGTTCATAATTTAATGTCGGTTGTCTGTGAAGATAGCCGATAAAAAATAATTGATGATGAAAGAAACTATAAAAGATATAGACGCGGATATTGCTGATATAATAATGAGCGTTCCGAGAGGATTTAAAGTGGGTAAAAGAAAGTTCTATCTTTATCCTATTACTCTTGGTAAAACATATCTTATTTCACGCCTTATGTCTTCCTTGAATATAAATCTAAAAATAGTACACGCTAATCCATACATGGAGGCTTTAAGGCTATGCCAAGACAAGAAAAATATTGTATGCCGTATATTATCCTATCACACAATTAATAAGAAAAAAGATTTGTTTGATAATGATGTGATTCAGGAAAGATGTGATTTTTTTATTAAAGAACTTGATAATGAAAGTTTGGCACAACTGCTTGTGATGGTCCTTTCCGAAGGGGATATATCTCAATTTACTAAGCATTTAGGCATTGACAAAGAAAAAGAGTGGCAAGAAAAGGCGATGAAGGCTAAAAGAGACAATAATTCTTTCGTTTTCGGTGGAAAAAGTATATACGGTACACTAATAAGTTCTGCTTGTGAACGTTATGGCTGGACTTTTGAATATGTTGTATGGGGAATAAGCTATGCCAATCTGCAACTACTTCTTGCCGATTCTATAACGTCTATCTATTTGTCTGACGAAGAACGTAAGCGAGTTAATATACCTAAAGACCGCAACGTGATAAATGCTGATGATCCGGCAAATATGGCAAGGATTAAGGCAATGAAATGGGATTGATTCAACATAAATGTATGCAATAACTGGGTTTCTTCGGAAATAACCCCAGTTTCTTCCGAAATAACCCCAGTTTCTTCGAAAATAATACGGTATTATTCCGTGATTAATCACTGATTATTCCGTGATCACTACGTCAACACTACGTGATTTTTAAAATATATTAATTCTTATCTGTTTTATATTGAATATAGATAAAAATATCTATATTTGCATCTGTAACAAGTACGAGATGTTACCAGACATTGATTCAGTATTCTCCTGTACGGAGTTTATATATGAATAGCCTCGTAGTAGCTCGTACCTATTACGGGGCTTTCTATTTAAAGCCAGTTATACAATCGGTTCTATCAGTGCCAACCGTTCCGAACTTTGACAGCGGAGAGATAAAATGGCTCTTATGTTTTGCACTATATGTCTTTTATTGGAAAGTCCTGCTCTGTTCCTATCACCTAACAACAGGCGCCCAAGCGTTGTATTACGATAACCAATAAGGGATGAATCAAAGATATTGGAGAAGTATTGAGTGTTAAAGCAACAAAATGGATAATTGAAGTTTAATAAAGTCCATCCACCTCCTAATAATTATCTTGGGAGAAAGGGTGAGGTATAAAATTAGTCAACATGGAAGAGATATATTCGTTTGAAGAAATTGCAGATTATATCAATAAGCGTAATTTAGCCGTATCTCCTGAGTACGTTGTTAGTTATTGGACAAAGAAAAAATGGATAACTAAGAAAGGGACTCCTGTAAAAACATTAGCTGCTGTTGTTGATGTTGCTAATAGCATATTTCTCACTAAAAAGAGAAGAGAGAAAGGAGAGCCAACTTCTAATTTAAAATCTCTTCGGAAAATGAAGAGAGAAAAAGAAAAATTAGAATATACTAAATTTACCACTTATAATAACCAACTTCAAGATGATAGATGGATAGCGTTTAGAAACTTTGTTCTTACAGCAAGAGGGAAACGTTGTGAAAAATGTGGGAGTGACAAACATATTAAAATACATCATCCATATTATATTAAAGGAAGAGCTGCATGGGAATACAACTGCTTAGATGTTATCGTATTATGTAGTTGTTGTCATGAAAAAGAGCATCACATTTAAAAGAACAATATAACTTTAAATTATAGTTTATGAATGAACTTGTTTTCAAAGGTCAGAATGACCAAGTTTTAACAAGCAGCCTATTCAGTCTAAAAGTAAAGGGCAATAAATCACGATAGGCTTTGTGTAACCATCGTGATTTATTGGTAGTAAAATAGAACATATATAGCATCTAATTAGGAAACTATTTCTCCAGTATCCTTATTTAATATCAGATGGTATTTCTTTTTTTCTCCTACTTTGGTAGTGGCTTCAATGTCTAATATTACGTTATCTTTATCTAATGAATATATGGATTGGTTAACTCTTATCTCTTCATCGGTGATGGGTACCTGCCAAATTAGATATTCATCATATATATACATTGAAAGGTCGACACACATAACCATATTGTCATAGATATATACCATATTACTGTAAGATATAGGCAAGTAATTATTTCTTTCAATTTCTTTAATCCATCCTTCGGTACCTGTAGCATTATTCCCAATTGTCTGCTTTAAATCACTATCCAATACTCCAATTTCGTAACCTCCTGTTCTTGTGGTTATATAAATGGCAACATATTCTCCATACCAATCTGCTATTGCTTCTGGATAGAAGACAGTTTCTTCAAAGCCATTATTATGTTCTTTATCAAAATATTCTTTTTTAAGGACCTTACCATCTTTTATTTTCAAGATGAATTTATGTGGGTGATTAGCCATATTTGCGTATAAGCTAACCAATATATAGAAATAGTCGTCTTTTTTTAAGGCACTTTGAAGAAAACACCCGTTGACTATATATTCTCTTTTATCTCCGAACCCAAGATCATGAGTGTAATTCTCTGCTTTATCTTTGATAGTAAATACCTTGTTCCCTGATTCATCAATAGCCTCTATATAGTAATCTCCTTCAAAGATATAGGCTTGTAGTTTTAAATCATCTACTAAGATAGCACTGTCTATTTTATATTGGGGCTGATCTGGTTCATTAACAAGATTGTCGTTTGAACTACAACTTGTAAATATAATTATTGCTATTATAAAGAATAAATTTTTTCTCATAAGTTGTCTGTTGTTATTCCCTTATTGCCATTTTAAGTGATTCTTCTAGTTTTCCTGCATATTTAAATATATCGTCTATACTGTCAATCTGAAGCCATTCGCAACTCTTGTAGTTATCTAATGGTATTCCTATCTGCTTCTTTCTTGCGCCAATAGAGATACGGCATATCCAAAACCACTGGCTGTTATCAAGGTTCACGACGAAGTAGCTCTTGTAGTCTCTATAGGTTATACGTGTTACATCCACGCTTTTTCTTAAAATACTTCTTACGATATTGTAAGCATCCAATTCTTCTTGCGTCGTTACAACACCGGATTCTTTGTCCATATATACAACTCCGTCCGGGAGTTTCTCTTCTGTATTTTCTGTGGAAGTATTTATGGATGTATTGTCTGACATCTGGAGTGGATCAGATGTCTGCTCACCATTCTTTATGGCTGTGTTTAGCCTATCTGAAATGATGTCATTGATAATTGATGAGATGGATTTCTTTACAAGTGGAGTGAACATATCTATAACCTTGGATGTGATTTGCCCGGAAGTATATGCTTGGCGGGCGAAGAATCGTACAAATTCAGGTGTTGGCGATGAAAACTCGTTGTTTAGTATAGACTTTATCTCCGTTGTATATTTAAGTTCATTTGCCGTACTTAGAACATCCTCTTCGTTGTAATATGATTTATGAAACTTTTTTAGCTGTTCTATATCCGCATCTGATAACTCAAGCATATCCACAATAAGAAACGGCTTTTCATCCATGATGTTGATTTTCTCCAAGTCTGTATAAAAGCGGTATTCTATCCCATTGGTAAGTACTCCAAATCGTGCTTTTGATGCAACAAAATACTTCTGTAGTTGCGTGTCATGCAAGTTTAAGTCCTGTTTGCAGTGTTTGCATTCTATGAGTATTATTGGGCTTTCGTCCTTCATTATGGCGTAGTCAATCTTTTCTCCCTTTTTCTTTATAAGGTCGCAATCAAGTTCTGGAATGACTTCAAAAGGATTAAATACATCGTAGCCTAAAGCAGCGATCATAGGCATAATAAATGCTGTTTTCGTAGCCTCTTCTGTAGCTATACTATCCTTTTGCTTTTGGATACGTTCTGCAAGTTGTAAGATTTGATCTTTAAAGTCCATGCTTTTATTGTTGTATAATAATATATGCACAAATATATTTTATATAACAATATAAACAAAATTAAAGATAAAAAAATAATCTATTAAATATGTTTTTGCTATGTATGTGGCATTTAATACGTCACTTTTATTATCTTTGCAATGCCGTGTGATGTTGCACGGAACTATTTCTATCGAAAAGACTTATGGCTGGATTACACTTCGACATAACCGGTGACAACTCCAACTTTATACGTAAACTTCATGAGTGTGAAAATGGAGTAAAAAACACATCCCGACAAATAGAACAAAGTGGGTTAGGTATAGAAGATTTATTTAACCGTATGACTAAAGCTGCTGCCGCATTCGGAGTTGGTTTCACTGCGAAAGAATTAATTTCAAATATAGCACATGTTCGCGGCGAGTTTCAACAATTGGAAGTTGCATTTAAGACAATGCTTGGTAGCGAAGATAAAGCTAATGCTCTTATGCAACAGTTGGTCAAAACAGCTGCTACTACACCATTTGATTTGCAAGGAGTTGCAAATGGAGCCAAACAGCTTCTTGCTTACGGAGAAAACGTTGAGAATGTCAATGATGATTTGATACGTCTTGGGAATATAGCAGCAGGTCTTTCTCAGCCGCTTGGTGATATTGTGTATTTGTACGGTACTACCATGACGCAAGGACGGTTATACACGGCGGATTTAAACCAATTTACTGGCCGTGGTATCCCTATGATTCGCGAATTAGCAAAAGTATTTGGTGTCGCTGAAGGGAAAGTAAAAGGTTTGGTTGAAGCAGGGAGGGTTGGTTTTCCTGAAGTGCAGAAAGTTATCCAGAATCTTACAAATGAAGGTGGAATGTTTTTCAACTTGATGCAGGAACAATCTAAAACGATTGCTGGTCAGATTTCAAATATTGAAGATGCAATTGCTACTATGTTCAATGAAATTGGTAAAGCCAATGAAGGTATTATCAATGATGCTTTGTCTGGGGTTTCTTATCTGGTTGAAAACTACGAAAAGGTAGGAGCTCTTTTATTAGAAATAGTAGGAACTTATGGAGTATACCGTACAGCCCTTATGGCTACGACTGCATTGCAGGCTTTGCAAGCTTCCGGTATAACTGCTTTAACGGCGAAAGAAGCTATTCATTATGGGTGGTTAGTGCTTACGAAGAAAGCTCAAGATGCCTTAAATTTATCCATGCTTAAAAATCCTTATATATTGGTTGCTGCATCTATTGCAGGATTGGTTTATGGTATATATAAATTTGCTACAGCAGAAAGTGATACGGAACAAGCAATTCGTAAAACGAACGATGCACTTGAGGCACAAAATAATCATTATGAAGAGTTGAAAAATAAGGCAAGTCAACTCTCTAATATTTTAAGTGATGAATCTAAATCTATAGAAGAGCGTTTCATTGCATATCGTAAACTTCAGCGTTTAATGCCAGAAGTTTTTAAAGATATGGATTGGGAAGCAGCTAAACGGAAAACAAATGCTGAGCTTACAAAACTTGAGAATGATGAACTTTTAAGACAGCAACGTATTGGGCTAAAAACAAAGGTTGTAATGTCTCAACAAAAAATACAGGGGCTAAGGAGTAGCTTAATAAAAACTCAAAATGCTGGTGGGTATACTGGGGCATTAAAGGAAGATTTAGCTGCTGCTGAAAAAGAATTGGAAATATATCAAGAGGCCCTTAAGGCTTTTGAGGAAGCCAAAGAAGAATCGAAAAAAGCTAAAAATGCTCCAACTGTACAAGACAAAGAATATTGGGAGAATCAAAAAAAAGAAGCTGAAAATGCCTTAGAATCTATTGCATCTTCTCAAAAGAGATTGTTGGACGCTGGTAACTTTAAAGGTATAGATACTGCTGTTGTAAAGAGTTACAAGGATAATGTTAAAAAGCTAAAGGAGGCTGAAAAAGAACTGAAGGTTTATGACACCTCTTCCAAACAGGAATCTGCTGCTGAAAAACTTCGCAAACAGCAAGAAGGCATTCGTTCCCAGAATGATAAGATCTCTGAAATAGAACGCAAACAGGCAATCCAGCGTAAAAGGCAGGCTGAAGATATGGAAATGGAAATCTCACAGTCTGAGATCAATGCCATGGCTGATGGATCTGAGAAAAAACGTATGCAGAGGGAATTGGATAACCGGAAAGAGATCCAATCACTGGAAAGGCAAAAAGAAGATATGATCCAGGCTGTAATTCAAGCTGAGAAAGAGATTTTTGATGCTCAGGAAGAGTTGAAGGTTAAAGAGAATAACAAATATCAGAAAAAGACTTTTGATTCTTCTAAGGTGGATACAGAGAAGATTAGCTCTATCTGGGATACCATTATAGGGAACACGTCTAGAAAGCAACTTGATGATAAAATACGCGAACAAGAGGCGTCTTGGAACGAATATCTTATCAAGTTTGGCAACTATCAACAGAAAAGGCTGGCCATTATTGAGAAATATGATAGGGCCATAAAGGAGGCCGAAACGGCGGGGGATGTAGCTATCTTGATGAAAGAGAAAGCTAATGCGCTTGATGATTTTGACAACTCCGTAAAGAATAGTACAACCTTAATGGGGCAGCTCTTTGCTGATGCTTCCCAAAAGAGTGTGAACGAGATTCAGTCCATCATTGCAAAAGCCGAATTATTGATGCAATACCTTGGTGCCGTTAAGGATGAACAGGGAAATGCTCAAATCGGTGGAAAGACAGTTTCAAAGAAGGATATTTTAGGTCTTGGGATAAGTGACAATACCCTTCAAAATTTAGAACTTTCAACCGAGCAAACAGAGGCACTAAGAAATGCTATTGGTCGTTTAAAAGAGGAATTGGGAGCAAAGAGTCCTTTTGCGCTTTTCAAAAAGCAAGTAAAAGAAGCGGCAGGTGAAATAGCGAAAGGAGGTCAGGAAAATATTGCTCGAGGGATTGCAGGGATCGGAAGTGCTATTGTTCAATTTACTCCTGCTATATCTCAGTTTGGTCAGGATCTTGGTACAATATTTGGCAACGACGATCTTGGTAATAAAATAGCTGGTATTTCTGATGCGTTAGGTGGAGTTGGCCAAACAGCCATGGGAGTTGGCCAGATAATGTCTGGTGATATTGTAGGTGGTGCTATGAGTGCTGTTTCCGGTATTTCATCAGTTGTAAAGGCCTTGGATGGTTTGTTTGGTGCTGATTATTCCCGATACAATGAAATGAAGTCACAATATGAAGCTCTTAATTCTGTGTGGGATGAACTTATCAATAAGAAGAAAGAGTATATTGATATGTCTTATGGGGATGAAGCGTATAAAGTTGGGAAAGAGGCCGAAAGCCTGATAAAGCAACAAACCCAAAGATATTATGAACTTCTGAATGAATTAAGAAAAAGTGGGTCCAGTATCGGGTCAAGTTCTTTAGGCAAACGAATAGAAAAAAGACTTAATAAAGAAGATTGGGCCAGAATATCCAGTGCTGTTGGTGAATCTGTAACAAATGCAGAAACTTTATTAAATCTTTCAGCAGAACAGCTAGAAGAAGTGCTTGCCGACCCTAAGCTAGTCTCTGTCCTCAATACTGTCAACGAAGACTTTATAAAGTATATACAAGATATTGTGAATGGTTCCGAAAAATTAGAGGATATACAGAATCAAGTCAAAGAACAGCTTACTCAAGTATCGTTTGATAGCGTGTTTGACAGTTTTGTAGACACTTTGATGAATATGGATAGTTCGGCTAAGGATTTCGCTGATGATTTCACTTCTTATATGCAAAAAGCTATCCTTTCTACTATGTTAGGAAAGACATATGAAAAACGGTTGCAAGAATGGTATGATGCGTTTGCTTCGGCTAATGAAGATAAAGGCGGTATCTCTAGTGATGAATATAAGAATCTGCAAGAACAGTGGAATAGCATTGTTAATGATGCCATTAAGGAACGTAATGAATTAAAGGATTTGCTTGGTTGGAGTTCCGATACTTCCGTTTCGCAAGATTCTACAAAACGAGGGTTTGAAGGAATGTCCCAGGATACAGCAGAAGAACTGAACGGACGTTTCACGGCTTTGCAGATGGCAGGGGAAGAGATTAAGAATCAAATGATAAATGTTGTTGTTGGAGTTAACTCTTTAATTTCAATCTCAACAGAAGGGAATGTTACCTTGAGTAATATCCTTAGCCAACACGTAATTACAAATGGCTATTTAGAAGATATTGTGAAACACACAAAGCTGATGCTTGGTTTTGGAGATAAATTTGATAAGATGATTACTGTTTTTAATGATAGACTATAATATGGCAGCGGGAGAACTTTATATAAATAATAAAGACGCTTATACTACATGGGGTATAAGTATGGATACTTCTTCTTTATCATCATTGATGACGCCACCTCCAATGAAAGATTTTATAGAAAACAAATCTCGTTTGGAGCACGGCAAGAGGGTCATAACATCAAATCCTAAAATTGATGAACGGAATATTACATTGACATTTAATCTTACAGCTAAAAATGAAGAGCAATTTTTTTCACGGTACAACTCTTTTTGTGAAGAACTTGCTACTGGGGTATTGCATATCAAAAGCAAATATCAACCCAGTATTGTATATAAAACTATTTATTTGTCATGTAATCAGTTCACACAGTTTATGAGAGGAATCGCTAAATTTTCGTTGAAATTAGTAGAACCTAATCCGACAGATAGGGCTATAACATAATTTTAATTATAAAGTGATTGTTTCAATGTCACTTTTGTTATATTTGCATTCAATAAAAGCATTGTGTGAAGGCGCACAAAAACCAATATGATTAGCATTAAAGACATAACTGGCAAAATACGTTTCTCTTTCGTAGAGAATACCGGTTCTGTATACCGTAAGACTTTGATGAAAGAAGATTATATTCTTCTTCATTTCAGCGTCTACCAACCGGTTCTTTTTGAGAAGGGAGATTATTGTGAAACAGAATTTGGACGATTTGAAATTGTTGATCTTGTATTCCCGAAGTACAACACTTCAACAGGAGGCTATGATTATGAACTCCGGCTTGACGCGGAATACTATAAGTGGAAGAATAAGATCTTGTTCTATGATCGTCAAGGTGGTAACCGCGAAGCTTCATGGAATCTTACCCGTACTCCGGATGCACATCTATCGATAGTGGTCTCTAACTTAAAATCTTTAGGTTACACATACAACTCAGGAGTAGAATATACTTTTTCTATTGACAGCACAGTAGAGAAGTCTGCTAAGTTGATCCAGTACGATAATACGAATATCATTGATGCTTTGACCAAAATAGCGGAAACATGGGACGCTGAATGGTGGATCGTTGATAATGTGATTCATTTGGGCAGATGTGAATATAACACAGCGGTAGATTTTGAACTGAATGGGCTTGTTTCCGAAATGTCTCGTTCTGAAAGCAACGATAATTATGCTACCCGTGTTTACGCTTTCGGTTCTACCCGCAATCTTCCTACTAATTATCGTCCGGATATAACCGGTGTTGTGGTCGACGGAGTAGTCCAAAGAAGATTGATGCTTCCCGAGGGTACTCCTTATGTTGACGCTTTTCCGGATATGTCTACGGAAGAAGCTGTTGAAGAAGTCGTTGTATTTGAGGACGTGTACCCCAAACGTATAGGTACCATGTCAGACGTGACCACTAAGGAATACACAGACAAGATTGAGAATGAAGATGGTACCACAACGGAAGTCAAATGGAATGCCTACCGTTTCAGGGATTCCGGCATAACTTTTTCAAAAGAGTATATTATCCCCGGTCAGGAGTTAAGAATTGTATTTCAGTCAGGTCCTTTAAACGGTATGGACTTCGCTGTTACCTTTAATCCGGGTGCTGCGGATGAAAAGAACAGTGACGGATCATGGAACTCCGCTGCCCAGTTATGGGAGATCGTAAGGAATGAAGATTACGGCCGCGAACTTCCGTCTGCCCCGTTAATCCCTGAGAATGGGAACACTTATGTCTTGTATGGATATGATACAAAATTTGTTTCTGTGTCCATGATTCCTGATGCCGAAAAGGAATTGCTTGAAAAGACAAAAAGCTACGTAGAGAAGAGTAAAATAGACCCATCTGTATATACATGCGTCATGGACCCGATAAAAGTGGGTGGATTTAATGGAGGACGCGTTATTGATTTGGAGATAGGGGACCGTGTCAATATTATCAATCCGGCTTATGCAATAAAGAGCCGGCAATCTCGTATATATGGCTTTGAAAAGGCACTGGATAAGAAGTATGAAGTTACTTATACGGTGGGACAATCGACTAAATATTCTCGTATCGGAGAGATTGAAAGTAAAGTCGAAGCGTTGACATATAAAGGGGAGGCTTTTACTGGTTCCGGTACCGGAAGTGTTTACATTGTCGGGCGATACGATAAAACGAGGCTTACTGACCGTAATGCTTTATCTTCCCTTCGGTCTTTGGAAACATTTTTTCGGAAAGACCAAGAGGATGTTACCTTCTACAAACAGGCCTTTCGTAAAGGTATAGAAATCGGTTGGAATGAATCCGAAGGAAAGCCTACTGCTTCTCTATATGAGGATGGCATATTAAACGCTGCCGCAGCTATACTGAAGGAATACATCTCTTCGCCTAAGTTTATTCCGGGATTCACCGGAGAAGGCTTTAAAATATATAAAGACGAGTATGGCAACTGGCATATAGAATGCGACATTCTAGATGTGAGGAAAGTTATGAATGTATTTGAGTTGCTTATACAGAAAATACGTTCAATAAATGGTGCTCTTGTAATAAGCCAAGCGAACGGGAAAGTCAGTGCAGTTACTGAGACTCCTGATTTGCAATCTTGGATTCTTGAATTTGAGGATGAAGATGAAACATTCCAGGCGCACGACTTAGTGAGGTGTCAAGTATTTGATAGAAGAATAATCCAGTCACCGGCTTTTGATTTCACAAAATTTACAGCCTATTTATATGATGGTTCAGCCATAGATGATAGCGTAAGGATAACGAACACAAGCATTGAGTTTAGCATGAATAATTCAGCAAATTCAGGCTTTCAGTTATATTTACGTCCTGCTGGTCATAGCGAACAAACTCCAATTACTACTAAAGAATGTATTTTAGAAGTATCAGGTCTATATGATGGCATGATGGCTATATGGAATGCACTTGATAAAGAAGAAATTGGAATGGAAGGTGTTGGAGGCTTTTTAGTAAATGGCGAAAATACAATTAGAGCTATTACAGAAGCTGATAATGCGTATAACCTTGTCATAATGGTTCTTGCAGACTCTGGACATGGTAACGGAAAGGTTACTGTTACTCAAAAAATGGAGGATACATCATCTAAAAAAGGTAAATACTATTGGTGCGAAGTTGCAAGCGTAAATGGTAATCTCGTAACTATTCCTAAGTCTGAATTTGAGGGTATTACGCCAACTGTAGGTGATGAAGTTGTACAGATGGGTAATACAGAGAATCCTCTTCGTCAGAGCTTGATATATATGTCGGCCGCCGAGGATGGCAAGCCTAAGATTGAGATATTAGGTGGAGTCAAGACTAAGTCATTTGCCGGAGCGTCTCGCTCTGTATTTGGGAATTTAGATCATATAACGGACCCGGATTTTCCGGATAATATGCAGCCGCACGATAATGGTGTATATACAAATAACGGTTATTTCAAAGGCATCTTCATCCTTCGCAACGGAAAGACCATCGAGCAGGAGTTTGAGTCAACCAACAAGGAAATAGACATCGCCAAAACCGATGCGAAAGCTGCTCAGGACAGATTAAACACTTGGGCAGATGATGGTGTAATATCCCCGACTGAAAAGACCGCGTTAAAGCAGGAAATGGAGGCATTAAAAGCAGAAAGAGATTCTATTCTGGCTAATGCAACACGGTATGGCATTGATACCGTTGCTTATCGGAATGCTTTCAACGATTACTATCATGTGCTTGAAACACATTCGGCGAGCGAGCCAGAGAACATACCGGTTAGCGCTTCATTCAAGACTCTTCAACAGGCTTATTATGACCAGCAGCGGACAATTATAGATGCGATAAACTCCGCTTCATACTCTTATGTTGGGGAAAAGGTTAAGATTGAGACTGACACGATTATGGAGGCTTTGCCCGGGCAGATTACGTTGGCTGTGAAGGGTGAGGTGAGTAAAATAAAGGTGGGGGATGTTAACTTGCTGAAAGGTTCTAATATTGAAACATCAAATCCGTCATATAGAGTTGCAGAATATAGGTATGATGTTAGGCCTGAGATTGGTAAAGAGTATACTTTAACCCTTTGTTATACTCTTGGTGCTAACAATTGGGGTATTGGTGCATTTTCGGATATTGGTTCTTCTAAAATTGCGCAATTTGAAACTCGTGGAGAAAGAATAATTGAATCTAAGAGAGTCGAAATAGCACGCATTTTATCAGGAGATGGCATAAGTTTCTATCAGTTTGAGAATGGAAATTATGGTTCAATTATACATTGGGCCGTTTTAGCAGATAGCAATGTAGGTGTAACGCAGTGGATTCCGTCTGCAAGCGAGCGGGGAGTAGGTATTAAGAACTTATGCTCTTATAGTAACATTGTAAAAGCAGGATTTACATATGCTTCACGTTATGACGATGATGGAACAATATTAATGCTACCGGGGATTTTACACTCAGAATCGTATAATGCTAATAAGGATATGTTCGGTTTGACCTATGACCCTCAAAAAAGGTATTATGTGTTTATAGATCATTCTGTTCTATCATCTACAATTCCTAATGGCACAAGAAGTATCTTTTTGCGGATCGTATACACTGATGGCACAAGCGAGGACATGTCGGTATTTAATGACAGCATAGGAAACAATTTCATCCTTACATCAAAGGCTATTAGATACATATTGGGTTCTTATGGTACTTCTGTCTCGACTTGCTTGCGTATTGGAATATTTGAAACCAATACTCCTGTAACCTGGAGCCCAGCCCCAGAAGATCTTAACTACATTGCCAAGACCTACACCGACTCAGAGATAAAAGTTACGAAAGGGTTAATTGAAAGCAAAGTCTCCCAAACCGACTTTGACGCTCTCGGACAGGTTGTATCCAATCAGGGCACTGAGATCTCTCAGACCAAGACGGATATTAACCTTGTATCAACGGTATCGGGTAATGCACGTTTGATTGCCCTTGCTATGAGCAAGGGTAAGATGTTGAATCGTGATCCGGAGTTTAGGAGCGGGATGAACGGCATTGGAACCTACAATAACAGTGGTAATGGTATGGTTGCAGTTGAAAGAGTGGCAGATATTAATTTGCCTAATCAATCCGGATATAAAATTAAAATTACGACGTCTGGGGCTGCAGAACCGGGTTTAGGTGGGTTTACTTTTGGCACTCAAACACGCGCCAATGCTGTATTTATAACTCGGTTTATTGCATGGGTTCCTGTTGGATATAGAATTGAGTGGGCTACAAACTCTACGGGTAACGGTGGTACATCAAAATGGCTCACCAACAATGTCGGGACTGGCGACTGGGAGGAATATGCATTATATGTCAAGTGTGGTTCAAGTGGTACATTCTCTTCTACTAATTATTTTTATTTAGCGGGAGGTGATGGCAGTTTACCCGTCACCTGGTACCTTGCCTTTGCCACGGTTTATGACGCCGGCTCTATTGATGACACTCCTACAAAGGATGAATTAAAAACGGGAATCACTATTAAGCCGGGTGCTATCAATATATTCGGGAAAGATATCAGTATTGCAGGCATGGTTACTTTTTCCGGCTTGTCGGCATCCGAGCAGCAAAATTTCAAGGGTAATACAGGACCACAAGGACCGCAGGGTCCCCAAGGTCCAACTGGACCTACCGGTGCTACTGGTGCTACCGGATCTATTGGTCCTATTGGTCCCCAGGGACCACAGGGATCTCAGGGATCTCAGGGGCCTAAAGGAGATAAGGGAGACACTGGTCCACAAGGACCTCAAGGACCGCAGGGATTCTTGGACGCTACCGCTATGCGTAACTTGCAGAATGATTTCGCAACGAAACTCGGATACTCTTCGTATGACCAAATGGCTTCGTATGCTACTCAGGGTAAAACAATTATCAATGGTGGATTGATTCGAACGAACTTGATAGATGCAACCGCAATCGTTACCAATGCCTTAGCGGCTGGTCGAATTACTACTGGAAATCTTACGGTAACGAATGGCTCTTACCTTGGTGGCTGGGAGATCAAAGACAACGCCATATATTCCCGTAACATAGCAGACGCTAAGATACAGCTTGAAATCAACGGCTATCGCTTCTTGCGTATAAATCAGTATGGAGGTGCAGCTACAGTAGGAAGTTACCCATTGATGGAGATTCGTAATGACAACCAAGACTGTCTCTCTCTGTCTACATACGGACAAGGAGGAAAGGCTTTGAGAATCATCGCAAACTCTGAGGGTGGGCATGCAATACAGAGTCATGGATCGCATCTGTTTGGTCAACGTAATTCTGAGTCATGGAACGCTCCTGGTATTCTTTGCGGTGTTTATGTGTATGCTGCTGGCACTGGTAACCAATTTTGGGGGAATGGTTGTACAGTTGGTACAGTAAGTAATATATCAACCGGAAGGTACCGTATCTATCATAATTTAGGTCACACAAAATATTCGGCGATTATACAGGCCTCAGATGACAATGGATGGTGTTTTGGCATGGTAAAGAGTATTACTAGCACTTACCTTGAAGTGCATTTGGTCGATGCTAATCAAGGAGATAGAAACGTAAATTTCTACTTGTATTTAGTAGGTCGTAACGTCTGGTAAGTAAAGAGATAATTATTAAATCAAAATATATAGAGTATGAAAATAGATTTTAGAAAGATCGTGGTTAACGATATCGAAGGCAACGTCTTGATGAAAGAGGTTGAGAAGAGAGACTCTGAGGGCAACATTGTCGGGACGGAGAGAGTGATTGATTACAAAGATGTAAGCAAGGACTTAGGTAATGCTATTTACTTTAATGTGAGTGACATCAAAGATCAGGAGATCGGCAGAAAGTTATATCTTGAAGGTGAGATTGAAGTCGATGGTCCCACTGCTGCTCTGATTAAGAAATTTGCAGATCAGATTTTCTATGCTTATGTAAAGTTCCCCCTCTTCAAATTGCTGGATTCAGCATTGAATCAGAACAAAGAATAAATTTATTATAAACTTAAAATTAAAATGCAATGAACGAAGAGATTAAAATTGTAGCTACCGATACAACAGAAGTAAAGAGCTTTGAAGGAACTTCTTTAAGTATTCCGACCGTTAAGTATTCGATCAGATATACTTCAATCAATGGTAACAAACAGTCGATATTTGTCGGTGTAACCGATAATGCAACAGAAACGGTACCGAACGCCGACGGAGATGGTACACATGAAGAGATCAGAGAGATGAAGTTGGGAGAGGTCCGATTTGACCCTGTTCCAACTCCGCAGATAACTACTGTTAGTTTTATCTACACGAATGACTTTGAATGTTATATGTCTGATATCCGTAAGATCATTGAGCAGATCACTAGTGATAAGTCATAGCATAAAAAAGCCCACCTCACCTTCACAGGCAAGATAGGCTCACGCATTTATCTAGTTTTAATTTAATTATGTAATCTGATTACAAATGTAGTATTATTATTTAAAAAGACAAATATGCAAGACAAATCAATACATCAATTCTCTTCTGGTCTGTTTGCTCCTGTAGCCGGAAGTTTCGTAATGGAAGCTATAGAGCACATGATCCCATGGTTGATCACTATGTTCTTTGTAATACTGTGTGATTTGGCTACGGGATGCAGGAAGAGCTTGTTGATGGGTGAGCGCGTGAGGTTTAGTAGGGCTTGGCGGGCTACAATGGGTAAGATGGTTACCTATTTTAGCTTTGTAATCATGGTGGTGATGATAAACGAGGCCAGTGGTGGAAGATATAACATTGATATATTTGCTTGCTTATCTGTCTGCTTTATCGAAGGTTGCTCTATCATATCGAATATTCTTAAGCCCAAGGGATATGATTTTAATCTGATAGTAGCTATTGGGTTATTCGCTAAAAAGGTATTCAAGATAGAGAAAGAAGATTTAAAAGAGGTGATAACTAAAAAGGAGGAGGACAAGAAATGAATTTAAATTTAGTATATCTAATTCCCTTTATGCTTTATGTCATATTCTTTGCATTTACGAATGATAAAACCGATAATGGCAATAGGGGTATAAGTAATAGCAGAGGACCTAAGAAAGGTTGATAAAGCATATTCGTGTCCAAGTGTATAGTTTTCCGGTGAACGTATAAGGTAAAAAGATGCAGCTAACATTGGACATATGAGTATTAGGATTTCAAGTTTATATCTACGTTTTGCTAATACAGAACATAAGCAGAGCATTGCAAATGAATAGTATATAGATAAAATGGAAGCCGTAGCAGAAAATATAATCTGCAAATAGATATCTAAATTATTGAATTGCGGAATATATAAATATAGTATAGTGAAAATCAATGGAAGCTGTATGCAAAGCCGGTAAAAACATTTTTCTGTTCTGTATTATAGCTTTTAATTAGTTCAGATATATCCATAAAAATCTAATTTTTTTGCAAAGTTAATATTAAATAAATAAAGAGGAAAAGAAAATAAGGAGGAAAGAGTATGAAAATTCTAATTGACAACGGACACGGTGAAAACACTCCCGGGAAACGTTCACCGGACGGAAGGTTGCGTGAGTGGGCTTATTCCAGAGAGATAGCGGATATGGTCGTTTTCGGGCTGAGAAAGCATGGTGTTGACGCGGAACGCATTGTGAAGGAGGACGTGGATGTTCCATTGTCTGAGCGTTGCAAACGTGCTAATAATATTTATCGCGATTCTCAAAAAAACGCTATTCTGGTATCCATTCATTGTAATGCGGCCGGTAACGGGACAAGTTGGATGAATGCTCGGGGATGGGGTGTATATGTCAGTGATAATGCTTCTTTTAATAGCAAAAGGTTGGCTTCCTCCCTTGCGGAAGTAGCGGAAGGTAAAGATGTGACAGTACGCAAACAGACTCCGGATGTGGACTATTGGGTGCAGAACTTGGCTATTTGCCGGGATACGAACTGCCCCGCTGTACTGACAGAGAACTTCTTCCAGGACAACAAGGAAGATGTGGAGTTCTTATTGTCGGCTGAGGGCAAGCGGACTGTGGCAAATATTCACATAGAAGGTATTATTAACTATTTAAATTCAAAGTAACATGGCTCTAACAGATTTAACTTTCAGCAAACATGGTGAAGCTTATGTATCGGACCCTGTGCAACTTCAATCGGATGCAGGCCTTCATCTTGAATTTGCAAGTGAAGATAAGAATAACGTTGTCTCTCTGTTTCAGAGTATGACGAATACAAATTACGTTCCTTTCGGATCATATAACTATGTGGGTAGCACAATGGATGTTGCTATTACAGGAGTGATTCCCGGGATGTATATCAAAGTGCAGTCTATCTCACAGCCTACTTTGGCTAAAATTCTTGTATCGGAATGAAAGTTTCAATCAATCAGGTAAAGATTAACCGCGTTGGCATTAACACGGCTCAGGTTAGGGGAATACGTCTTGGATCAGCTTCAAAGGGAGGGCAAACTTCTCCTTTTCACCCGTCCCTTGTAGATTATTGGAACTTTAAAGGTAAGAGCAATTTTGATAAAGATAGGAATACTATCAAGGGAATAAAAGGTGAATTATTGACCGCGTATAACTTCGGTTGGAGCTTAGGCAGTGGTTATGGGTTATTTAAGGAGAATTACCTAACTTATAATAAAGCGCAGAATGTATTCGTAACGGATGATCATTCTGTTACGATAATGAACTTTGTTCCGGCCAATAATTGGATACTTTCAAAATACGGGAATAGTCAATTAAATGCTACAAGAATAAGAGTGACAGGACTTACAGCCAATAACCAACTTGCTTATGGGTATTCACCTACTAATGATGGAGCAAGAGTCTTAATGGCAATTCCCTCAGATGGAGAATATGATTTACCTAAGAGTGTAGTTAATACTCAAACTTATAGTGTTGGTTTCATTGTACAGAACGCCTTATCTCAAAATGTAACTATACAGCAAATTCCAGAATATGAAGGAGCAATAGTTACGGATGGCGTTGACGATTATCTGAAACTTGATAAGGTAGGATATAAGATAGGAACTGTTATAGTTAAATATGTCCCTATTTCAATACATGGAGTATGGAATACTGTATTTGATACTTATAATGACGTTTATGTTGATAAATGTGTTATGTTCTATAATAATACCCTTGAAAATTGGGGTTCTACTATGAACAGAAAAATTATAAATGATTATTCTGCATTTGTTAGCGATACTCCTAAAAATGTAGATGTGCCTTTATATCTTGCAGCAAGGTATGAAAATACAGTTAGAGATTATCTTTCTATGGCTCTATATGAAATGGCTATTTATAGCGAGATACTCACTGCTGAAGAAATTCAGAAAGAAATCAACGTCATGAAATATGGTACTCCAAATCCAGTGTTTGCATTGAACTTTGATAACTTTGCATATAAAGCCGTTGATTATCCTGAATTTGCCAGTGGCGAAGCTACAACAAATAAAATTGTTGTATATAGCACAGCTGAAACCTTTAACGGTGCTATTGCGGTAGCTATGAATCCCGAAGCAGATACAGGAGACCCTATTGAAGTACCGTCTTACAAAATAAAAGTCACAGGGCTTAATCAGTATAGCGTTGGTGAAGGTAATTGGGCAGTTGGATTAATGGGAATGATGATTGATTCAACTAAAGACCCTTGGACTTATCCTATATCTAAAGATGGAGTTTACGATATACCGGCAATTTCATTGAGTGATGGGATTTATAATTTAGGAATAATGGCTCAAATCGCAATTGACAATCCTATTGAGATAGAAGTCCTCTACGATAAGAATATCACAAAGAGCTTCCCGGAGAACAAACAAATATTCCCTTAAAGTTAATAAGAAAATTATGAAATACGTAATTGTAACAGTAGAATGGTGCCTGAATCACGGTGTTGTGGTACCGGCACAAGCAAGAAGATCTGTTGACGGATTGAAAGTTATCCTGCATGAAGATTATATCGATCCCGTCTTGAGAGAAGAGGATGACATGACCGCGTACCGGCATGATTCGTCCGAGTTAAGGAATATATTGAGTGGTCCTGAGTGGACGGTTCCGCAAGAGGGGGTATTATGAAACGGTTGACATGTATCGTCTTGCTGATGTCGGCAATGTGTTTAGCCGGATGTAGGACAACTCAATACGTACCGGTTGAAACTATTAAGACTGAGTATAAGACAAGAGATAGTATTCGTCATGATAGCATCTATCAGCGTGACAGTATTTATGTAATAGACAGGGGTGATACAGTGTATACTTATAAAGATCGGTATCTATATAAGTATTTATATCTTAACCGTATTGATACCGTGATTAAGACGGACAGTGTTCAGATACCTTATCCGGTTGAAAAGGCGTTGACCAGATGGCAGAAGGCAAAGATAGAACTTGGCGGATGGGCATTTGGCGTACTTATAATGTTAGCTATTGTGTTAATAATTAGATTACTCAAGAATTAACCGGCTAATATCTTCACAGACCTCACCGGTATGAAAAGTTTAAGTGTAACAATAACAAAAAAAGTATATAAGATGTTCAATAAAGGGAGGGAAAATATGGTATAAATAGACTCTAATTTGTACACCGGTAAAGTAGAAGGCCGGTTATCTTACAAACGTGCTCTTTTGGGGGAAGAGTTAAAAGAACCCCCGACACTGAAAGTTGACGCCAATCAAACTTTTAAACATACAAAAGCATGCATAGATAGTGCCAGGGGTATAATGTCCTTAACATTTCTATACATGCTTTTGTTCTTTCAATAACCGTAAGTTTGATTGGCAAGGGCAAAAGTACAACAAAAAATTAAATTACTATGTGTAAGTCAGAGATTTTTGCCGAGATTCTAAATATTGTTGGAAAAGAAACTGAAGTTTCTACTGAATTGATCCTTTCATCAAGTAAAGTTACTGAAGTTGTTGACGCCCGTTCTATTGTAGTATTCTTCCTCACTGAATACGGGCTATACCCTGAACAAATAGCGACTTTTCTTCACAAGACATCCGCTAGTATCCGTTACCTTATATCTACTTTCGAAAGCCGTAAACTGGCAAACAAAATGATTGCAATATATCTGCAAAATATTCGCAAATCGCTTGAAAATGAGCTCTGATTTACGCAGTTCCTATTATATACTTTTGTGGTGCGGTTAATATTGACCGTGTTATAATTGTATATTAATATGAGTGAAACAAAGACTTACGTTTTCCCGGAGTCAGGCGGGAACGGTGGTGGTAGTGGAATGATGGCTATGCTTGCTCCACTATTGCAACAGAAAGGTATTGATCCGAACTTGTTGGTTGCTATGCAAGGAAAGAACAACAGCGGATTTGGCGGAGATGGATCATGGTTCCTTTGGATAATCTTCCTGTTCTTCCTGTTCCCATTGTTTGGACGCAATGGCTGGGGAAATAATGGAGATGGCGGAAACGGTGGCGGATTTGCTGGAGCCGGTATCCCTAACTTAATTAACAACGATGCAGGAAGGGAGTTACTTATGAGTGCAATTCAGGGGAACGGACAGGCAATCAACAATCTGGCTACTAATTTAAACTGTTCAATCGGTCAGGTTCAGAATGCTATCAATGGGGTGATGTCACAGGTGCAACAGGTAGGAAATCAGGTTGGTCAAAGCTCAATGCAGATTATCAATGCTATCCAGCAGGGTAACTGTCAGATCGCTCAACAGATTGCTTCATGCTGCTGCGAAAACCGTCTGGCGATCTGTCAGCAAACGAACACATTGCAAAATGCCATTAACGGTGTTGCGACTGGTCAGGAAAGAGGCTTTGCTTCTGTTGCATATGAAACTCAACGTCAGACTTGTGATCTGCAAAATTCCATCAAGGATAGCACACAACAGATTCTTGCCGGCCAGCGTGCAGCTGAAATGCGCGAAATGCAGAACAAGATTGATAAACTTCGTGAGGAGAATAGCACATTTAAAAGTTCTGCCATGACCTCTCAGATCGTCGGACAGGCAACGGCTCCTCTTGGTGCAGCTTTAAATGATTTGAGTTCTCGTCTTGCGAAAATCGAATGTAACCAGCCGGAAGTAGCGAAGGTGCCTTATAGTCCGGTTGTAGGGATTCCTTCTTGCGTTGCAGCTCAGTATGGTCTTTACAATGGTATTGGAGCATGGGGCAATTTTAATGGTTGGGGATAAAAGGAAGGAGGCATTATATGGCATTCATTAGTCCTTTTATCATGGCAAATAAGAATGGTATTCCAAGATTGGAAAGTACAGGTGTTACCGTAGGTACTACCAACGTACGTTTCTCTTTTCGGAATCATCCGTTCCTTTCTGCTCCATTTAGCGGATTGATTCTGTTCCGTTTGGCACAGCCGATCCCTTCCGGTACTACCGGTACATTGCCGGTAGTTTTTGATACCAACGGTGCTACTCAAGCACTGACTACGATTGCCGGCGCAGATGTTACTGCTTCGGATATTACCGGTACCGGAATTTATCTGTGCTACTACGAATCAGGTAGCAACACATTGCAAATTCTTACCGGAGTAGTTTAAAACAATGGGCGGGAGTAATCCCGCTCCTTAAAGAGTTTATTGATTATGCCTTTTCAGAATCTAAGAGTAAATAGTGAGTTTTTCATTTTGCATAGGGATGGTACTCCATATATAGAGGTCGGCTCCGTTTCTGGAGTGTCTAATCCTGTTCCTGAGTTTATGCAGCAACCCCTTCCTTATGGACAACCTCCTAAGATGGTGGTTGATATAACTATCAAGGTAGGTGAACAGACTGTTACCTTTCAAAAAATACCTGCCATGTCTGATATTGCTGATGCAAATTTTCCAGGTGGAGGTAATATGGTAATATCCGGTTCAAGAGAATCTATGAATGCGGAAGTGGCGGCTATGCGAAATCGTTCTTCTGAGATATTAGGAAGTGTCGAGCATCATAAGTCTGTGATGGAATCATGTGATAAAATGCTCCAGGTACTTAATCCCGAATTTGCAGAAAGACAGAAGCAGGAAGCGGAGAACAAAGCGCTTCGGCAAGAACTTAGCGAATTGAAAGCTATGATGGCTGATTTCTTTAAGTCCTCTGAGAAGGCTGCAAGTAGTAACAATTCTAAAAAACAATAAGTATGATGATGATTGAAATTTCCGAAAGCAAGGTCGAGAAAATGTCCGACTACGCTGAAAAGATGCTTCGCTACGGTGGTAAGCTCATGCAATGCATAGAAGAGCTTTCCGAGGGTGAGGGCATGGGTGAACGCTGGGATGAAGATCGTAGATATGATGACGATCGCTATTTTGACGAAGAAACCATGGGTGAACGCGGTGGTTATGGCCGAGGTGGTAATTCTAATCGTGGTGGTATGGGTGAAAGACGTGGTGTACGGGGTACCGGACGCTATTCACGCTATCGCTAATGTTTAATTAGGGAGTAGTTTATCTGCTCCCTATAACCTTATTAAGTCATGAAAAGAGAACCTCTGGATATAAGAGATAGAAGACCGGAAGAAATGGAAGTATATCTTTCGCATTTTGGATGGCATTTCAACAAGAAAATGTGTGAATTTGCTGTTTCTTTAATGGAATGGAAGGGTCAGAACGGAGAAAAAGAAAAACTGCCTGCGATGTCTAAGGACGAGGTGGACGCACTGTTAACTAAATACGGTGTAACTCTTAAAAATAAGATCGGTTATGACTACGTATATGTAGCTAATATGTGCAAAGCCGATTTTCTTAAATCATCTGTTCCGAACGAACAGTATCAAGCATTGTATGTAAAAGACACGATTGATGATCCTGACGCACCTGATGGAACAACGATGCGAAGATGGTATGTTACAATGATTGCGGCTGGAATACCTATAGAGTGGGACGAAATGCTTTGATAAATGATAAGGCAACGGTTTATACTATCCAAATATGACTGGAACTGCATGGTGTATTACGCAGTAGATACGTATTACACGGAAGAAATATTGGATTATATGCACTCTATCGGCTGCGACGGTAATATGCTCCGTACTGCGTACGATAACATAAACTCCGGCAACCTGAATACCGGAGTTACTTACTCTAACTTCGGTACCCGGGAAACAGTAATGGTCATTGCTCTCACTTCTTCACCAAAGGAGTTTGCTAAATCATGGAGGCACGAATGTGGACACATGGCCACCCATATATGTCAGGCTCTCGGCATAGATCCGTACGGTGAGGAAATACAGTATATCGGTGATGATATTGTTGAAAAGACGTGGGAATATGCAAAGTCGTTATTATGTGAGTGTGATTGCTGTAAAAACAAGGTCAAACATTTAATACGTTAATTCATGAAAAATAAAGAAATTAAGAAAGCATTGAAGAGCGATACTCCTATTAATAGTATGTATGCTCTTATTCCAGGTGACAGGATGCGCTCTTTCAAAAAGTTTGCTGCCCGTTTTGGCTTTACTGAAGAACGGATAAAATCAGTTCTTGACAATGAAAAACGATAAGCTGGACATATTGTTGGAACAAGTCGAGGATCGGTACCATTCCGATTTTTGTAGACTTCTGTTGGTTATGTTATGGAACGCATAGAAAGGTGGTTATATTGGTTGATTCCTCTTGCGATTATTGTAAGGGTTGCATCTCTATGTTTGTCTCTGGTTATGTAACTGGGGATTTTTTATATTTTGAGTCACTAAGTATAAAATTGCTTTTCGTAGCAGGTAAATTCGTGTTTGATCTATCCGATTAGGTGTAAAAAGGCGGCTTTTTAGGCTGCCTTTATGTTTTCATCAACATTATATCCGCTTTCATCTCGATATACTCTTTATATTTGCTTGGATTGTTAATATAATCAATAACCCTATTTATTGCTATTTCTGCTTGTTTAAACCTGGTTTTTGTATAATATCTAACGACACCTCTTCCTTTGTCTGAATGAGCTAAACAGTAATCTATTATACTGTCCGGTATTCCAAGATCAAAAGCGTATTGAGCAAACGACTTTCTGGCAGAATAAAAGACTACCTTTTCCTTTATTCCTAGGTCCTTTGCTAATGTAGCAAGAGAACGGCATGTGTACCTTGAAAAATTGTGATATGAAAATTTATATCCAAAATCCAGTTTTCTTGTCTTTTTATCTATCCATCTATCTATTATTATCTTTGCTGGTTCTGTGATTGGAAGCAGACAATGTTGTTCAGTTTCTGTTTTGAGTCTTGTTTTAATTCTGACATAATCCACTTTGTCATTAATAAAACGAGTATTCATTATATCTATCAAGTTCATTCCCCCAAGATAGAAAGAAAGCATAAATACATCTCTTGCTACAATGTATTTTTTCTCTTTGGGGGTACTTTCCCTTATCATGTTAAGACTTTCCAAAGAAATATCAACTTCTCGAACTGGAGATTTAGGAATTTTCTTGTTCACAAATGGATGTATATCATACCTTAAATAACCAGAATTAATGTTTCTGTTAATAACAGCTTTTATTTGGGACATCATCATTCCAATTGTTGTGTTTCCGATGTTTCTTTTAGTCTTCAAATATCGTGAAAACCCTTCAATCATATTAGGGGTTATATCTGACATAGGTATTTCCCCTCTAGTAAACTCCGTAAAGTATCGACAGCTCCTTTCGATTAATACAGCATAGCTTTCTCTCCCTTCTGATTTCAGGTCAGTAATGAAATCGCTACAAGCTTTCTGATAAGTAATATTTTGTTTTCCTTGTGAATCCAATTCAGACACAAGCATGTCTTTGATTTGCTTACAAGAATAAAGTGATTGATGGTTTATTTCATCTAATTTATTTTGTAAATCATTCATCATGCTTCTTAGTTTGGTGTTTATGATTGAAGCGTCAGCTCGTTTGACTACTTGCCCATCTTTGAACTGGGATAGATTATCTATAATGAAGCGTGTTACAATGTAACATGTTTCTTGCTTATGACAGACAGCTATTCTTATTTTATGTCTTCCGTCCTTTAAAACCTTTGCCTTGAAAATAGTTAATTTAAGAGTTGCCAT